ATTCATACTCCTTCAAATGGTCTCGCGAGAAGGATTCGAACCTTCGATCTGATGCACCCAAAGCACCCGCTTTACCTGACTAAGCTACCGCAAGCTATCTAATCTCTGTGCCGAGTGGGGGATTTGCACCCAGCGAGACAATGAAACGCATCATGCTATTCTGCGCCAACGCTACCGTAAAGTCAACCCTTGCACAGACACGCCGTATAATTGACCAATAGTAGCTTTAATCTCTAACCTTCTTCCGCTCTAGTCTATCAAGCGAACGCCTTAACTAGCATTACAGACCAACTCGGCATAAACTCTTATTCTTTAATACGGATTGGACGGGCTCACATTCTCCAATTTTTAGTGTTCACAGCTTCATGTTCGACTATCCACTGCTATCTCACCTACCTCGTACTAAGCCATCCCAGGTGCTACCTGACGGGTTGTCGTTCGTTAACGCAACCCAGACGACAAACTAAATTCAGTGAACAAGTGCGTAGTGATTGCACCTATCCGAGTCACTACCTCTACCGCATGCGGCTGCTTGCCGCAATTGTACCAAAACTCTAAAACTCTAAAACTGGTGGCCCCAGCGGGAATTGCACCTATTCAAGACTTTCATCACAGTCACACATTCGCCGTGCACAGCTAGCGCTATACCTGATCTTACTTATCTATCATCACTTCTTCTATCAATCGTCGTACACGACCATCGATAACTGTTTTTACTGGCAAATTAAACTATAGGGCCATAAACTTGTATTACCAATCCTTGCGGACAAAATCCCCGATTTTCGCTTCTTTGAAGAGTTTAGTAACCGCACTGGTGTCGGTAATGTCTTTCTTGGAAAGTTGGTCGATTTCAGCACCGACAAGCCGCAGGCGGTCTGCTTCAGTTTTCATCCAAAATAATTGCGCATCGATTAAATCGCTTGCGGTCGCAAGATTCTGCATGTTAGAATTATGCAATTCAACTTCACGCTCTGCCTTTAACTCTTTTAATGTTTTCTTCTTCATTTCATTCTTCCTTCTTCCGCTTCAAAACTGGTCGGGGTGAGTGGAATTGCACCAATTTTTTGCTTCTCCGCAGCTTCAGAAAGTTTGCCACTCGCTTAACCACATCAATGAAGCCCCGTCCTCTCGCGTCTAATGCGAGCGCTCTCACTAGCATCTGAGCTACACCCCGTTAAAACTTTAATTGGCACTACAAGCCTCAATTAGCAAGTGTCTTAGCCCGCTTAGATCGGGGAACCCTGAATTTCTAATGAGGCGGCTCGAAAGGTAATAAGAGCGCTTGGTCATCGCGTTTGCGACCTCAAACTATAAAACTGGTTGTTGGTGAGTTTCTAACCAACAGCCCGCCTTCTTTTCCTCAAACAAAGTGTCTCTCTGGAAATTCCAACGGTCGCGACTCTTCTGAAAGGCTATCCCATTGTCGCTAAGGGAGAAGTTGCTTCAGTCAACTTAACGTAGAGTGTTCGCACACTCAAACTGGTTGCGGGAGTCGGATTTGAACCGACGACCACTTGCTTATGAGGCAAGTAAGCTACCTGACTGCTCCATCCCGCAGCGTGTCAATAAATCGGTATATATTTCATGGTTTAACCTTTTCTAATGTTCGTTTTTTCGTCTTGTTGCGTATCTTATACACATGCGACTCGAAAAGCGCAAGAAAAAAGTGAAAGGCTTATTACAATTCAATGCCTGGGGCTTGGCTGAAATCTTCCACAGTACCGCTCGATGTTGGGGTAAGGTTGATCGTCGCAGTACGGTCTTGGTCCATTACTGCCGTGCCGTGAGCTACTTCATAGCCATCCACGTAGACTTCATACCTGTGCGGCTCGGAAGCTGAAGACCAAGTTTGGTAGGCGGTGTTGCTGTAATAAGACCGATGAGTAAGCATTGCACCCTTCAGATCGTGGATTGCATGCATCATACCATCGGCGCCCGTACTGAAAGTGTACTGCTCTTTATCTTCGTGCTGTCTGATCTTCACGATGGCGTCTTCAACGGGGTTACCATCTTCATCCAGCACTGTTAGCTGCAATCGGAATACTAGCGACCGTTCACCATTCTGTTGAATGTCGAATGGCGAGCTATCTGCGAAAGTGTTACCTGTCCACTGAAGTACACGCCCACGGTACTTACACTCAATCGAGTCACCAGTGGTTCGCTGCCAGTCACAATCCTTGATAAGCACCTGCGCACCGTACGAGACGTTCATCTTATTGTTCTGGTTGCCCGACAAGAATGTGAAATTCTCGTGGTAACTGAAATATTGACCATAAGGTTTTTCATCGTGATAGCCATACGCTCTCAGTCGATCACGAGCCGAAGAAACACTGTTACCATAGTGCAGGACACCCCAAGAGTTACTGGTACGGTCAATCGTGCAGTCTTTTGTGCGTATGATCGCACCACCTGTTATATTGAAGCCGCGTTCAACTTGGTCGAATTGAATGTTCTCAAAAGTGATGTTGGTGTAACCCTCACCACCATAGATGATACCAAAGCCGTATGCGTCTAAGTTACTATCGAGGCGTTCATCGAATAGCATATCCTTGAAGATATGGTTGCGTACCTTGCCCACTACATACATATAGATAGCATAGCCGTTGTTAACGCGAGGCCCACCGAAGAATGCGCCAGTGAAGTCCCAAATGTCGTTGGGGTAGTTGTTGTTGTTCGCCGTTTCGTAGAAATATACGCGGTAATATTCTTTGAAGGTAGGACGAAGCCCACCAGGAATATCGGCGTTGCAAGTAACTCGCCCATAGATATACCAATAACTCGGTCGTGTAGTGCCCAACGAACCGTTGATTTCGGCGTCGTCATTCATAATCAGGTGCGAACCAGCGTCGATATACATACGCGTATCGTCGTTTGTCGCATTGGAAAACTGAAGTGTTTCACCACCATTGATCGTTAGCTCGCTACCGTTGCGTGTACGGAAGTATCGAACAGCAGAAGAAGAGCCGAACACGGTCAGTGTGTTCGAACCTGCATCCCATGTGCAATAGGCTGCATCATTGATATCTGAAGCTACGCTGGCTAGAGTGTTACCAGTGCCTTCGACATAGATATGGTTTCCTGATTTAACCGCTGACATTTTCCAGCGCCTCTGCCCATTCTTTCAAAGTGAAGCGAGTCGAATAACTTTCGGTCGCCTGATTGTACTGGTAAAAAGTTGGACCTCTGTAGGTATCAACTTCCACGGTAATGCGATATACGGGGTTACGAATCTCTGTTTGTTGAGGGTCGTCTTCGTTCGCACGCCAAGTATCAAGTTCCGTATGAATGTCGGTCAGCGTGTCTTCAGGGCACTTAGCAAGGTCTTCCAATTTAAGAGTAACATAAGCCATTAGTACAACTCGTTAACCGACAAAGTAGCGGGTGCAGCAGCGACCGCGTACAGACCTGTGCTGATGTTTAGGGCGTTCTTCTCACCTGGCTTCAAAAGAGTGCCGGCGCCAGGAACAACGCTGCTGTCACCGTACCAGATATCTTCGTCCGAAGTGTTGATGAAAATGACAGACTTCCGATTAGCAACTGGCGTAGCGGGTAGCTGCCCTGCTACGTTTGCAATAAGTGCGACCGTAGCCGTGGTTTTGATGTTATCAGAAGCCATAATTTCATTCTCTACTGCGGTTAATCGAGCGTCAAGCCCAGTCTCTTCAAAAGCGGACTTGCCGTCTTTGGTGATATCGACCAGACTCTTCATGGCTCAATTACGCCAGGATAATTGCGCGATAAGCATTAGCTGCGGGAGCAGTACCAAAACCAATAACTACGCTGTTAGCGCCGTTGCGTGTCACGTCTGCGAGAACGGTTTCGCCAGTTGCCTCTTCGACCACCTGTACGATTGGCACGGTAGTGTTGAGGTTGTGCGTAACAGTCACAGAAGTGCTAGAGCCCAGCAATTCGTCATGCCGTTTGATCGACAAGATGTTCGCGATATCACCTTCGTTGTCCTTGATAAGCTGAGTAAACTCGGCGATAGTATCAACGGTAGCGTCCACCGCGTTGTTGGTGAATGCTGCAACGATGCGAGCATCGACAACCGCGTTAAAGTCGGTGATCTGCGAAGCGGTGTGGGTGTGTGCAGCCAATGCGAAAGCAGCAGCTTCAAGCCCATCGACGGTATCAGCGTCAAGACTAGAGCCGTCACCATCGACGGTAAGCAACGCTGACAGAATATCAGCAGCAGCCATATCAGCACCGAGTTCGCCCCACGTAGTACCGTTGTAAACACGAACGGTGTCTGAAGTGGTATTCCAATACATTTGACCAGCAGAGTTGCCCGTAGGGTCAGTAGCTAGGTTTTCCAGAACGAAGTTCAAAATGCGATTGAACAGCATGTCCAATGGGGTTGCAATCTTTAATGACATAGGTAAAATCCTCTATTAGTTTATTCGCGCCTTCCCTGCGAAGGGTTGAGAAAAAGTTAGGCTGACTTGGTTTACATCGTCGTGGTCAACCTTGCATAAAATTTCATCACCCTCGGTGTCCACAACCGTCACACTTGGTAGGTAACCAAGATTATGGGCGATTACCCATATTGAGGTTGGCTCTTCCTGATCGTGAAATATAATTCCACTAAAGCGTTTTGAAAATTGATCGAGCAAGTATTCTAACACAGCAGCTTGATTTTGGAAAGCAGAACCTTCCTGATCGAGAATGCGGTCCCAGCGAACCTTCGCCCTCTTAATATTACCGTCACCTGTCCATATAACTACATCTTGACCTTCACTTGTGGCGGTAAGGCTTTTCGCTGGATATGGGGTGTGACCTTCAATGAATATCACACCTTTGTCTTCGTCGAAATATATCTTCATTATGCCCTACTCCATGGAAAGACAACAGCTTCAAAATCCCATAGATCGCACCCACCGAAGCTCTTCAGCTTGATTGTTGCGGAGTTTGCTAGAAACGTCTGCTTAGTAAACATTGGTAAAAGGAATGATATTATCTTTTCTTCACCCGCTTCGACGTGGTGATCTGCATCAGCGCTAGATATAACACCATCGTCGCCACCAACGTCTACCTGTGCTGATATTTTACCACCAGCAAGGTCACACTTGGCTTTGCAGTTTAAGCGCAGCAGAAACGTGTCATCGTCGGCTCGACCAGTGATACCCGCCGCTTCGATAAAATCATGGTTTTCGTAATCTTCCTGCAATCTATCCAGCACATTACTGAAGCCCGTCAGGGGTAAGACCGTGCTAACGTCGCTAGGTAGACGGAATGTATCTGTTTCGTCGTACTGGTCGCTTACGTGCAACTGATAGCCGAACGTACCTTTGGTGAAGCCTGCCTCGCTATCGGTTGAGAAGCTAACCACGCGCTTTACGGGCGTAGGTGATGCAGGGTCTAAATGCTCGACCTTGTAGGACTCCTGTTCGAAGTGAAATACAAAAAGGTTCTGCTCACCATCGTCGTGTATGTTGAGAATATGCTGGCCCATTAAATCGCATCCACAATACTTACATACACTGACGCTTTTGCCACGTGACCGCTGTTGTAGTTAACCAGAACAGATATCATGTACCGACCATTGCTCAGACTCTCGATAGTGCTGACGGGGAACGTGATAAGATACCCATCACCTAACTCCGGCTCTTCGGGCTTTTGCTCGAAAGATACTTCGCCAGATTTCGTCTCTCGCCGTGCCTCGTTATACAAGGTTGGTGGGTCGATGAATGCCATTTTGTTTATTTCTGCTGTCACGCTATCTACGGCGGACAAATCTGTGGTAGCTACATCTTCCAGAGTGCGAAACTCTAAGAATAAACGAATGCGCTGTCCTTTTTGCTTTTGACCGATAAATTGCATGGGAAAACTCCTTTTGGCGAGTATATCGTAAATACCCTTTTAAGTCTACCGCTCTAAAAGTCTACGTCGCCCCAATCACCTTCGGTTGCGGCTTTCGAATACTCGGTAGCCTGCTGTTCGAAGAAATTGGTATGCTCGATAGCCACCGCTTGCTCGTCAACATACGGCAATGGGTTGCGTTCGATCTTGTACATCGGCGGCAGACCAAGCTGACGCAACCGAATATCACAGATGTAGCGGATATACTGCTTTACCTCTTCTTTCGTCAAGCCAGGAACTTCACCACCTGCAAATGACAGGTCGATAAACGCGTCTTCATTCGCTACAACTTCTTTCGCTACCTCTTCAATGCGCTTGTGAAGCTCTTCACGGTTGATTTCAGGGTGTTCTGCTAGGTAAGCGTGATAAAGCTGCGTTATACCTTCACAGTGCAAGCTTTCGTCTCGTACAGACCAGCTAATGATCTGCCCCATACCCTTCAGCAAATTCTGACGAGGGAAGTTGAGCAAGATTGCGAAGCTCGCGAATAGTTGCAGACCTTCACCGAAACCAGACACTCCGGCGAGTGACAATGCCACTTCGGTTGGGTTGTCTTGGTTGAAGCTATGCATCCAATCGTGCTTGGCTTTCATCTCTTCATATTCCATGAAAGCATGATACTCACTCTCTGGTAGACCCAGCGTATCGAGTAAGTGTGAATAAGCCGCAATGTGAACAGTTTCCATGTTGCTGAAAGCCGTCAACATCATCGACACTTCAGTGGGTTTGAAAATACGTTGATACACATTGTGGTAATTAGCCGCCACATCAATGTCGGCTTGAACGAACATACGGAATACGTTCTCAATCAATGATCGGTTCTCTGGTGATAAACGGTTCCAGTCTTTCATATCATCAGCCATCGGTACTTCTTTCGGAAGCCAATGCATGTTCTGCTGACGTTCCCAAAATGTGTAAGCCCAGGGATATTGAAACGGTTTGTACGCCTTGCTGTCTTCAGTCAAACTCATGGTCGATCTGCATCCTTCGGATGAATATAGAATATATTCGGTTGCGTCAGCGCTGTCTCTGGTGCGAAATTCCAGATGTACCACGCGTAGTTATGTCTCGGTGAGCCTTTACTACCTTCAATCCAGCGAGGTCGCTTCTGCACGACAATCTTACCGGCATAGTATTCGTTACCACCGAATAGCTCATTTCGCTTTGTAGCGCAGTCGTATTCGTTGCGCAAGAACAAAGCAACAAAGCCATCCACAGGCTTCATAAACTCGGCGGCTTTACGGAGAAATAGCTCAGCTTCATCGCCGAACGGTGGGTTGGTAATGATTGCTTCGACGCCAGCAGGTAATGAATTGACCTTCAGAAAATCAATGTCGCCCGAACCATAACCTCTGTGATAAAGATCGGTCGATAGAACGTCGCAGCCCAACTCGATCATCGGTTTCGACAAGTGACCTTCACCGCAAGCTGGTTCCCACACTTTCATACCAGCAATCTTATAGAAGTGCGCCAAGCAGTATAGGTTTTCAGATGGTGTCGGATAAAAGTCACCTTCGATGCGCTCGTAATCCGTTTGACCAGTCATTGATGGGTCGTGCTGCGGTATTACTTTCGCGTCAAGCTCTTCCAACTCTCGCATGTGATCGTACCACTGGCTGCTATAAATACCGTGCGCTTGAACGCCATGTTTCTTGCAAAGGTGTTGATAGTCGTCGTGATCGTCGTGAATGGCGCTAACTGTGCTACCCATAAGAACCACCCTTCTCGGTTGCGCTTTCAACTGCGTAACCTTCGGGTGTTAGATCGGTTGTATAAAAACCGACGACCTTACCAGTCCAATTAGAACCGGATTTATTAGTAACAGTATCACCAAGATTGAAGCACCAACCCAAAGGTTTGTATATCGACCGCATTATTTGTTCAGCGCCGCGTTAGCTGCTTCGACAACTTTTTGACTATCAGTCATTTTGCTGAAGATCAGATTTTGCTGCGTCTTCGAGCCACGACCACCGGATAGCTTACCGAATACGTCTGGTGGGCATGTGATGCGGTTGCTGTCGATGATATCAAACGTACCATTATTGTTACGCACAGACCATGGACCTGTACCTTTCATGGTACACTGTCCGATACCTTCAACTTCTACTACGATAGGGTCTTTCATAAATCACTCCAAAATGTTGAACAAGGTTTACACCGCTTGGTGTATAGTGTCAAGCTTACTGACAAGACAAACATTCCGGTTCGTCAATGTACATTGGTCCGCGTTCTTCGATCTGTGCTTTCGGCATTTCACCAGCGACGTTCGATACAGCCATAGCTTTCGATGCAACACGCGACCGAAGGTAGTACAAACTCTTCAAGCCTTTTTCCCAAGCCATGAAGTGAATTTTGTTCAAGTCAGTCTTGTGGACGTTCGCCGGCAGGAAGACATTTACCGATTGCGCTTGGCAGACATAAGGTTGTCGATCTGCGGCATGTTCAATGCACCAGCGTTGATCGATTTCGAATGCGGTGCGGAAAACACCCTTCTCGAAGTCGCCAAGATAAGCAAGATCACGCACCGAGCCATCGTTGATTGTGATGTGCGACCATTGATCTTCGAGCCATTCTTCTTTCGTGCCTGCACCAACTAAACCTTTATACATCGGTTGTGCGATCAAAACACCTTTCATCGGTAGCGATGCGGTGTCATACGTCGCTTGAAGCTCGTCATAGCGATCTGATAGCAACTTGTGCAAGTGCTTGTTACGCACGTTAAAGCTACCAGAAAGCGTTTTCTGGTTGTAGCTGTTAGCGGGCCAAGGTTCACCACAAGGGCTTGAGCCACCAGCGATGATAGAGATAGACGCCGTTGGTGCGATTGAGAACATGTGCGACATACGGACAAGCGGCGCTTTACACCCGTCGCGCTCAGCCTCTACGCTGTCAGGGCATGCACCGCGATTGATAGCCATTGCTTCGTTCGCTACATCGGCTTTTTCTTTCAAGTCTTTCCAGATGCGCTTGTTCATAGCTTGTGCGCGTTTATCTTCGTACGGAATCATTTTCGATTGCAGGTACGAGTGAAAACCCATCATACCGAGACCGACGCTGCGCTCTTGTATGGCGCTATACCGTGCGCGTTCAAGTCCAGGCTTACCTTCAGAGCCGTTGATGAAACGTGTAAGCACGTTGTCGAGAAATTCCATAATGTCTTGCACGAATTTTTCGTCGTTCTTCCACTGGTCGTATGTATCGAGAACAACACTAGACAAGCAGCAAACAGCCGTGCGCCACTCTTCGTTGTAATCCTCGCCGGTCGGTAGTGTTATTTCGCTGCAAAGGTTCGACTGTGTGACCTTCAGGCCCAAGTGCTTATGATGCACTGGTTGCCCACGTTCGACCGCACCTTCAAAGATGATATACGGTTCGCCCGTTTCGAGACGGTTTGTGACAATTTTAATCCACACTTCACGTGCATCAACTGTATCGATCACTTCATTGGTATGAGGGCTGCGAAGCTCCCACTGACGATCTTCGGACTCTTTACCACGCACGGCGTGCATGAATTCGTCTGACAGCACGACACCGTGATGCAGGTTGTGCGCTTTACGTCGAGGGTCACCACCGTTCGCGTCAGTTGGGCGTCGGATAGATAGAAACTCTTTAATTTCAGGGTGACGATCATTCAAGTATACAGCAGCGCTACCACGACGAAGCGAACCTTGGGATATTGCTAGTGTCTGTGCGTCTTGCCAGTGAATAAAGGGAATGATACCGCTAGTCGTACCAGTGATAGAGCCGTTGATTGGTTCGTCGATTGACCGAACAGCAGACCAGTCAGTGCCGATACCACCACCCTTCGCTGCGAGCCATACGTTTTCGTTCACCGCTTCTGCGATGCTTTCCATACTGTCACCGACCTTGTTTAGAAAGCAACTGATCGGGAGACCGCGATCAACACCGGAGTTCGTTAGCACTGGTGTTGCTGGCATGAACCAATGTTGGGAGATATAATCGTAAATGCGTTGAGCGTGTCCGCTGTCCTCGGACGAAGTACAGACAATTTCATTCGAGTTGGCACATGCGACGCGAGCGAACAAATCCTGATAACCTTCGCCTGGAACTAGGTAGCGGTCGCTTAAAGTGGACTTTCCGAATTGTGTGAGTAGCTTATCCCGACTATCGTCAATATGGATGGTAACTTCTTTGCCTGTTTGTGGGTCTTTATAGTCGAATTGGCGACGTGTGTCCGTCGCAGTAGTCGGTGCTACTGTTGTCATTAGGGTTACTCCTGAATAAGTGTGAAGCTCGAATTATAGAGCATGTGGGGTTGCGCATTCAAGCAAGATATTTATTTTTCTGCTATTGATTTTCTACCCAACTTATGACTCGAAGAGCAAGGTCGAGACACCCGCTTTGACAACACCACAGGCATCAGCCATGTGTTCTACATTCTTCTTCACATATAATCCGTTCTGCATAATCTCCCAATCGTTTTTTCTGGTTGATGCGGGCCATTCAAGATTAGGATAATGCTCGACTGCCCAGCGAACCATATCTTCTTTATCTGCATGCTTGTCGCCTGTCACCATCTTCACGTCACGTGGCGACACGTTCACGACAGGCAAGGGTAATGTGCCCATCATGCCGTATACAATACCGAATGCAAAACCCGCACGTGCTGACTGCGCACCGTAAGGTAATTCGCAGAAGCCCCACTTAGGTTTGAACTCTTCGATGATTTCGTTGAAGCGTAGCGATATTTTCAGAACGCGGTTGAAGTCATCATCGGCGCGTTTGATTTTCTTGTCTTTCGACTTGGCTGTGATTATAGTTTCGATGTGAATTATATCCTGTAGGTTATATTCACCATCGATTTCACCGACTGCTACGCCGGCATGTGTTAGACTTGGGTCGAAACCAACTACTCTCATTAAAACAATCCAAATATTTCGTTGTCTTCAAGGTCATCTTGAAGCGCGTATCTATGAGCGTCTTCTTGCACCTTTTCGAAACCTTTTGCAAGCACGGCGTGCATTGCAGGGTTCTTTTCGATAGCCTTCACAAGCAGTTGCTCCATATTGACGATAGAGCCCGTATCAGGTTCGGCTTCCTCGAATAACTGCTCAACCTTATCGCTGAAGCCACCGAAGTAATTCTGTACGTCTTCCCAGGAGATTTCACACCGCTCGATGTCACCATGCGTGGATGATACTTTGTACGTTGTCTCGAATACGAATATCAGACCAGCCTTCTTACCGAGATAAATACGTGTCGGAGCAAGTTTGATGCCAGCGGGTATGCTTGACTTGCGATACCCCTTTTCTTTCGTGTGTATTGTACACAGTAGCGGCAACTGCAACTCAACATCTTCTTCTATACCAACCTTGTTATAGGCAGCAGCCAGCTTTGCCATGTCGCGCACTGGTAGCGACTTGGCTGCTTTGTTAATCATTTCCTTTGTAACCCGCTGCTTGGGTTTTTTTATCTTCTTGGTCAAGTTGTGATTACCTCTGATACCCCGTTCTCTTTGCGGATTAGAATAGACTTGCGAGCGAAGTGAGCGATATCGTTGTGACTGATTACTAACACCGTACCGCGATCACGAGATTTCTCGTCTAGGATGGACATTAACCTTTCAAGCCCTGCTGTGTCAAGCGCGTCGTCAATCTCGTCACCAATCCAAAGCTCGATACTCTTCGACGCACGGCGAGCAACTAAATCTTGCACCGCTAGTGCGCATGCTAATCGCACTTTACGCTTCTCGCCGCCCGATAACGCTTTGAAGCTCGGTGCGCTACCCAACTTCTCGACTTCGACTTTGAATTTCTCCCGTATATCACCGCTCTTGGTTAGCGACAGAGTTGACCACGTTGCTTCGATAGCTCCATCAGACAGTGAGCCCAAGTAGTGCGCGGTGCGTTCGTTCAAATATGGTGTAGCTTCATCCAAACGGTGCGCTCGTACACCAGCGGGTGCGAATATCTCGACCTGCTTTGCTGCGTACTCAGACGCGAGACGCAAGTCACCCAACTCTTGCATTGATGCTGCGAGCCTGTTTTCTGTGTCTGCAAGATGCTCTTGTTCGTCATCTAACAGCTTCTTGTGTGGATTTTCCGCACCTTGTTCATGCTTCCACCGCTCTGCTAAACGCTTTGCTTCTGCTTTGCTGCTTGCAATTTCATCGACGATCTTATCAGCGAAACCTTTTTCGCGCTCTAAGTTGCGCAATAGAGTGCTTTCTGCTGAAATGTCAGTCATGTTAGCTTGATGCTCGGAAAGCGTCTCTAAAGCACCTTCTGACAGCTTGTACGCGCTATCGTGCTTCGTACCAGCAAGGTCGTGCGCTTTACGCGTCTCAACCAGCTTACTTTCGGCTAATTCTTTAGCTTGCTTGATATCACCTGCACTATATGGCTTACCGCATTCACCACAGTCTGTGCCAATGCGCGCTTCCACCGTCTTGACCGCCGACGATGCGCTAAGAAATTCCTTTTCAGCCACTTCGCGGCGACTATCAAGCATTGCTTCTGTTCGCTGTGCTTTTTCGTACTCTTCCCGTAAGACATTCTCTCGGTCCACTTCACCTTGAACTGCATCGATCTTAGTTTGCGCCTGTGCGATCTTTTTGTCAAGCTCTTCGACAGCTTTTGGGTCGTGTTCTTTCTCGGTTTCCTTGAATACCTTCAGCGCATCTTTGGTCTGTTGTTCGAGCGACTGCAAGAGCGGCCCACGATTGCTTTCCCAATCGTCGTGTTCATCTTGCAGTTTACCCAAGGTGATCTGCGAGTGCGACTTAGCGTCAACCAATCGGTCGTGCGATATCTGCTTCTGCCCCGCTTTTGTAGACGCGTCATCGTAGCGCTCTTTCGCGATCTGGTATGCCGTATCAAGCACGGTGATGTTAGCGGCTTGCTCGACAAGGTTCTTCAACTGCTTATCGGTCATATTGGGAATGTCAGGCATTTCCTCTTGCGCTGAATATACTGCGGCGCGAAACACTTCTTGGGAACAACCGATGATCTTACCGATTTCCTTTTGCGTCAGCGCAGATGTTCCCTTGGTCATTTGTGTACGCCCACCAGACGTACGCTCAAGCGCCGGACCATCTTTGAATTTGGGGTATTTGCGGTATCTGGTCACCACGTATTCGTCGCCCTCGTCTTCGATGAAGACTTGTACACGCGTACCTTTGCCCGCTTTGGTGTTGATTACATCGTTACCAGTCAGACCTCGACACGAGCCGAACAAACACCAATCAAGCGCGTCACCGATAGATGACTTGCCGGCGCCGTTGCTATCTGCGCTCGTCTCTTCGTTGTTCTCACCAGTGATATGCACGAGACCTTGGTCAGCCAGGTCCACGGAAGCTTTACCAATCGCGAGGAAGTTTTCAATTTCGATCTTGAGTATTTTCACTTCGCCGCTTCCCTTTGCTCTGCTTCTGCGAGAATATCGATAGCTTCGACAGCGATCTTCTTCTTGGACATTTCACCTGTATCGAGTGTCTTAGCAACATAGGTCGCAACCGCAACCTTCGTACTTGTGCCGGCAGATGATTGCCCTTTACGTGTAACCTCTTTGGTTTTTACCGAGTGGTCCACAAAACCAGCGCAACCGTTCGATTTCAAATAGTCGATAGTCTCTTGCAATAGATCATCGGTCGGGTTCTGCAATTGAATACGACAATAAGCACCACGCACCTTATCAGATAGGTCGCTGTGCATTTTGATGTTGATGAATTCGGGCGCTTCAGATGGGTGGTGTACCACATGCCCTTTCACCATTTCGATGAAACCAGCAGCGGTGTCAGGGTCGTTCCATGTCTGGTGCGTTGTAGCGCCGACCGAGTATACGCCGTTACCGAAGTCTTTGTGGTTGTGATAGTGCCCAACGAACACCGCCTTGTACCTTAAATCACCAAGCTCTTTCGGAGTGAGACCGTTTGCGGGAATACCTTTGATGACGCCGTTGACTGGTGCGTGAATGACAGCGATAGTACCTTTGTTCGCGCCTTTCTTCAGCACTGCGCGAAGCTCTGCTAAATCCTCAATCCAGGGAACCATAAATACCTGAAAGCCGTCACACCGAAAGTGTGTCGGTTCTGTTATAGCAGTGAAACCTTCGATCTGATCTAGCGCTTGCATCGCATTACCAAGCTTTGAGGTAAACTTACCAGCAAGGTCATGGTTACCAGCGATAGCGTAAACCTTGACGCCCATGTCGCTGATCTTCTGAAAGCATTCAATAACCGGATTAAGCACTTCGGGGTCGATTGAGCCACGTACGTGAAATAAGTCACCAGCAAGCAGCATGGTAGGCTCTGACACGTCTTCCTGAGCCGTATACTCAGCTTGGCGCAATAACTCGTCTAAGATCACTCTCAGACGGCTATTGACACCATCGTCATTTGTTTTGGAGAACTGCGACCACTTATGGCAATGGTGGTCTGACGATATCGTGAACATTAGGCAGCCTCTTTCTCGCGAAGACGTGCCTCTTCCCGCTTCAAGCGAGCAAGCTGTTGCTTGCGCATGCGACGGTGAGTATTGATAAGCGACTTCTCGAACGGCTTGCAGTGCGATACCGGAAGTAGGTCGCGAACGGCGGCGCGATAAGCGTCACCTTGATTCATGCCTTGCGCCATGTTCATTTGCGTAGCGATTGAAAGCTTCGCGTCGAGACGGTGTTGCGGAGTCGGTGTAAAACCAGACTGTTGCGGCAACGCACGGTCGGCTTTCTTACGCTGCATCTTTTCACAGTGCGCGGTGATTTGCGCTGTTTGCATTGCGGTGAATGCGTCTCTTTCTTCACGTGTAATTTGCATAATCTCTCACTTTCTTTCTTAACATACTCTAATTACTGACTAAGACAAGCTGGGCTTCAAGTTGCGGGTCTTGAAAAAATCAACTGGTAGCACCTTATGCGCTCTTTGCTGATAGTTGGTTCGCGTCTTGGAGATATCCCTGTTGAAAAAATCTTCTAAATCACAAACGTATATACACTTATACGTGGTATTTACAATGACTATTACCGTCACTTCGTACTTACGGGCGCGAGATAACAATACGCGATCTGCACCGATGTAAGCCATTTCCTTTTCACGCGCCGCGTTGACTGACTTCTCTCGACCGCGCCATACCTGTCTGCCGATCTGTTCTAGCAGCATGAATTTCACACCAGCGGGGTTCGACAGTATCTTACCTTGTACTCTTGGCGCTACCTTTAATAATCCGAGTTTCTTCAAGTTTTTCGAATAAGGCTTCATCAGGCGACCAATCTCGCCGGAGAAGGTACACGGCTGTAATTTTGGTGGCTTCTTTGACGACCGTTGGACCATATTGTTTCTTAAACCATTCTGTCATTGCTGCGATTGCAGTTTCGAAGTCTTTACCTAGCATAAGATGATTAGCGTGTGCATGGGTTTTCATCATCGGGTAGAATTCACCGCAATACAATTGCTGTACTTCAGCGTAGCCGTAAACACCATCGCTATCATGCAGAGCGATTAACTGCCCAGGGTGTATGCGTTGCGACCAAGCCTTACCGAGACGTAGTGTGTTGAATACGCCGCCCGTGCCGAACCTGTCACTGAAGCTCAACGTGGGAACCATGATCGGGCATTCGGTTAACTCTGCACCGCACATAGATCGAATGGCGCAGTTGTCGCATGGCAAACAGGCTCCACCATTACGGTAGAGCCCATCTTTATACTTCAGGTATCGGGTATTCGTATCGATCATGCTTGGGCGATAGCGAGCAGCTTGTCCATAGCGTCTGGTTCGGATGCGATCTGTTTTATCAGATTACCCTTACCTTGATACTTCTTGCCTTCCCACGTGTAGAAGGCGCCGTTCTGGTCGAAGAGCTTCAGGTCGAGTAGGTGATCGACCATACTTTCCACCACGTCGATGAAACCAGTACCATCGTCTTTGAACTTGAATTTCCAAGCGGCTTTCTCGAACGGTTTGTGAACCTTGTTCTTGATTACATCAGCGGTGACCGTTTGACCAAGAACGCGATAAGGCGGCTTCTCTTCACGTATCATCTTACGTTCAAGGAAGATACGAGCAGACGCGTAGAAGTTGAGCGAGTCGCCACCAGGCGTGTAACGAGGGTCGCCGTACATCACCGCTGGTTTGGTGCGTAGTTGATTGAGGAAGATTGCAATGATATTGTTCTCTTCGCAGAATAGAGCGAATGCTGGCAACTCAGAAGACGTTGCGGTTGCGAGCGCAAGCTTGTCTTTCATGTTGCGACCCTTCGACATGTCGTGATCTGCCATCGCTTGTGGAACCATTGCATGCAGACTATCGAATACGACCGCTAGCGGTGCTTCGAATGGGATAACGTCTGCGTCGCGAATTGCGGTCATCCAATCAATCGACTGGTCAATCGACTCTTCGAACGTGCGCGGACGCTTGTAGGTAAAGATACCGTCGTTTGTGTCGAGACCGAAGCTTTGCGCAAGGTTGGGGTCGAACGTGCGCTCGTGGTCGTGAAAAGCAGCAGCACCGCCAGCGCGTTGAGCTTCGCGCATGATATGCTGAGCGATAAGCGTTTTACCTGACGATTCAGGGCCGGCGATTTCAAAGATACGCGATGACTTCAAACCACCACCGACATATTTGCCGCTTAGTGCGTAATCGACATTAGGTACGCCTGTTGATAGAAACATGCCCAAGTCTTGCTGTTCGTCTTGCTCGACCTTTGCTTTCTTGAGGGCGCCTGCGAGGGCATTTGCGTGGTTAGTCATTGTTATTATACTCCTGTTCTAGCATGTAAAAAGGTTCCATGAACACTTCTGGTCTGCGCACTATAGACTGGAACCCATGTTCTGCGCAAAAAGATAAGAAGCCTGCATGGTCGATAGGGTCTTTTGATGACCGTATCTGTTTCGGGCGCGGTATCATTGGATGGCTCAAATCCATCAAGCGATCTGAGAACTCGAAGCGTTTCATCACTTCAGGGTCAGAGCGCAATGCCTCGTACTTAGCGGGCCATTTCTTACCACGCACCTTCAGCGTACCGTCTTCGAGTGCTTTGAGCCACATAGCTTCTGCTTCGTCGTGCGACAAGCTTTGCAGGTGCGCAACGTTGTCAAACACCTTCAGCAAGTCAGACGCGCCCTTTTCACCAATACCGCCGCACCCTGGCACGTTATCACCTGTGTCACCTTGCATCGCTTTACCGTCAGTGAAAGCCTTTGAGGTTTTGAAGCCAGTGAATTCTTCGAAGTTTTTGGGTGAACATTGACGGTCGATCTTATGGTCAACCCAAGTGGTGTTCTTATCCACCATCTGCAACCAGTCTTTATCTCCGGTGATTAGTGTTACGCGGTTGCCGGCAGCGCTCTCGCGTCGTGCGATGATAGCGGCTAGATCGTCAGCTTCCATGTTACCAGCGACCATCTGTGACATACCGAGCAATCGTAAGCCTCGCATGATCTGCGGTTGCTGCGACTTGTACGCAGACGCGACCTTTGCAAGACTGGAATTTTTATCGCGATTACCTTTGTATTCAGGGTAAACGTCATAGCGCCAAGAGCGACCATCCCATAGAACAATCGGTCGGCTGTAAATTCTGGTTTGTACCAGCTTTTGAATAGAGCGTATCGCTCCGAATATTGCGGTCGTTTCTTGTCCACCAGAAGACAGGTTTTGGTTACCGTGCTGCGCTGAATAGCCAACAGAGTTACCGTCGATTAGAATTATGTTTTTCATGGGTTACCTCATTGGAATAAAAAAGGGCGGGGTGAGCCCGCCCCTTTCTTGTAAGCGGGGAAAGGAACAAAAACCGCTTACGTCAACGTGTCCAAGATGCTGTCGATATCGTCAGAGTCAGCTTCCGCGTCTTCTTTCTTTTCTTCAGCAGGCTCTTCAGCCGGTGTTTCGGCTTCAGCTTCAGCTTCAGCTTCAGGTTCGGAAGCTTCTTCGGCAGGTTCGTCTTCTTCGTCATCGGTCATATTGGTAACAACTTTATCACTGTCAGTGCCAGCGTCGTTGCCCGACTGATCGGTCAAAGCGTTGCTTGCGTCTGGTGCTGCAACAGTGATACCTACGGCGCCGTTAAGCTGTTCGAGGAATTCGACTGCTTTGCTTTCACCTTCGGCGAATTTCGCTTCAATCCAGTTGTCTACGTCAACCAGCTTTTCGATGATTTCACCGCCGACAGGTGCTTTCTTCGGTGTTGCTGTGAAGTTGTACTTCGTCTGCATTCCAGAACCAGTCTTTTCACAAACAAAGATATGACCGCCTTCTTGACCGGCAAGATCGTATTCAGGGTCATCATCAGCCCAGGTTTCGAACTGAGACAAGATCGTATCGAAAGCAGTTTCGCTCAATTCGATAAGAACCGGCTGTTTCGGGTCTTGGTCTTTGTCGTCGAGAATAAGCACGTTGAACAGGTACTTGCTAGAAGCGAGCATTTTCAGATAGTGCTTTTTGGTGTCAGCATCGCCACCGAGTTGACCGACCGCCGCGTAAACCATGTTACGAATTGGGTCTTCGTCACCATAGCAGACTTTACGGTCAGCAACGGCACAGAAATTCTGTTCGTCGAGGGTTTTCAGGAAGTGCATGCCGAATGGGCGTTCACCGAAAATGCTGTCGTCACCATCTTTAGCAGCAGGGAGAATTCGAAACGAAGTCTTGCCACCTTTGAATTTGTAAGGACGCATAGTCGCTGCACGACCGTCTGCAATGCCTTTTTTCTTTGCCGCGAGGCGTTCTTTGAATGTTGCCATGTTATTTCTCCTTCTTGAGATTAGCTATCCGATTGGCTCTTCGGTTTTTATATCCTTCAGCAGCGGTTTCTGCGGTCTGGATTTGGGTATCAGTCTTCAACTGATCTCTTGTGAGCGCCCCGATGGAGCGCAACATATCGCCGCGTTGACGCATAGCATCACGCGCTACGACGCAGATTTGATAAATCTCTTCTGCCTCGTGTAATTGTCTTTGCATTTTGATTAGGTCGCGGTTGAGCAGGGTTTCGCTGTCCACCATAGACGCGGTAACGCTCTTGGGCTTCTTATCACCAGCTTCTTCACGAGCCACGGCTTCAAGTGCCTGACGGAAGTGCTTGTTAAGTGCGACTGTCTTGATTTCAACAAGTTGCTTCAGGTCATCGCGTTGGCGACGTGCTTTCGAAGCTTGAATGCCATACCAAGCGAGCTTGCTGGTAACTTGCGCCATCGACTTGTTGATATCGGTAGCGTCGGCATTTAATTCGCTGATAAATTCGTCAGCGTCGATAAACGTATCGAGTTGTTTCATCGTCTTATCCTTAGCATGTTTGCATCGTTGCAAGCGTGTTATATAAAATGTTTTTTATCGTTTCCACCGGAATGGAATGCACTTTATACCCCATATTAGCAACGTGTGCAAGCGTTAATTACAGGTGTTCTACAAGAGTTTTAGCCTTCGCAAATATGTCAGTCAGCTTCGCTACCTTATCCTTGTCATGGTAAATCTGTGTTGGATTAAAACCAATAATTACAGTAGCATCCCAGTCCTTCACATATACGCAACGTCCAACTGCTTCGTTAATGTCTTTAACCTCTGGTAGCAGACCGCGAATAGAATTAGTACCCAAAATCACAATCACGGCGGGTTTTGTTGCTTCGATTTCGTCACGCAAGAATGGTAGCATTGTGCTACACTCTTTTTTGGGTAGGTGCGTCTCTGATTTCTTCTTCGGGCGGCGAAGCAAGAACGTCCAGAATACGTCATCCAAGTCCAACTCTGCTTCGGTCAATGACGGCTCGACGAATTCCCTGAATGAGAATTGCTGCGGAAGCTCTTCGTAGTCATTGAACGGTACATCGCCGATCACCATAACCTTCGCGGTATCACCGAACCATTGCTTTGCTCGCGAGTGACCGTACATGCCATCCAGCTTCTCTTCGTTCTCACAAAGCTTCGCGTCACCCTCGTCTGACAATTCAAGCGGTCGGTTTGCAGCGATAGCTTGCGAGCTAATGTCGGGCATAAGCTCCACCTGATCTTTCAGACGTGATGGGTCGGTTGCTGGTAGCTGACCTTCGACGCGAGCGAATGCACCCACAGCGTTGAGGTTATCGAGCCCACGTGAGTTTACTGGTCGCGCTGGTACACGTTCGCGGAAGTCTTCGATAGAAGTGAACGGTCCAGGTCCATACTCTTTGCGCGTGATAACTCTCTTCTTACCGCGACCTTTACCTGTTTCGACTACGACCGCTTCAGTTGCTTCACGCGCTTCTATGATAGCTTCGACACCTTTTGCAGACACGTTTTTAACCGCTGATAACGGTGCTAAGATCGTCGTATCGTTCATTGGTTCGAATTGGTGTGTTGATTGGTTCACGTCAGGCGGTATGACCGTAATACCGTCAGCCATCGCTTTCTCGACGATGTTTGGGCATTTGTCGCTTGATGCGATACCGAGCGATGCAGCGTAGAATTCCACACCGTAATATGCTTTCAGGTAAGCCGCTTGGTACGCGATCAGCGTATATTCCACCGCGTGTGACCTGTTGAATGCGTAACCAGCGAAGCCCTCAATGTCAGTGAACAACTGGTCGGCAGCGTTTCTATCCATACCAGACTTGTTTACTGCACCATCGACAAACTTGTCGCGTTGCTTTTTCATTTCTGCCGGCAACTTCTTACCCATGATCTTACGCAGCATGTCGGCTTCTGGTGCAGTATATCCCGAAAGCTCTACCGCAACTTGCATAACCTGTTCTTGGTAACAGATGACGCCGTAAGTGTCTTCAAGTATTGGTTCGAGACATTGGTGTGGGAATGTGACAGCTTCGTCACCAGCGCGGCGCCTAATATAACTTTCGGTCAGACCAGCGTCGAGCGGACCTGGGCGGTTAAGAGCGTTAAGCGCAACCAAGTCTTCGAATGTGATATCAGCAGATCGAGCCATTTCTTTCAGCAGTCGGCGCACCGAACCACCTTCGAATTGGAACACACCAGCGGTCTTCGCTTTGGTGAATATATCCAACGTCTTCTTGTCGTCAAGCTCCAACTGGTTGATATCAATACGCTTTGTGTGACGCGTCATAATCAGCTTGATAGCTTGGTCGAACATATCGAGCGTGGATAGACCAAGAATATCGAGCTTAATGAGCCCTTGATCTTCTGATACGCGCTTATCCCAATTGATAACCTTGCTATCGGAACGCCGTTCGACCACCGCACGATTAGTGATTGCTTCACCCGCGACCACGACACCACCAGCGTGAGTACCATAGGCTCGCATCTTACCTTCCATGATAAGAGCGTTTTCCCAAACTTCAGGGTACGCAATTGCGAAGTCTCGCATCGCTTGTGAATCTTCATGCGTATCGGTTAGCGAGTTGGTAACACCATGCACCGCGTCAATCTCATTGGTGACGCGCATTACATCATGCGGCATATCAAAGATACGACCAACGTCTCGCATGGCAGACTTAGCAGCCATGGTATTATAATTTACCATACCCGCTACGTTCTTACGACCCCAGCGTTCGTTCAGATATTCGATAACTTCGTCGCGCCGAGTAGACATGAAGTCAAGGTCGGCGTCAGGAAGGTCTAATCGATCAGGGTTAATAAACCGTTCGAATAGTAGGTTGAACCGAATAGGGTCCACATCAGTAATTCCAGTAAGATAAGCGACGAGACTACCGCCAACCGAACCGCGTCCTGGTCCAACATAAATATTCTCCTTTTTGCACCACTTCACCAAGTCAGAGACTAGTAAGAAGTATTGGGCGAAGCCGAGTGTCTTCAAAATACCAAGCTCGTACTGTAATCGTGGCAGGTAATCATCTTGAAGCTCTTGCTTGGTTGGTTGATGCCCAAACATGGTGTTTGTGAAACGTTCATTCCATCCTACCTTACACAAGTCAGTTAGTGTAAGGTCAGGGTTCGACGAAACTTCCGGTAGTGAAGGCTCTTTCGCTTCCCATACGTACGCAGCGGTATCGACCAGCAGCTTGTGATTGCGAATACCCTCTTTGACCATTGCAACCAACTCGTCGCGATCTGTTCCATACCGATTGCTTATCGAGTCTGGTATCGACATTGATTGTGCAGCCAATTGTTGTGCGTCGAGCGGCACGAATTCGGTTTGCGGTTTCAGGTAGTCAGAAAAATTCATACGGTTAGCGATTGACGCGTTAATATTGAATGCGGCAGAATTACCTTCTTGCCACATAACAGGTTGTACGACCAGTGGTTTAAAACCAGCTTTCGCCAACACAGTGGCTCGGTGGTTCTGACGCGAGTAATATGGTGTTGCATGCGGCACAAGCTCATAGAAGCGTTCTGAGAAGCTTACGCTGTTACAGAGGTCTATGAGACCTGAAAGCATATCTTTGCGCTGAGAGACCGCTTCTAGGTCACCTGAAGAGATAACCAAGCAATCATCCTGAAGGTATTCTTTCATATCAGACCACGTGACACGCGGAACGTAGTAAAAGCGATCTGATTCGAAACCGCGTGACAGCAATCTATAGATGCACTGCATACCCTTTTCGCTGGTCGGGTACAGCTTCACGTAACACGCTTGCTCTTCTTTACCCTCTTGCATGATAACACGCACTCGAACACCCACGAGTAGTCGTTTATTGGCTTTCTGCATACTTTTAGATGCTTCAATCAAACTCGACACTGACATTGTGTCTACAACGCCCACTACATCGGTCTTGATTTCTTCAGCAATTGCGGGAAGGTCGTCGACGGTAATGATCGACTCACCGAGTGAGAAGTCTGTTCGAACGCCTAATAGTGGTAGTATCATTTTATCTCCAATAGCATACCGTACTGTCTGACAGCGCGGAACACCTTTAGCGTTCTGGTTGCTGCTTTGATCTGTTCGTCTGCTCGCTTAATGCTGTAATTGTAATTCAAAGTCAAGTCTATGATAAATTCACGGCGCAGACCCATACCTTCAGCATTCAATCTATCTGCAATCACCGCGAACGGTTTAGCGTATACCTTAAAGTCGCTCACAGATGATCTGTTAAGGTCGATATTGTCGATTAGCATATCTTCAATGATAGCATGATGCTCTAAGTCTAGGTTGCGCTTCAGCAGTAGCAACGCACCATCGCGTTTGAATTGTCGATCTGCAATCTGCGATGCTTCGGCGGTCTTTTGCTTCGAGCGGACTTTCTTTCGCTCAGCTTTGGTCATCCATGGAATAGACATGGCTTCACCAGTATTGTCGTGATACTCTACCAGCGACTTGAGAAAAGCAGGTCTTTTGCCAGCCACGGCTTGCGTACAGTTAGAAAAAAAATTGCACCCGCGACAGGTAACGCCATCATTCAAAGCAAGTACGGAACCAAAGCAAGATATCTGAGTCATGGTTACCTATTACATGAAAAAAGGTGGGGATGCAACTCGCACCCCCCACCAGACAGGAGCTAACCCGAAGGTTAGCAGCGAGAACTGTTATCCGAAGACACGCTGCGCAGTGTTAGACACCGCTTCGCTTTCGGTTCCGTCGAGACGGTTGGCGTACGCAAGGTCGATACCTTTGCGGAACATACCACCTTTGATAGCGCCGAGTGTTGAGGCTCGTATCAATTCGCGTGGTGAGATTGGCAGACTGATTTCGCCGTTCTCATACATTGCACGAATGCGCGTTGCGAAGTCCACCATTTTTTCAGCAATCTCTTTTTTTATGCCGATACGACTGGTGAGAATGTTAATTTCGACTTCCGGTTCTGGATAGTGAATTCGAATTGTGATACCGAACCGAGAGTAAGCCGCAGCGTTACCAATTTTCGTACCAGAATACAGACCAGTTTCATCGCCCGAACCATTGGTGTTACCAGTAGCGACAAAGCGGAACATGGGGTGTGGTTTAATCAACCGCTGCGAAGGTGGAGCTTCTTTGATGTACAAAGGCTTACCTTCGAGTACCGCTTGGTAGACCGCGATCACCGATGGGTGTGCAAAGTCGTATTCGTCAGCGACGTAGACCCAACCGCGCATCATTGCTTCAGCGAGCGGACCATAGTCGAATTCCGTTGCACCGTTGCGTACCACCATTTGACCAGTGATATGTGCCTCTTCGGTTGTCTCGGTATGCTGAACGCGCAACCAAGGTTTGTTGAGACGGGCGCAGACTTGTTCGATCACGGTTGTTTTACCAGCACCGTGCAAACCCCAAAGCAAGATCGGTATGTCTAGTTGCAAACCCATCGTGATATCTTTCAATTCATCGACGCGGAATACATAACCTTCGTCAACTTCGGGAACCGCTTCTTCATCTTCCTCGGTCAGTTTGACGTTGCGGTCGATTTCGATAGGGTCACCTTCAGACTGACCGCGCTTAGGTGGGCGACGAGTATCATCGTCGAGAGGAATTTCGAAAGCTTCGTGCAACGGAACCTTCTTGGTCATGCCCTTCGGAATGTTCGGCAAGATTTGCGATACCATTTTCGAGCTTACCGGATTTTCTATTGCTTCTTTCGCTCTTTCGTCCATCGCCTTCTGAAGCTCGGTACTAACCAACTTAGCCTTCGGGAACATTTCAACATATTCCTTCAGAGAGGTTTCAAGGTGATCGGCTTTTAGGTGTTTTTCGATATGGTGCGCTTCTGCTCCACATAATTCGCATGTAACTTTCATTTTTAGCTCCTGTCTATTTTCGCTAACCATTATGTAGCAAATGAAGTGATTCGCTACGAGTGGGTTATTGCTTTTTCAGCATCAATTCCTTGAGGATTTTTATAAGCTCTGCCGGCATCTGTGTCACGTCATCAATCACCATGTTATTCGGGTAGTGACGTTTGACACCAGCGTGTGCAATACCAATACCGACCATTTCAACGCCCGCAGCGCTGACCTTTTCAACCATTTCCCTAGAATGTTGACGTTCACCAGTGCCAACTGAGTTGTAGTGACCAACATACGCCTCACCATCGGTAAGCACGATCATAATCTTGCGCTGCTCATGCCGCTTCAGTAATCGACGCGCTGCGAATTCGATACCGCAACCTTCGGGTGTTAGTCCGTAGCTGAAACCGTCTTGCGTGTTGTACACTTTCGCAAAGCGCTTTTGTGTATTGACGTTCCAGCGGTCGCTGAAAGACTTGAAGCAGGGCATGCTTAGCGGCACGTGTCGTGCAATCGGACCTTGCATACCCGCTCGGTTCAATTCATTCTGGTAAGATGAGTCGTAGCAAATATCATGGCTGCTATTGTCAGTGAAACCGATACATTCGAATTCAACACCGATCTTATTCAACACCGTGCCAATTGCATATGCGGTTTCGCTCGCAAGCTTCATACGGTGTCCGTGCATCGAACCACTGCAATCAATTAGAAGCGTGAACGCGGTATCGATTGCAGGTGCTTCGCTGCGCTTGTAAAACACCTTATCGTCATCTGTCATTAAGCGGTGCAATGAAGGTGCATGCAAGCGACCACGACGAAAGCCAGGTTGCTTACGTACCTGCATCTGTGCCGCAATCAGCCGACGCAATGTCTTTTGCAAAGGTCCGGTCGTACGACGAACGCTGTCATCCAACGCTTCAAGCGACAAGTTTTGAGTGTCGCTTACGTCAATAGGGGTTAGCTCGTCATAGTCGCGAGTGAATACGTTGTAACTATCGCTGTCTTCATTCTCGAAGAATGCTACGATTGCTTCGGCGAGCATACCATCCATGTCTTTGATCTGGTTGAAGTCGATTTCGAGCATACCACCTTGGGCTTCTTCCTGCTCTTGCTCTTCTTCCTGTTCGCCTGGACCATCGTCATCTGGTATCTCGACGCCATCTTGATCGACTTGCTGCCAATCGTTGAGCATCTTGTCGTAACGCCGTGCGTCAGCTAGGTACTCTTTGAAATTCGCATCGGTCTGAGATAGCTGGTCCAACGAAGCTCTATGCTTCGTGGGCCACTTCGACTTATTCGGACCAAACGTGTCAACTAAATCGATTGCTTGATTATAATTCATGTCTCGCTCCGCTTCATTACACGGTGTATTGTTGACCGCGCTTCTTGCAGATAGCCTTCGACTTCTTGTTTACTGCATTGCATGTCTTTTGCAATCTGAGTCGTTGACTTCTTGTTATGTTTATACTCGTACAAAGCTTTCCTGTGAAGCGGGTTCACCTGCTTCAGCGCGTCCATCATGCTGGCGTTTTGGTCTTCTGCATCAGGTCCAGACTTGTCATTATTGTCTTTTTTACCCGAACCATCTTTCTGATCGCCATCCTGCTCGTCACCATCTTCAGCATCGGATTCGCTTTTGTCACCTGATTCGTCACCATCGGAACCGGACTCTTCGTCGGACTCATCGCCATCACCGTCAGAGCCATCTTCTTGTTCTTGCTCGTCTTCTTCATCGCCCGAACCGGACTCGGAACTGGACTCTTCGTCACCGTCTTCGCCCTCGTCGTCTTCTTCGCCACCAGAAGAGCTTTCGCCATTCTCGTCTTCTTCACCGTCTTCCGATTCGTCACCTTTTTGGTCGCCACCGGACTGGTCGTCGTTTTCTTCCTCTTCACCGCTGCTTTCAGCGTCACCGTCGCCTTGTTCTTGGTTTTCGGTTTCTTCGTCGGACTCTTCCTCTTCACCATGCGCACCTTGCATCATTGGTGGTGGCGGTGGTAACTGATCGGCGATAGCCTTCATCACCTTTTCGACAATCGCGAGAACGTCTGCGTACGTCTCCATGCTCATAAGATCGTCTTCAATTTCGGGGTAGCGCTTCACCAGAGGGTCAATGTGCTTCCATAGACCGTGTTGGTCCATATATTCGCGAAACGCTTTCTGACCACCCATAGCGCGAAACGCGGGAATGATTGTCATGCCGAATAATACATCTGGTCGGTTTTGCCCACCAATCTCTTCTTGCATCGGCTTGTCGATCAATTCAGGTATGAAAAAATCGTACGTCTTTGCCAAGTTTTCTTTCGTGCCAGGAAGGTCACGCGGTAACAACTTCTCAAGCCGAACGTCTTCGATCAGATTAGCCATCTGAGCTTTATACTGGTCTGTGGGAATGTTTGTGAATTCGGTATATAGAATGTGACCGACTTCATGGTCGAGATAACCATGCAAAGCTTTCAATAAGCCTGGCGATATCTCGTCGTTAATCTCAGGTAGCACCAAGCGAATGACGCGACCAGTGCCTCTTTCAGTTTCAACGAACGGTTGAAATCCCCGAAACTGTACGGTAATACCTTCTTTGATAAGAAGTTTGACCGTTTTAGCGAGCGCTTCTTTTAGCGAAACTGCGCGCATAGGTGTAATTGTTTTCATCGTTTTGCTCCTGTCATGTCATTGTATAGACAAGTCTGAAGCGATTCGCTAGTGGCTTTATCAAGAATAAGGGTTGGAAAAGCGAAGCCTTAATGATAGCTTTTTGGTGTACGGTAGCGCTTTCAGAATAGACTTACGCACGACTACCCCATCAACGTCAGCAGGGTCTTTACCCTTCGGCAGAAACGCGATGAACATTTCAAAACCATACCCCTCTAGTTTTTCAGACGCCTTACACGCTGCGACCAATGCTGAAGGCTCACCATCCCACAGAATAGTGATCTTCTTGAGCCCACGCTCTTTCAGCGCAAGCAAGGCTTCCAACTGTGTCGTGTGGTCAGGGTCAGGGTCCAACGTAAGATGTTTGCCGAACGAGCCGACCGCCGTAGTGCCTAGAAACTCACCAAATGGGTCTATCGCTTCATGTACGGCTGCTACGTCGAGCGCACCTTCAGACATAACGATATGACTAGAGTGTCTCGCGTATGCCATGTGACCGTTATACAAATACCGTGCCGTACTTGGTAAGCGCGGTGGGAACAGATACTTTGGGTCTTTCTTACCAGTGGTGTCTCGACCTTGAAACGTCACCAGCTTACCTTGCAAATCCTTGATCGGTATAATCAGACGACCAGAAAAGGGCATCAAACCATCTTCGCCATTCTCACGCTTGAACTTGAAAGCGCCTTGAATGCAATTCTTAAACCCCATAAGTTGAGCCGTAGCAGCGCTTAAACCCCGTTCTTTCAGGTATTCGATATTTTCGTCGGGGATAGGTAGCCCGTGTGGCAACTTCAGATCACCCGTGATGACTGGTGTGATTACGCGCTTCTTTGGTTTCGGCTTCCAGCCACCACCTTTTGCAATCTCGTCAAATACGCGACCGACCGCAACACTGTCATCAGTATCGATGCAAACCTTAGCGAACGTCCATAGGTTGAATTTCTCTTCGCAATCACCGTGAAAGCAGTTGCCGTAGCCAGTCTCGGTAGACAGGTAGACTTTCCACTTGTCACCACCGCACTTTGGGCATTCGCGAACGTTGAATTGGCGACCACGCGAACCAGAAGTCTCGCGGTATTCGACACCCATGTGGTCAAGAAACTCTTCGGGTGATACCTGAGAATAGCCTGATTCGGTCATGTGTCTATGCCTACAAACCCCTTAATGAAACGCATACACGACAAGTCTTGTTCGAAGCGTAGCCGTAAACCAGACTCGGTGTTACGCATTTCGGAGAAGTATAAGATCACTTCCCCATCTTCTTTGTCTTCAGGGCTTTGGTTGATCGTGATAAGCGCATCGGCGGTTCGAACCTTTTCGTAGTCTTCAGCCACGTCAGTACCATCGGTAACGTTGCGCATTGCTTTACGCGTACCTTCTTTATTCGTCTGCGTTGCGGTTAGCATCGCGCAATTGTAGACCGTTGCAAGCGCCCGTAAGTCTTGAAATATCTTTGCAAGCTCGTGTCGCTTGTCATTTTCACGTGCTTCGGGCGCCAGAATATCACCATAATCGACCACGACCATATCGAAGTTGATACCTTGCGACTTGTACTTATTGATCTGCCGGCGTAACTCCGAGACTTTGAGTGTTCGAATTGGGTACGCTTTGATGATTAGCTGCCCGACGCCAGGTGTTTGTGTCCATTTATCGACTTCGTTCTGCACTTCAGCTTCACGCTTATCTAGCTCCCGTAGAGGCACGCCAGATATATTAGCGTCCATACGATCACCGAGAATGTCGGCGCTAACCTCGCACGATACGTATAGAACGTTTAAGCCCTTCTTTGCAGCGTTCACACTAAAGGTTAACAGCGCTGCGGTCTTACCAGCTTTCGGCGGACCCATGAGAATTGAAAGCTCTTTGCGACCCCAACCAGCATGCGGTGACAAGAAAGCGTCAAGCTCACTGATACCTGTAGTGATACCACCGTTCGACAACTTACCGTTCTTTCGGTCTTGTCTGTGTTGGCGACGTGCATCTGCGGTTGATATGAAGTCCATTCCAGGGTCTTCTTCGTTCGCACCAACAGCAGCCGCTTCATCGACGATACCAAGAGCCTTGTCGATCTTATTTTCGTCTTGCGTATCGAGGGCGTCTGCCAAGTCCATCACGCTATTCTCTAGCGCTTTATGACGTGCAAACTCGACGATAGTATCAATGACGTACTGACGGTCGCTTAGAGGGTCTTTGTGCACAACACCAAGCAAACGCTTAGCTTCATTCATATCAGCTATCTTAACGCGCTTAGAGGCGACTTGACGCTGCATGATCTGGACGAACGTCTTCAACGTACAGCACTTACCGTATTTGGTAATATAATCACTTTGCACTGCGACTAGCGCCGCGAGCGTTTCGTTGTCGAAGTAATCTGGTTTCACAAGGTCGCCGGCTTGTGCGACAAAGTGATCGTCGCGCATATAGTGCGCAGCTAGTTGCTCTTGGAAATCTTGGTCAAAACTTTTCATTCAAACTCACTATCTTATTTTCTATCGGTTTGCAATGATGGACGCACGTTTTACCTCTTTAGCAGGGAAGTAATTGTACGCGTCTTGCTCGGTTAACTGCTTTAGCTCATACACTGCACGGTGTATAGCTGGCATCTTGTTAGAGTGTTCCTGAATTCTTTCGATCAGCCAATCGCGGTATCGATCTTGAATAGGCAGACCACAGTAGTTATCGACCTCATACACAGGATGCACGGCGAGCCGTATCTTTACCTTTTTGTGGTCATCCCACTCCGCGATGATTACGTCGAGCAACCCATCGCTGTACATCTGTGCTGGATTTGGCAGTCGATTCCACGCTCGCTCGACCGCGATACGAAAAGCAAAGCTGCAATAGTCGTCATAAGGCATATACAGCGCATCGCATGCGAGCATACCCTTGAACATACCCGTAATGTGACGCTGGTCGCGCTCCCATATTTCAGCAGAGCGATACTGTAACTGATTCGGTCCTACGATAAAACGCTTCTCATTCGAAGCGTTCTTGTGCGCGAGCATCTTGTTACCGTGTATCTTGAAGAATTTGTAGTAATTGTGGCAGAAGAACATGAACGCATGACCTGGAGCCATACGTTGGTAATCCCACCACTTTGTTTGGGCGGTTTCAGCCAACTCGTTAAAATGCTCTTTAGGTATGTGACCAGCCATTAGCTGCTCAATACGATCTGAGCTTACTGCAACGCCTGTGAAACCGCCCAAGACTTCCGATAATACGAAATTGTTATCTTGTGGCTCTTTCAGAGACAATTGAATTGACTGCATCGCGACCTACTTCACCTTCGTTACTTTCGAAGTTGTCATAGCGCATGATGATATCTTTTGCAATACCGGAGCGTACGATATCGTCTGTGTCGAATTCGATCACTCGCACTTGCGGGTGACCAGACATGACGTTAATCGCATTGTTCAACCCGCACGGACCATCAATGTCTTTCTGCGCCATATCACCGTCGATGATAACTTTGCAGTTCTCACCTATACGTGATAGGAATAGTCGCATCTGCTTTGGTGTGCTGTTCTGAGCTTCGTCAAACAATACCCAAGCGTCTTTGAATGTATGCCCACGGAGAAATGCAATCGGTGCAATCTCGATCTGACCAGCCTTCAGCATATACTCGACTGTGCCGGCGCCTAAACGCTCTTCGAGTATCTTGCGGACTGGTGCAAAATATGGTGCGAATTTTTCGTCAAGATCGCCAGGAAGGAAACCAAATTCTTCTTCAGCTTCGACAGCAGGGCGTGTAATGATGATCTGTTCAATCTCACCGTTCACAAACGCATCAGCAGCCATAGCGGCTGCAATGTAGGTCTTACCAGTACCGGCTGGACCTTTACTGAATGTAATGAGCGCGTTATCAACGGCTCGCATATAGTCAGCTTGTTTTTCGTTGAGAGATTTTAGCGGAGCGCCACTACCTCGCGTGTTCTTGCGGGGTTTATCTCTGATTGGGTCCATACCATCAGTCTTGAATTTACGACTGCGCTTGCTGTTCTTTGACATACAATACTCCTTATGGAAGAGCATTGTACGACAAATTTTTCAAAAGGTCACGACTTGACTTTGGTTTTCTTTTTCTTCCGTACCGGAGCATACCACCGACCATACATCATAGTCAGGATAGTACGTTTGCCGTTCGGATAGGTAACCGTGTGTGCGTGAGCCCATGAAGACAAGCCCTTGTTGTAGCCCATATCCAGGCTTCCAGATACACCGCAGACATACGCACCGTCAACGATTTGTGGCGAGTGAGTATGACCAGTGTTCGACTTAGCGCCCATCTTGGTATACTGTTTTGCATTACCACGTGCACCATTTGCACCCAAGTGACCGTGCATAGCGCATTCGATATCACCACAGATACGGTAACTATCGTCTTCAGCTACGAACATGACGCCTTTTAGATCGTCTTGCGAGAAGCCCTTCAGAACGTCAGCAAAGATTGGGGGTTCACTGATACCGCGAGACAGTGCTTCATAGTACGCCAGTTGCGTTCTCAGGAAGAAAACAGCGTTCTCAGGGTCCGTTGTATAGTCGGCGGTCTTCAACCACTTCAGAAGCGCGTTATCGTGGTTCGATTGCACCACTACCGACCGACAGAAGTCGCGACGTGTCTCTTCGACAAAGCCAGCGGTTGCTACAAGCGCCTCTTCGACGTTGGCGGTCGAGTGAACGTGTGTCGCAAACAGAAAGTGTGGGTCTTTGATGTTGTGGTGGTTACGCGCCGAGAAGTCTGATAGATCGTGAAAGAATTGGTGTTTCGGCATCAGGTAATCAACCAACGGCGCATCTTTCACTTTGATTTTACCGTTCGGTGAATATCCCCAAGTCGTCGCGGCAACAAGATCGTCGATCTTTTCGTGGTGAATGTCGCCGTATGTGATACCTTCAACGCGGTTACCAGTGGTTACCTTGCCGTTTTCAACGCGGCGGTCCATGTCATAGAAACCACCTTGTTCATCGTCGTGCCCATCAGCAAGTAAGTGCCGGCAGAAGAATGAACCATCGTCGCATAGCTCCACCAGTACAGCGCCGATCACGTGGTGAAAGCTGGCTTTGATACCTGCTTTCTTCTGTACGTAATTTGGTTTGGTGACAGCACCAGTAGACATAAGCTGCTTCGACAGCGCATTCTTGGCTGTTGCGATAGACTGAAGTTGTACTTTGGTATGCGGGAAAATACCCCATTTATCACGGGTGTATGTCTCGAAACCAGAAAGCGGATTGGCAGCAGTTGGAAGTGTATTCATTTCACCACAGAACACCACATTATCACCAAGCTCAACCTGATCATGTGTCAAATAGGGACGTGTACGCTCGTGAAAATGAACGGGTTGAGTTTTCTTTGATTGAGGTCGAGGGTCACGATCATCATAAATCGTCTTATTATAAGTGAAACCACCAATCAGAATTTCGCAACTACCGAGCCAATTTGCATACGCTTCTAGGTTATCCATGAAACCTTCATGTACCTTTGACTCGTCTTGCGCACCAGATAGTATGAAATACTTCGTTCCCTTTTTCTTCGCCTCACGACGCACCGGAGTAATAACACTGCGCTCGAAGTATTCTGGTTCGTCGAGTGCTTCTACATTCTTACCAGTACCTTTACGACTAATAAGCCTTGGAACATCACGCCCCTGTTTAGCTAAGGCGCGGTTTTCACCAGCGCGGTTTCTAACAGTTTTGACACTACAACCCAGTTCAAGAGCTACATCTTGTAGCCGTGGGAAGCGATCAATGTCATTATAAGTAGAGGCGAAACGTTGGTCAAAAGCTCTTAGCAAAATGTTTTCCTTATTCGTTAGCGCTGCTTAGCAGCAATTGCTTTACGAATGCGAAACCGATTTGCCAACTTCACATCGTATTTATTCTTGCGGTAGGCTGGTCCGTTATACCGTTTGGCAAAACCGGCCCAATCTTCGCGTTTCAAATACTTTGTGAGACCATTAACTTCCACGAAACGTGCGAAAGCTTCAAGCTGGTCACCAACCGAAATAGACTGTTGCAGTGCGAAATCCCAAGGAGATTTATACTTCAAAGCCTTCCAGTTGTTACCGAGTACCTGGAACGCACCGTAACTAGCAGATGCGAACGCTGCGTCAACATCTAAAGAAGCCGCTTGCATCATTTGCTTGTAGCGTCCGTTCTGCGAGCCAGGATATAGCTTGCGGTTCCAGCGCCGTGAGGAAATGCGTTTGTGTGACGCGTCATAGCGACGCTTAGTCAGACGTGAGAAAATATGTGGTTCGAACAAGATCGTCGGGCGACCATTGACGAAAGGGTTACCAGAAGCTTCAACGTCCCAAACCGTCCAGATATGCGCAGGTGTTACACCGAGACGCTTAGCGATGCGGTTTACATCACAATCGTTCAAAGGCGTGTCTGGACCCATCGTCAATGCTTCCATGATAGCGGCATGCGATTTGGGGCCGATTGCACCGTCGATCTTACCTTTGTACAGACCGAGCTTCTGAAGGCGGAGTTGTAACTCTTTCTTAGTCATCTTTTTTATCCTTGTCGATATCGTTTTTCACTTTCATAAAATTACCGATAGCTTGCAGACTTGGGACGATTAGTTTAAAAAGCTCTTTCAGCAACGGCCAAGGCTTCGCGCTAAACTCTTTCGAGGCGTTCGCCAGACCGATTACGATGTTCTCAGCGATAACCGCAGCAATACCGATCAGTAGAATTTTATAATCGGACTCAGCGAATGTGGCATCTGCGATGATCGCACCGACGCCGCCAAATATGGAGCCCACAAATAAGCGACCGAATGAGCGCCTTACGCCATCGACCGCTGACCTTAGCATAGCTACCAAGGAGCCGCATATGAACACCCAAACCGCATTGACCATGGCTGGCGTGTTCTGTGCGAATTCAATAATCTGGTTTATCATCTTTTCCCCACAACCTATTTACCTTGTGATATTCGCCTCTGGCATTTCTCTTCTTCATAAACTTATACACCATGAAATGCACAAATGAGAAGTAAGCAGAAGTAAGTGTGTGCCACAAGTTCCAATTATCTGTGATACTTTCCCCTATCATAAACCTTCCGTCACGAATAATCCAGTCTGTTAATAGACCAGCGTGCCAAACAGATAAAACAGTTGATAGCAATACCAGTAAATACAACCAAGCGTTAGCGTCACCTTCGATATATGATTTTATCCCATCCTTGAAGTGCCAGATATAACCAGCACCTAACACGCGAAGCCCTGATATGACCGAGACTACAGTCATAAACAGGGCTAGCAATGCCGTAAAATGTGTGAAAACAAAGTCGAACATGTGACTTTAGCTAGCGGGGCGCTAGCTTAATGCTCGTTTACGTTGTCAGTACCATCAGAAGGGCGACCACCGCCAACACCGGAACCTGTGCTATTATCTTCCTTGGATTTTTGGATGCGCCAGTATACGAAGCCAACTACGGCTGCGACAGCGACGATTGTTACAAAAATTTCCATGATATTTTCCTTACATGCGTTTCATAATGCTCACGAGACTGTTCAGCATCGTGAATTTAGTATCGTCGCCTTCGACGAATTCGGCGCGCAATGCGTTTGCATCAGCCATAACCTTCTTGAAGGCAGAAGACGACTTAAAGTCTTTGTATGGCTTGTCGCGCTTAGCAGCATCGGCGGCTGCTTTCTCGGCTTCAGCGGCGTCGGCTGCTTCAACAGCGGCGCGCATTTCTTCCAGAGACATAGTTTTCTCTTGTGTTTCTGACATTTAGATATCCTCGAATTTCTGTTTGACGATCAACGGAATTACTGTGCCGTTAATATCGATGGAGACTTGCAGTTTACCACCATTATCATCTTTTTGCAATCCGCGTTTTGCAACGACGCGAGCTTTCGATACGAAAATTTTGTGCTTTTTCGTATCAGAAGCAACGTCCATTTCAATAGCGTCGGGCATAAACCCACCATCTATAACGGCTTTTTTCACAAAACCGTACTGACTGGTTAGTTTATCGACCTGACGATCTTTTCCGACTTGGTAAACAATTGTGCAACCACCAGTACCTTTTACCTCGACGAATATGATCGTCGCGATAGGAATTTCAAGCTGGTTACCATCTTCGAGTGTGAATACTGGGGTTGTCATAATAATCCTTCAAATTTGATTTCGATACGCACTAGCATAGATACACAGCCAGTGCAAGCTTTAGTCACTTGGTGGTGGATATACCGACCAAGGGATTAGAGTAGTGACAGCAGTAGCAGTGCCAGTTGTTTGCGTAACGTAAGATACGTTCGTAAACGAATTAAGCGTAGTACCACTGACAGGGTTCGCCCCGAATTCTGCACCGCCGTGCGAGCCGATGTTTTTGTCGATAGTTAGAACGACCGTTTTGGTGATCGTCTTGGTTGTTCCTGGCGCAACTGAACCGAAGTAACTGGCCGACAATGGTACGGTAGCTACTGCAACATAGGCGTTACTATTATCAGCATCGGTGACATAGATCGTCACCGAGCCATTCCACTCAGCGTTGTAGTAAGTGATCGGCGGCTCTGTTTCAGCGAAATAGTATGTACGCGGGATGGTAGCGGTAAACGTAAACTGGTAGCGGTCATCATAGGCATCAGCAGCAACACTCTTATTGATACGACGCGTTGGTACGCTACCAGAAGTAGACGCCGTACTGTCACTTCTATTGGTTTGTGTGGCTGAAGCCAACTTCTTAGCGTATACCTCAAATTGCGTATCAGTAATATTTATGGCACGAATATCATACGACTCACCAGCAGCGAGAGCCGGTAGACCTGAAATATCACGTGTAACCGCTTGAGGGTTAGCACCGAAGCTGTCACCATCTTGGTATTCCACGGTATCACCATCAGCGCCAAGTAGGTTCAAAGGTTCTAACTGCACACTCAATGCGATATCACTATCAGAACGTGGGAACACTTGTAGACCACGAATAACAGCATTGTTCAACTGAGCTTTACCGTTAGAGAAACGAGCTACTTCAACAGTCTCACCCGAAACGTCAGGGTTTTCGATAGAGATACTATCAGCGATCAACGCAACAGCAGAGCCAGCAGAGCCAGCGGTCAAACGAACCTTAGCAGGGTTACCACCAGAAGCCGCTACAACGATTTCGTAGTACGCAGCAGCACCTTCAATCGATGCGATAGCAGCTTGGTTAACCGCAACGTTAGCTTCAATGGTAGGTAAAACCGTCTGAGTTGCGATTTCAGCTTGATTTGCTTTACGCACACCACATTGATGCCAAGTAATCTCGTTTGATGCTGACGTGTCATTACGATTGCCATCACCATTGTTTGTACTGGTGTTGAAACTCGTCCAGTGGTTCATCGCGTACATAATAAAGCGATTAGTCGTAGCCGAACTCTCGAACATCACCGCGTACTTATAACGCGTGCCTACTACACCATCATTTACCTGTACACCATTTTCGTCCGTACCAGTGAACGACATTCTAAATCCAGAACCAGCACCACCGCCAGGTTTAGTGTACCATGGCATATATACACCAGCGCCGCGCATTGTTCCGGCGACCAGTGTCACTTCTGCTTCGATCACGTACCAACTGTTAGGCTCGATGGAGTCTTCGTATTCGGGAAGAGTATGCCCAGGGATATATACACCACCGTTCGCACCGGCTGATGAAACAATATTTAGAGCGTATGGATTTGGACTTGTTCCATCAACACGCGTTTTCGTACCACTAGACCATGCATACCAACCTTCGGGAGAGGATTGACCATCCCAATAATCTGCAAAGCTAGAATTTTTGTTAATGTGACCAGTCGCGAGCGAAGCTGACAATCCTGCGCTTGCAACAGCAGCAGCCGCTTCATCGGTTGCGATTACAGCTTGTGCGGTTGCGATTACAGCTTCAGCAGCCGCATCAGAAGCAAAACCAGCAGCTAAAGTCGCATCAGCAGAAGCGCTAGCGACAGAGCCCGACGCAGCAGCTTCGGAGTTGCTTGCGGCGGTGGCATAAGAAGCCGCAGACGTACTTTCAGTAACATCTTCGATATATAAGTAGTCCAGCGCCATTTCGGTAGTAGCATGACTATCTTCGTTCAAGTACACACATGCCGACATTAGGTTAGCACCGACATTTGGTCCTGCACTGTTCAGGTCAATAGATAACTCAGACCAACCAGCGGGTAAAGATTGGTTGATAGCATAATACAGCCAGCCAGAATGGTTACCAGAACCTTCATCTGGATGATCGAAAGTACCACAATACAGACGGTATTGACCATTCGTCGCGTCGCTATTATAAACTCGCATGTGTAAACGATAGTCACGAGAAGCATCGAACGGAACAGTGTGCGTTCTAAGAACAAGGTTGGAACCTGTTCTATTTACAATCGCCCTAGCCGCACCTTGATAATCGTCATCGAAGTCAAAGTTTGTGCCAGGTAATGCAATCTTAGCATAAATGTGATTGTAATAATGAGTCTCTTCAGCCATGAAGTTGCTATTCTTAGTCAGACCTAAACCAGTAGCACTGCTAAGAGCTTCTCTTTCATACGTAGCAGCCAAAGTCGAAGACGCAGCAGCGGCACTCTCATGCGCACTTGCGTTCGTTTCGCTATCAGAGGCAGCGGTCGCAGATGAAGCGGCATCTGTAGCCTCGTCAGCAGCGGTTACAGCAGAGGCAGCAGAATTACTTTCGTGCGTGCTAGCATTGGACGCAGCGACAACAGCAGCAGCTTCCGAAGCCAAGGACGCCGCAGCAGAAGTGGCAGAAAGCTCAGACTCGGTCACATCTTCCAAGTACATGTAATCAACAGCGATGATCGCACCGCTTTGGTTACCCGTCAGGTTACTTAGAATAAATGGGAACGCTGATACTGCGCCGGGCTTGAATTCATCAGCGGCAGTACCCGTTCCGGTAATTACAGGCGATACGTAATCGTACCAACCAGTTGCGCCAAGATCGACAGAACTGGTGTAAGATTGACCCAACACAGCACCGGAAGCGTCATATACGTTGTAACCCAGGTATGGAACACCAGCTTCAGTGTTGACGTAAACACCCATCTTGAGTCTGTATTGACGATTAGGGTCAATAGGAGCTTCCTCACCACGGAAATCTCTACGTGCGCCCGTAGCATTCAACAGAACGTTTGTCCGATTTTGGTACGACGCTTCATGCGTTACATCAACATGCAACGCAGGTTTAGTATTATATAGACTTGAGTACACGAATTGAGTACCAGCTTCATAACTACCATCGGGAGTTATACCAGTTGTCGAAGCGTAACCTAGAGATTCGTTAGCGTACTCGGCAGCAAGCAACTCGCTAGCGCTCGCACTAGACGCGTCGGATGATGCAGTAGTCGCGAAGCCCGACGCAGCAGTAGCGCTCGCGGCAGAATCAGAAGCTTCGTCGCCGGCAGTTACAGCAGATGCGGCTGCACTTGAAGCACTGGTCGATGCGTTACCCTCAGAAACGAAAGCTGCACCTTCGGAAACAAGAGCCGCAGCAGCAGAGCTTTCAGCAGCCACTTCCGATGTAACATCGGTTACAGTGATCGAGATACATTTAGTATCTAGTGTTCCGTTACCATTGGTGACCGAAAGATACGGACGAAGCGCAAAGTCACCAGAGGTCCATTCAACATCAGCGCCAGAACCTGCTACGCCAGCGGTAAACTCGACTAGGAAATCACCAACAGTAAGCGATGGATTCGAATATTGAATAATAGTGCCGGACGTGTAACCGCTATTTGGCATACGGCGCAACCTTGGAGAAACCAAAGAACCTGTACCTGTTACGCCAGTAATCTCCCACTTGAAGGAGAATTTATAAATTTTTTCATCAATACAAGGAACGACGCCGCGTGTTGCCCAGTTGTCGGTGCGAACTGTAGTCTGTGCGAATGTTTTTACCCAACCATGATCGGGGTCGTTATAGTTAGCGGGCGAGTTATTAGACGCCTCTGGTGTTTGTGCAACCTGACTTACAAATTCCAAACTTACATCACTAGAATACTTGCCAGGAATTAGCAAAGCAGCGGTCATCGCCGCGTCAGTTGAATATTGGGCGGATAAAGTCTCACTAGCACTTGCAGAAGCTTCGGAAGCACTCGCAGCCGTTTCACTATCAGAGGCAGCGACAGCAGCCGCAGTAGAGATCGCAGCCTCGTCAGCGGAAGTAACAGCCGAAGCAGCGGCATCAGAAGCCGAAGTGTTAGCGCTCATCGCGTCTGCACTCGCATTGGTTTCGCTATTGGACGCAGCGGTAGCGGAATTTTCAGCATGCGTTTCAGCAGCTTCAGCAGCAACTTGCGCTAATTCAGATGCAGTTTGAGCGGTCTCAGAAGCTATCTCAGCAGCTTCAGCAGCGGTTTGAGCTAACTCAGCAGCAGTTTGAGCAGTAAGCGCTTCAGCAGCGCTTGTAGCAGCAGCAGCGGTCGAACCATAAGTCGTGAAAAGATCGCTTACATCGTCTTCAATATCGGAAATCAACGCAGCTTGTACAGCAGCATCAGACACAACAATTTCAGCCAACGTACCAGCAACAAACGTACCTGCCGGCGCACCTTCGGTTGAGTTAGCTTCTGCTGGGCGCAAATCCTCAATAGGAACAATTGGGTCCAACGGGTCATCAGGGATATAACTGATACCGATACCGTCTTCAGTCAGTGTCACATTATCGATAGTGGCTTCTGTGGTCGGAGCGTACGCAATAGGCGAACGGTCGAAGCGATTGTTGAACGCAACAACCTTTACCTCAATTTCGTCATCGATATTTCCGGTGAAGTGAATTTCATTTACATTCCATACCGTGTTGGTAGCACGCCAGTCAGCACCATTGATGCGAGCGTACACGTCAGCGCCGGTATAGTTTAGAATGTGTCCGCTATTCCACTTAACGTGGACGTTCACGGTTTGCTGGTTGATTTTCGATACTAGATCAAAGTCGATGCGCAAGTCTTTAACTTGCGGAACAACGCGAGTGTCTAGCGGTGTAATTGGAACTTCGAGAGCTACTTCGCCAGGGTTGTACACAGCAGCGTTGTATTCGACAGCGGACACAGTACGACGCTCGATGCCCGAACCAGTAATTGATTGGATAGTATATGGCTGGTTGATTTCTGTGACTTCACCATAGATGAAGCGGTTACCAAATTCTGGCGCTTCTACCAATGCAGTATCAAGAGTTAGAACGCTTACACCATCAACCACGGCATGACCTGTTACGGTTCGCTCTTCAAGAACGTCAGTGCGCCAGCATTCAACATTGTCGCTTACACTGATACCAGAAAGATCGCCGTCGAGTGTGATCGTCTGATAAGTGGTGCCGTCATCAACTTTAACAACGGGATAGTCTTCGCCGTTTATGATGACGCGGTGAATATCTTTAGAGTACAGGTTAGCGTCACCCGTCACCAAAAGCTTTTGACCAACTTTTGAGCTAACGGTTACATCGGAAGCCTTCGCAGCGTCGTGCTGAATAATCAAGCCGTATGATGTACCACCCACGTATGGAACTTCTTGGTCAAGCACAATAGCGCTTTGATCGTCGCTACCAGTACCAATCAAGCCGCCTTGCGACCACTCCATCTGATTAGATTGCACCAGAATTACATCGCCGAGTGATGCCGCCAATACGTCAGTATATGCGTCGAACGTCACAGTACGAACCAGCAATCGGTTCGCATAGATCATTTTCCACAATTCTTCAGCCGCACGTTCGCGGTTATCAACACCACGAAGCGGAATAGACACAGATCGCGGCGTCTCATTGAACGCTACAGCATTAGGGTCCACATACCGAATGGTCTTTTCTTTGTTGCGGTCTAGCTTGTCATAATATGTAACCTCGAATTCGTTCGCACGATCAGTTAGAGGCATATACGTAACAGAGAAGCTTTCCTTCACCATATTGGCAGAGTTAAACATCTGTACTGGTTCACGCGGACGGTCGATCACAACAGAGTGCTTAGTACCCAAGTTGATTGGGGCGGCATCACCCACTCCACAGATTTCCACAACGGCGTCATGTACGTTACCCGTACCAGAGAATACGCCGTTGTATTCTAGGCTATTATCCGTGCAATGCTCTTCCCAGTCGTGCAGCGCCGCCCAATCGATATCATCAACCGAGATTTGCGCACCGCGAGATACGCTGGTCATTGCATCAACGTAACACCATGCTGGGTTGTTATCATACTCGACGACAGTCGGGTTACCTTCGATATCGTACTTCTGAATTTTAGAGCCCTGCACCAGAGCGGTTACCGTTGGAACAGCATTCAATTGATCGGTAAGCTTGATACGAATAGACAATGTAGCGCGACCAACTACCGCAACTGCATCGGATTCAATTTCAGCAATATCGGTAAGGTACGCTTCGTCCAAGATATACTCAGACGTTGAAGTGGCAGTGGTACGGCGAATACGAAGCTCGTAGTTACCCTTTGGCAATACGCCAGTCTGGTAAGATCGACGAATTTGAGCGGTACGACTATCGGTTACGGTGAATTGACCGCCTGATTGAAAACCTTGAACGTTGCTGATACCACCATAGTTAGTACCAAACTCCCACTCACCATAATCGATATCGTACTCGTAGAAATTCCAAGACGCAAAACCAAGATTGTTATGCGGCTGTTCTTCTGCAAACTCCGGTGTGGAGCTTTGAGAGTTAGCTAGCACTACATCAGCGGCAACCTGCTTAACATTCCAAACACTATCGCCGACCTTGCGGTATTGAAATTCAAGATCAGTGTTTGGTGGCAGATCGCGCAATTCATCCACAGGAACTTGAACCTGAACGTCGAAACCTGAAATATCAGGTTGCGTCGTGCTTGCTGGGCGGTCTGGTAGAGACGCCTGAGAAACAATATCAGTCTCGATATTCTCCCAAGGTGTTACGTCATCGGGGCGATATTCAACCTGAAAGGTAACCGACCTGTTACGGTAGTCACCCTTTTTCTTGTCGATATCAACCAAGCCTTTAGGGAACATAACGTCGAAGCGAGCGCGGTCGATTTGATCGGTCGTTTCATGCTCGGTCCAACTGGTGTCGAGTTTGATGTTTTTGTTAATCTGACGAATGGTGTTTTGAAACCAAGGGTTGATAACAGGGTTAAGCTCGCCGAGAGTGGTCTTGGTGGAAACATTGTCGAAGTTATCGATTGGCTGTTCGTTAACCTCAATATCGGTCATACCCTCAATGAGACCATCAGCCATAACCATACGCATGTAAAGGTACTGAGTATCACCCAGGTTTTCCGTATACAAATCAATAATGTTACCAGCTTGACGAAATTCACCATAGACCACAGGGAACGGGATATTCTCGGTAGCGCTGTTCTTAGCACCATCGATACCGTAAGTGGTCTCTTGCTCATTGTCAGAGATTTTAGGCTTCGGTGTAAGCAGAAACGCATTTACGAGCCCTGCTACGAGCCCACCAATTGCGGCGCCGATTGGCCCACCGATTATTGAGCCTACTGCCACGAACGCTACTGTTACCAATGCGCGCAGTATCGATTTAAAACCACCACCACCTTGCGGGATTACCGCTAGAGATAGACGGTCACCTTTTTCGAATGCGGTATCTTTCGCAGCTTCGATATTTTCAACCTCAACGCCATTATGAAACACCATCCAATCAACAGAGTCGTCGAGACCTTGCAGGTAATCACCCAGCGTAACGCCGCGATACCATTCAAGCTCGTGTTGCTCAATCTCAGTCGGATTAAGCACATCGTACATAATATGCAGATCAACCTTGCGATCATCTTCCATCAAGACGGGGGCGTTATTCATACACATACGCTCCGATCTTGGCGTTGTTAAAAGGCGCTACAGATGCGCGTTCAACCACTACGTTAGAACCTTCGATTGCATGTAAGAACCTATCACGAGAGACCATATAAACAACATGCGAACCAATACCGCGCAAGCGCATAGTCACCGTAGAACCCACAGTGCCCATTGGAACTTTCTTCCATGCTTTTGAATTATGCTCAATCAAGTGTTCGATCTTTTCTAATGTTCCTGGGTCAAGGAAGTCAGGAATAATGATACCAGCACGTCGATTCATTTCGCGGACCAATCCGTAGCAATCATATTCGTTCGGACCACGACCACCCCTTTGAAAAGGTTTGCCGATTAGGTCTGCATACGATGGTACTTGAAATTTTTCGGAATGTTTGGTCATTATGCCATGCGTTGAGAATGATTACAAGTTAAACGTTTAACGGAACTAGACCTCGAAGTCCACCATAATTTTTCTGGTTTCCTTTTGCGAGGCAGCCATTTGGACCATCAAACGTGTAACTGCATGTGCTGTCAGGGCCGGCGTACTGACAACCATACCCTTTGAACCGCCACGAGCAGCGGTCTCTAAACTGACGGTTGCGCGGAAACGAGAACGCGAGAGCGTTAGCGACACCAAGTCGGAACGTCAGATCAACATCTTTCACAGAAGATGAAATTACAGAGAATTTTTCAGAAAGCTCTTCTGGCTTGTCCAGTCGATCAGCATTTACCGTCATCAACTGTACGGTCGATACCACACCACCAGCGTAAGCATCCATTTTAGACCGAATGAAGCCCGTAGGGTCACTTGCGGTCAAGTCGATAGACGCTTGCTCACCCTTCTTGTTATTGACGCTCACATTGAAGTTACCAGCTAAATACAACTCGCCGTTGAATGTGATATTTTCATCATTGCGAGCGATGCGAATAACTTCATCCACCACACGCGTATTAGGGTTCGTCAGATTTATTTCCATCAAAATGATGATCGGAGTTGCAGATACAACCTTATTCTTCTCGATAGCGGTCTCAACTGAAATATGTCGTTTCGCCATTAAACTTGCCTCATATATATCGTCACTTCCCAAATTCGGGTTGGACCAACGCCCGTATATTTGAAATCCATTGGTTTGTCAAATGTAACGTTATACGAAGAGCCGTTGATATAGTCGTCATACGTGAACGCGGTGTCAGTCAACTTATCTTCCCAAAAGGCTTCTAAGGTGTCTTTTTCAGCTTGTGAAATACCAATAAAACCTGTCTGGAATATATAAGACGGCTTACGCGTAAACCTGCGGCGGCGGAATTCATAACCACCGTCGCTGTCAGATTTGATGACGTTATCATCCATCGTGCGTCGAAACTTAGATGGGCTTTCGCCGATTGTTATTGTTGGAATGTCACCCATGATTACTTACCTTTGAAGCTGCTTAGCATGTCGCGCATCGGTCCAGGCTTCGAAGCTGCATCCAATACAACATCGACGACCATCTGCTTACCATCGAATTTAGGGTCGCTAACCGACGCCTCTACATCTGTGCCGTTATTAATAACGTTTACCTGTACATTCGGCTTCAGACCGCTAGCGACATTCGATTGCTGCGCTTCGTTGAGAATGATTTCACCCTCTTTACCGATGATTGGGATTTCGCCAGGAAGCAAACCACCATCGTGAAACTTCGGCGCACCAGAGAATACAGACATATCGACAGATCGTGTCGTGCCACGGTTACCAAGAATACCACCTTTGTGATTTACAGGAACCTCACTCGAACCACCAAGACCGCCGAAACCGCCTAAGAAGTTACCGATGCCGCCTTTCAGGAAGCTACCAAAAGAAGGTGCGGAATTTTGTGAGCTTCCTGGGAAGCCCAAAGCCGACAGAATAGCGTATGCGATGATTGCTTGCAGAATAACTTTAATCAGAGATTTAACGATTTCGATAGCGAAGTCATCGAACGCAAGCTCGCCTTCAGCAAGACCATCAACCAAGTTGCTCAGTGCAGTACCGAACGCTTCGTCCATGTTTTTACCAAGGTTCTGCCAATCGCGAGCCATCTTAATAATAGACGACTCGTTTTCACGCGCTAGCTCTTTCTCTTTCGCCATCTTCCAGCGAGCGAAAGCTTCTTCCATAATCTGGCGCTTCTGTGTACCTTCACGCGTCAATTCAATCAGAGCCCGTTGACGCTCCATTTCCAATTCGAAGTTACGCTGACGTTGCAGGTTTTCGTTCAACAGAGAGATTTCAATTTCTTCTGCCATACGATGCCAGTCGTTAGCAATCTCGACAGCCTCTTCGTTTTTAAGAGCCTGTTTGATGCGCTCCACTTTAGCGAGTGCTGCTTCAAGATCATCACCAGTCAGACCAGTCAACATATCAGCGAAGCGGTCTTCGACTTGCGCAGCAGCTTGAGCAGCTTCGAAAGAGTCGTTCACAAAACCAGTCCACAGAGCATGCGCAGAAGCTTCCACCTTGATAATCTCCGTATCAAGCTTGGACATTGTATCAGCGATATCGATCTGTTTTTTCAACTGGTCAATACGGGCAGCGTTCGCAAACATTGAAGCAACTTGCTGTTCAGTGGCTTGTTTCAAGCGACCGTTTTCCAATTGAGCGGTAAGCTTTGCGGTTTCGCTATTCTGCCCACCAGTTGCAAGCTCGTCTTCAAGTTCAGCGATCTTAGTAAGCTGGCTGACGATTTGAGTATTAAATCGCTTGAAAGCCTTTTCAGCTTCGGTAACCTTACGTGTCGTAGCGCCAACTTTCTTACCAGTCTTGCCGGCAGCGTCACCAGCAGAGCCGAGACCGTTTGCGAAGTTGTTGACTGGCTCTACCCCATGCTCGAATGAAGCTGAAGCGGAGTTTTGACTTTCGGTTACGTTATTCAAAAGCTCAGCTACGTTAGCTGCCTGTTGAGAGCCCGAACCGTGCTTATCGATAACTTTACCCAAGCTACTTTCCAGCGCACTAATTGCTGCTTGTGGAATAGCTCGAAGTGAAGCTTGCGTACGTTCACGCAACGCTTGTGTTTGTTGTAGTTTTTGAGCCTCATTGAGATTGCGGTTATTCTTAATTTCCTGCAAACCAATTTGATACTGACTAGACACACCCGCACGTTGTACTTCGATCTTTTGATTGATCGTTTCACCATGTCGGCGTAAGTCTTGCGCCCGCACTTGATCGTTATTACGACCAAGGTCGCTCATAATTCTGGCCTCTTCTTTTTCGAGGGCAGCTAATTCACGACGACGCTTATCTAAGTGCGCTTTTGGCGCTTCACTCACAGAATAACCCAGGTAGCCACCAGTCTCTCGACCTACGCCTTTACGACTAATCTCACCCTGAAGTTTAGCCTTCTTAACCTTAATTTCATCCAGACGCTCGCGGAAGCGTTCTGCGTTTGCGAGTGTATATATACCGTTCGCCATGTTACGAGCAGCATCAGCGGCTCGATCAGCAGAGCTAGCGAATGCACCAGCAGCGGAAGCAGCAGAGAACAGTAGACCAATGATAATACCCACCGGACCAAGTGCAAAGTTTACCGCCATACCAAAACCACGTGCGGCGGTAGCGGCAATACCAGTTGCGATACTAAATGCGGTTTTTTTAGCGGTCGAAGCGGTCGTAGCTACACCTAAACGCGTCTGTGCTGCGGTTTGAGCAGCAAGAGCAGCAGTTAGGTTAGCTTCAGCAGCAGCGAGTTGTCTTGCGCTCCCTGAAGCAGCAGCTTTAGCTCGTGCGTTCAATGCGATCATTGCATTGTTATTAGCGATAGCCTTCGCTTGTGAGATATACTGACCAGTTTCGAAGTCTCTAAAACGACCAGCCACTTTACCTTGATTAAGCGCAGCTTGTGCGGCAAGCATTTTGCCACGGATAGCCTTTGCGGTAATACCATGATAGTTTGCGTTGATACCAAGCTGACGAGTTTCAATCTGAAGCTGGGCGATCTTTTGTTGAGTAGCAGTAATCTCAGACCTGATAGCGGTTACACGCTGACCAGACAAGATGTTCGCGCCGCGTTGTTGCAACTGTATCTTCTGGCCCCAGGCGACCATACCAGCAGCCGGACCTTGCGTGGCGGTCATCGCTTTACCGATGTTACCGAGAGATAGCGTTGCGCCTGTGCCAAGCGTCAGGAAGTAACCTATAAGCTTCTGCGCTTGCACAAGCAAGAAACCAGATACGATCACCTGTACAAGAGCGCCGATTTGGTTACGCCATTCGATCACCCACCGGATAGCCCCAGCGATTGCGTTTGCGATAGCACCAACAGATCGACCAAGATCAGCCATAGCTTCTTTAGCTTCGGTTGATTGCAGAGCTTGGTTAAGGTCTTTCAGGTTGTCCGCAATAGTTGAGAACAAACTTCCTTCGCGCTGACCAGTCGAACCATCCATTTCATCGAACAAGCCTGTGAAGCTATTGGATAGCTCTAGCATATTCGTCGAAACAATAGCCATCTGACCATTGAAGGTATCTGCCAAACGCTTACCAGCACCAGCATATTTCAATTCGAATTCTTCAAAGAGTGCTTGTAGTGCCGGCGCAGCTTCGACTTTACCATCGGAAACAGCTTTTACCAACTCGCCGACAGATACGTTCATTGCGCGAGCCATGTCGAACATAGCGGTCGGAACAGCTTCACCCAACTGCTGACGCAATTCTTCCATAGAGATAACGCCCTTACCAGCCATTTGTTGAATAGCGATAGAGGCACGGTGGAAGGTATCAGACGTACCACCAAACGCGGACACTGCGTCTACGAGAGAGCGCAGCGAACCATCGGTAGGGTCGAGACCAGCAGATTTCATTTTAACGAAGGAGTCGGATAGTGATTGAACCGCGATACCAGAACCACGCGACATTTTGAACAATTCGTTCAAGTTGTTACGAGCTTCTTCGTTACGGCCAAATTCGGTAGTTGCAGCGGAAAGACCCTTCATCAGAACGGTCAAACGTTGAACCTCGGCAGACTGCTTTACCAGAGCGCCGACCCAACCTACGGCAATGTCACGCACGTTTAGCAAAGCTAGACGAACGTTACCAAGTACCAGAACATAATCACGGAGTTTTTGGAGAGGGGTGGACATTTGCCGACCAGCACGGTCAAAACTATTGCCCATCCCTCTCATCGATTTGGAAGTACGGTCTACGCGCCCTTGCAACGTCTTAGTTACATTAGCAGCGCCGCGCATGCGACCAGAGTAACGACCGGAGTCGAGGTCGAGTACAACTGTTAGTCTACGACTAGCCATCTTCCTTGTCTACTTCCTGTCCAAACTGAGCGGCTAATTGCTGGAACTTCTCTTCATCGAAGATCGCTTCAGCGTGCGCTGGATTACCAATACGTTCTTTCAAACTGCTTATGTATGCTCTAACACCATCAGCATCTTGACTATTGGACATGGACAGGGATTGAAATAATCGTAACTCGTCGTCCGCTTTTAGCCTGTCAATCTGCTTCTGGAATGACCAGAACATTTTTACCGGCATTGATAGAACATCATTCCATTTCATACCGTATTCACGACAGATGCGAGCGACGAAATATGGGAAGTCGATAGTCTTTAATCGTCTTCCCGTTCCACGTTTCCCGACGCTTCACCGTCAGTGCTTTCGACACCTTCGGCGCCTTGAGAGGCATCGTCGTTAATCTTTGCGGAGACTTCATTCAGAAACCCGAAGATCGCGAATAGCTTCGCAACGGGAAGCTCATTGACCGGAATGGTTGGGAAGTATTCGCTGACAGACGTTTTAAGCAAGGTTACTACCTTCGCCATATCATCGTCATCAACTTCTTTACCCTCGGCTTTTGCTCTTTCCGATTCAGCTTCAAGCTCAGAAGCCCGCTTTTGTTGTTCGATGAATTTATCGACAGTCAAAGTAGCCATTCTATGCTCTTTGCCATCATGCTTAATCGTGATATCGCTTTCCGTTTCCAGATCATCCAGATTCAGATAGCGAGGACCGTTTTCTTCAGACATATAATGAATTCCTAATTATGAATACGCGAGGGTTATATCCCAAACCCCCGCGTATGTCAATTAGGGTTAAGGAGCAACAACAGTTGGGTCACCAAAGGTCAGAAGCTCGTCAGTGTCCAGATCAACGTAGCCTTGGAATTCAAGTGCGAAGACGCGCTGGTCGTCGTGCTTGAACGCGAAAGACATATCGCCTTTTGCCATTGCGAGACCAACAACAACGTCGCGGCTCTTATCGGCAACATCACGCTCTTTAGGGTGCAGAACCAGAGGTCCAGCTAGTGCGCGAAGGGAAGTACCAACAGCAGAATTGATGACAAGTTTCTTGTCTGGACCATTAACAACCAGCGAGACGCCAGGAAATGCAGCAGCGAATTTGTCCAGATCGTTTTCAGCAAGAGGAACCTTAACCATGACCGAACGACCCTTGATGTACTGGTTCAATACAGTATCACCAAACTGGTCAGCGGTAATGTCAGAAATTTCAGTTGCAAATTCAACTTCGACGCCACCCTTGGTCAGACCAAGGTCAGTGCCTTTGAAAGATACGGTGCATGGACCGAGTTCGAGATTGTCGTACGACATGATAGACTCCTAATAGAAAAAATTCGTTATCAGGCATGATACCACAATCATTCGACGATATCCATACCCTTTGTCTATTTTTCTCCGAAATGAATGCGTACAAGCATTGAAAACTCAACTTCGTCGGCATCATTACGTGGGTACATGATTGGTTTCGTACGCGGAAACATCTTAACCACCGTAAGATCAGTGGTCTCGACGTGGTTTTGAAATAGAATTTCGAAGATCGCTTCTGCCCTTTCAGAGCCCACTTGTTCGTCAGGGTCGCGAATGATTATCTGAAAATTGGTTTGATACCAGTCGGGCAACTCTTCATTGACCGCGTGACCCAAAAGAGGGTCTTTAAGCATAATACCCCGATTTACGTCAGCCGGCAGAGTACCGATGAAAATGTCAGTACCTAACGTGCCTTTACCTTCGGTTTCGAGTAGCGCCGCTACATAATCTAAATGTTTCATCGCAACAATTCTCCTAACGCTTCATCCAACATATCGTCGAATTCATCTTCATACTTTGTTAGCGCACGTTCGAGAAACAGCGGACCAACATCATTACCTCTACCAGCCTTATCGCGTGAAGCTGGACCCAACGACCACGAAAAGTCATCATGCAACCATTGTGCGTAAGCATCAACATTCACACCACCGACAATACCGCCAACTACGACAGTTGCAGTTAATCGCCGATCATCGGCGTATTGCTCTTCAACCTTGTGTGAGCGCTCCAATTCATGCCCAGGTGGGTCTGTCTTGTTGCGCCCCTTCCAATCAACAGGCGCATTCTTCTTCGATTGCTCCATAACAAGCTTCGAGACGCGACGCATATTGCGCAGAGCCCTCTTACCTACCAATTTACCCTCGCGATTGAATGTGCCGGCAAGTCTGCCGGCAGAATCACCTTTGAAATATAATCTAGCCATCGACGTTCAACTCGTCACGGATATCACCAGTCAATTCATAGTGGTCTAATTGACCACACACGTCGATACGCGGGTGAATACCAGTAATCTCCATGAACCGATCTAAGAAGCGAATAACATCACCCTCGACCGTCTTGATTGTTTTCGGCAGCAACAGCATAATCGTTGCTTCTTTTTGCTCGGCGGCGCCACGGCTCGAAGAGCTATCAGCACGCACCGATGTACTTTCAACGTCGCGGTTGGCTCGAACGACCGCCAAAGGGATGCGACTTGGTGCAACGAATGTCTCTTTGCCAAATTTGTTCCTTTGCGCTTCTTTCCTGTACAGGAAACCATGCGTATTTGGTCTAAACATACTGTTACTCCATAGCTATCTTTAGCTGAGCTTGCGATGACGGGTGAAACACTTCATCTTTGATATCCTGATAACTCGGTACATTGGTCACGTCAGGCGATATAGATATTTCAGCACCGTGCCACTTATAGTCAACGTTCGGGTGGTCGATGAAAAGCGTACTATACCCCAATTCGGCTGCTGTTGCCATATAAACTTCGTTGTACACGTTTAGCAGGTGTGATCGATACGTGGAACGAATATGCTTACTCGACTTATATCGCCGACCAATTCTATCGACGAATTGAAACTTCGGGTTGATATCGTTCTCTTGAATGACGGCGGCGACGGCAGAGATACGACTGCGATTACCTACGCGTTGGTATAGATCGACGCGTTGATATGTTTCTTGCAAACCCTGCATCATTGCAAAGGTATCACGACGCGCTTGCGCATCAATGATAGAAACCGTGTAGAACGCTGCTTGAAAGATAAAATCAGCAAAGTGGTCTGGTATCACGTCTGGTGTCTGGTTTGCGTCTGACATAGCGTCTGAGTACGCTAAGCGAGCTATATCAGCGCTGTCATCATTCAATTCAGCGTGTTCGGTATTCTGAAAGCGTTGAAATTCACCACGAGACACCGATAGTGCTTCTTGGCGACGTTGGTCGAAGGATATTTCGTCATTGAGAACGCGGATAGTTACTTCAAACTGAGACCTGAGAACATTCAAAAAGCGACCGTACCTACTAACCGACTGTTCGGCTAATTCTGTGATCTTGAAAATCATGCTCTTGCAATATCCACTCTTAAAGTAATGTAGCCCTTAACTTCGTCATACGCCTGCCGACTGATTGGGAGATTAAGGTACGGGGTTGAACGAAAGAACATAGAGCTTTCACCAATAGTCTCGGAGATAATGCCTTCAGCACGTTTCTTGCCGATAGGGTCACCACCGAGAAGGTTATTGGCTTCTTGCATCTGTGCACGTTTCATGCAGCGACGGAAGTCTTTGTTCGAATCGTTCCAATCAGCGACCGTAGCACGCTGAAGGTGAAAATAGCTTTTGGTGTATAGCTCGTCTGTATGCACGTGATTGAAACGTGATACGCCAGGAACCTTGAAGCGAATACGACTCAGGTGAGCGAAGGCTTGCCTCATAGCGGCTGCACGTACATCAACATCGACGTTTGCATCCCAACCATCAAGAGAGCCGAATTCGGTGCGCATCGCTAGAGCTTCCGCGTAACTCATGCACGAATTGCCCATAATTTCGAGCGGATTGTTGTTAACGATCAAGAAATAATCCCGAACCTCAACAATGTCGCTATCATCCTGTGTAATGAAAACGACAACCTCACGACCTTCGGTATTCTCTTCGATAGTGATAAACTGCTTATCAATCTCGATTGAAACGGAAGACTCGTTAGTACCGTACCCACTCACCGAACCAGTCGTAACTTCTTCGCCCGCTTGGTCATATAGAGCCCAGGTGGCAGACACGCCAGGGATTGCAGCCCCAGCGTCGTCTACGGTAGCGATTGTCAGACTGGCATCAGTACCAGCAGATACATTGGTCGTCATTATTCAGCCAACTTCTTGTTTTGTGCTTCGATGATTTCATCGATCATTTCGGCGATAGCACGACCTTTGACGCCGTGTACTTCACCGATTTCACGCAGACCTGCGATACCATCGTTAGCAGCGATTGCTTCCAACTCTTCGCGGGTATAGACGATATCAGCTTCCTCGTCTACTTTTTTCTCTTTCGCGGCTTCGAGAGCTTCAGCGGCTTTTTTCGCGTCTTCCTTCTCAGCTTCGATCAGCTTTTCTTTTTCGACTTCAGCAGCGGCTTCAACGTCTTCACGTTTGATAGCAACTACAGCGGGTGCGATTGGTTTATCGTGCATCAACCGCGCAATAACCGCTGGACCAACTTGCTCGCCGGTCTCAGCGTCTTGAATCATAACCGAAGAGCCAATTCGAGCAATAATCCGAGGGTGAAGGTCTTCTACAGATACACCGTCTTTGAAGATGGCGCCTGGACCCATTTGACCAGTGAATGTCTCCCAGCCTTTAGATACGATACGTACTTTCATAATATACTCCTGATAAAAAAGAAGGGACAGAGCCGAGCCCTGCCCCTTCGGGATTTCGTTAGTGATCGACCAACACTTAGATGTTGGTGATACCTGCCAACCGAGCCAGAGACTTGGTGGACTTCAGAGCAGTACCGCAGTACCACTTCAGACGGTAACGATCAGCGTCTTTCTTTTCGAGTGGGCCGAGAGCCTGTACCCGAATACCAGCAGATGGGCCGCCGAACATGCCGTGAAGGCCGTCCGCTTCGTTGAACCGGACTGCATAGATCGAACAAGTGTCGGTCGCAGAACCCAGGTCTTCATCGCCAGGAAGGAAGTCGTTAATCAGGATTGGAATGCCGCGATAAGCAGGAACGGTGATGTTCGAGTGGTTCGGCAAAGTGATATGCTCAGGCATCGTACCACCAAGTGCACGTTGTGCAGCAAGAACAGCGTCGTGAGTACCGCCACGCATAATCAAAGCATCGGCGCCCATTGGAACCATGCGCATCAGCGTATCGATACGTTCGAAAGTCAGAGCTTCACCATCAGTACCAGCGTTTAGAACCTGACCAGCGTCACAAAGAGTTGCGAGACCGTCGAATTCTTTCGCAGACACACCAGAGTCGCCGATTGCGAGGGTGCGTTGGAACTTCCGGCGCATACCTTTTGCTTTGGCTGCAATCTGAATTGCAGTCTGGTCGTTGGTGTCATCCATCGTTTCGTCGAGGAAGTTGTCGATATCTACGTCACCAGCAAGGATGCGCAGCTTGGCAACGATTTCGTCGAAGTCGGCAGCGCCTTCTGGAACGTCATCATATGGGTCCAAGAATTCAGCTTCGGAAAGCGTTTTCTCGCGGTTATAGACATAAGCCTTACCAACGATTTTCTTAAACGGCATGAGCGCGAACATCGCATCACGGTCGATAATTTCTTCAATGACGCCCTGTTCGAGAACGTTGTTGGAAAGCTTTTCAGCTTCAGCACGTAGCAATGCCATGATCGGTAACTCCTAAAAAATATCTTCAAAAAATGTTTCGTTGGCACATAATAGCAAAAAGTTTAGGACATGGCAACGCCTATCCTAAACTTTTTTGCAATTAACTGTTGCGAAGGTTCTTAATACCCTCGGCTAAACGACTGTGACGGTCGGATGCAGCCTGTTCAGCTTTACCCTTTTCAGTCTTCGTATCGCCGCCTGGTTTCGCTTTTGTTTTCAGCAATGTGTCTTTATCGGGGTCTGCGTTGACCACTTTCGATATTGCGTCGTTGAACGAAAGTGACTTGCCCTGCGAGTCCATCACGCGAGCGCGACCATCAACACCTGCCGGCGAATCATATACAACAATGTTGCCTTCTTCGAATTCGACAAGATCGGAATATAGCTTTTCAGCTTTCGCGGGTGTCAGAATAGTTTCTTCAGAAAGAAACTGCGAGTTGGAAAATGCAACAGAGATAGCAGCGGCGTCGGCAGCAGCTTGAGCTTTGTCAGCCTTCGCTTGAGCAGCGTCGCGTTCATCGGTGAGGGTTTTCATTTCAGCTTCGCGCTCGGCTTGCTGAATTTCGGCTAGCTTGGCGAAGTCACCTTCGGCTTTTGCCTTAGCCTTCTCGGCATCTTTCGCTGCTTTTTCAGCATCAGCCAATTTCTTCGCATCAGCTTTCGCCTTTTCAGGGTCGATACCTTCGAATTCTTTCAGCTTGGCTTTTTCAGCATCAAGCTCGGCTTGAAGAGCTTCCAGCTTCTTCTGCTCTTCAGACTTGTTCTTGTCAGCTTCAGCTTTTTCTTTAGCGGCTTTCTCAGCGGCTTCTTTTTCAGCAGCTTCCTTCTCAGCAGCTTTGTCGGCTGCTTCTTTTTCAGCGGCTTCTTTAGCTGCGGCTTTCTCAGCGGCTTCTTTTTCAGCAGCGGCTTTTTCGGCAGCGGCAGCTTCAGCGGCAGCTTTCTTTTCTTCGTCAGTCATAAAAACACCTTGTCTTGATTTGTATTACCATTTCAGGGCAATATACAACACAAATGGCGCCTTGGCAACCCTATTCCTCTTTATCGCCCTCTTTGCGGTTCTCACCTTGAGTATTCTTCTTGCCAGGAACAGGCTTATCTTTCGTCGAGTCCATAGTAGGTGGTGGACCGAACTGATCTTCATCAATCTCCAACCATTCGTCTTCGATATCCTTGTGAATATCCTTGATTTCTTTTTCTTCAGCCTGCGGGAACATCTTCTCGCCGAGACGTTTCATCTGTTGTTTGCGAATAGACTTCGGTGCGTTCATTACAGATAGACGCTGTGCATTATCCATTTCATCAGCGAGGTTACGCACGTCGAAAGTTTGCGGATAGGTCACGAAGTTTTCTGTATCTTGCAATTCAGCGTTCTTACCATACCAAGCGTTCACGATACGAATCATGTTATGCTCAATAGTTTGCAGCGACCGTGCTTTTGCAGCTAGCATAGCGTTTAGACGCTCAAAATCGTATGCTTTCGCAACACCAGAGCTATTATCGATACCAGCAGCGTTGTCTTCTTTTGTACGCTCGCCAGCCATACCGATAGAGTGATAAATCTCACCGACGATCTTAGAGACCGCTCGCATGATGATATCAGCCTGTTTAACGTCCGGCGAAATGAATTCAGGCGCGACACCACCTTCAGCATTGTAGGCGAAGACACGCTTCGTACCCATCTGTTGAATGTGGTTCATCTGATCGGCGTAACCATCGTCGTCATCGTCACCATCCACGATAGCTTCGCTGGGAAGCAAACCCTGATACGGGATAGCAAGCTGCGAGAACGTTTGGTCCTGAATAATCACGTCGAGGTTAGACAGGTAGTTTGCAACAGCACGGTCCAAGTACGCAACGTCTTCAATCAATGCGTTAGCGGAATATAGATCGTCGGTTGTAATGTGATCGGCTGGAAACACCGGAACAATGCCCAAGTTTGTTTCTTTGATACTTGATTGGTCCAGGCTGAAAATCTTTTCACCAGAGGTTTTATCTTCGCTTATGACAGCCGTATATTCTTTGGTCCAGATACGGTAGCGTTGCTTTACGCCACCAGAATTTTCAAGCGGAGAACCCGACTCGCGGTAAAACTCAACATTGACCATCCATTCAAGCTCACCATCGTCATCGTACTCGAAGTCGTACACGTCTTGCGGCTTCAGGAAATACGCGTACGTACGACCCTTAGAAGCTTTGCGATCTGCTTCGGTTACAACGTGTTCTGGAATGTTGTTATCGACGACAACCCAAATACGACCGAACGTTGAAGTCCAGGCGGAAATAGTATTCATCAAATCTTCGATTGGGCGCTTCAGCAAAGTAGACGCGCCCCAAAAATCACTGACATGCTGCGGAAGCTCTTTCTTACGCTCAATCGAGCCTTTGAAAACATATTTGTTCACCAAAGACACAACTTCCCGACTGTGCGGGAAGCGGTAAGCGCGTTCTTTACGCTTTTCGAATTCCTTGTGACCCTCTTTGTGATAGGTAAAGATATTCGAATCAATCCAATCACGACCACCCACGTACGAAAGCTCCATGAACTCCCAGTGGTCATGTTTATCCTGATAATCAGGATGGCGTCGCTCGATCAGATTCTTCAATTGATCGTGACCGGCTGCTTTAAGTTGGCTAAGTTGAATTGTCATCGCGCCAGTATACCTCAATTAGAAATTATAGCCAATCATTTTCTTGAAACGTTGACCGTACAGATAATGGATGGGATAACCTAAAGCATCAGCCATGTGTTCCATACCCATTGACTTATCAACGACAGGCGTACCAGACTTGTACATGGTTTGCTCCATCGACGAAATCAAATGCTTACAGCGCTTATCAACAAACATCTTTGGCGTACCATCAGCACTCATCCACATACCATTGACGGTAGCGATACGATCTGACACCAAAGGGTGTTTCTTCTTATATATGAGCTTCTTATACCCGCGTTGTCTGAAAATATCAAGATCGCTTTCACCCCGCGATGATGATCTATTACCGCCAGCAGGGTCGGGGTAGATTGTGATTTGCTTGCGCTGCTTGAAATACTTACGGTCTAGCTCTTCACAGGTTTCAACCACGTTCGAACTCGGCAGGTAAATTTCATCAACAATCCACACGTCACCGTTTGGTTGCTGTTGCATAATCACCGAAGACATTGGGTCCACGTTAAAATCCTGTCCGACGATAATTGGTAACTTCGGATTGAATGGATATTTACCAACATGAATTCCACGTTCGAATGTATAATACACACGACCGGACATTGTTTCGAACGACGCTTCGAATTCCTGACGAAAGGTTTTAGGGTCAAGATGCTCGCGAGCGTAATCAATCTCGGATGGCGGGATGAACGGCGACATGATCGTCGGGAACTGCCAGGAAGCCCACTTACCAGACAGCCTATTCTTTTCATCCTGACCTGACTCGTACATTTCGTAGAAGTGGTTGAACGACTTAGGCGTGCCAATACAAACCATCTTACCGCGAGTGTTGGTTAGCGTCGGGTAAAGAACCTTATCCCAAATCTCAGGTTTGAAGTCCTGATATTCGTCAAGCACGATGAAATTAACACCACGACCACGCAGCGTATCACCACGGTCGGCGCCTTTAAGCTGAATGACCGAGCCGTTAATCAATCGAATTTCAAGTCGCGTTTCGTGCGTCTTCGCAATCCAACTATCTGGCAGGGCGTCCAGCAAATCATCCCACATAATCTCACGTGCCATGCCGAATGTTGGTGCAATGTACCAGATTAGTTTTTTGCCGGCGCCACGTGCTGCGCGAATAATCTCGGTACGCGCAAGGTGCGTTTTACCGAAACGACGACCAGCTACAAGCACACGGAAGCGAGCCCTAGATCGAAAGACCTGTGCTTGCGCCCCGTGGAGCTTTATATCGATATTTGGCATGCTGTAATGAGCCATTGCGCTTACTCGTCTTCACCTTCCTCGTCATCTTCATCATCTTCCGAGATAATCGATTGCAGATACTCGTCTTCGTTGGCTTTCTGAATAGCTTCCAACTCTTTGTTGTCGTATTCACCAACGTTCAAGTCAGGCAGCAGACCATCGTCGTCGCCCAGCAATTCGTCAATACGTTCGATATCCCAACCCTCTTTGCGAGCGCGTTCGATAATGACACCAGCGTTTTTGATAGCGATAAGATCAGCGTTCACGACAGACAGGTTGCCGCTCTTGTCAGCAGCAAGCAGTTTCTTCATCGCAATACGTGCGAGCGCATCGTTGTACGCGGAATACTGGTCGCGCTTCACATTCGCTTTCTTCAAGCGGGCATCGCGGGCTTCTTTCGCAGCATCGGTGGTCTCTTCCATAACCTCAGACAACCGCGATTGACCTTTCACACCACGTCTGTTAAAACCTTGATAGATCGACTGACGCGTAACACCGTGCATGTCAGCAATCTCTTGAATAGACTTCTCGCCGCGTTCGAAGAGTGTTTGAGCTTCAGCCCAGTCAGAAGGTGTAAGTGTTTTACTCATAGTCGTAACTCCGAGAGATTTCATATTCGGTTTCTAGGTCAGAATATTCTAACACCGTAGGACTCATAGATGAAAGTCCTAAGTGAAAGTAGAGAGAAAAAACCGCGTTTCTTACCTTTCGAAGAAAGGTATAAAAGACAGAATCATAATCTGAATCTTGAATCATATTATCTAACCTATAAGTTATATTATATATATTATTTACGCGCACGCGTAAGGGAATCGATTTCGGTCTAACTGGTCGGCAGGTTCTCAGGTCTAATCATATCCGCACCAAGCTTTGTAATCTCAAACGTTCGGCGTGATCTGCTATTTCGAATTACCTTCGCACCATCTTCAATCAAGCCGTGAGTGAACATGTGTCGGAGAGAACACATCATAGCACCGCGAGTTGTTCCTGGCGCTGTACAGTCGATTAACTGATACACGTCAAGAGCCGAACCATCGGTGTTTCGCTTGACAAGAGCTTTGAGAATGCGTATTTGTTTGCTCGTCATCAAGACACTACGCTTCTTGTCATCCAATGCTTTCATCAAACGAATCCTCTATTTGTCTCCATGTCCACACTCCCGCACCGAACAAGAATAATATCTCGAATAAGGTCATTTTACCACCATCTTCTTTCCAACCGCTTGATTATCAAACCACGAAATCGGAATAACTTCTGGTAGGTCTTCACGACCAACATCAGGATTGACATAAACACCGTACAATGGACTAGCCAAAACCATCTGCTGTAAAGAGCTAACGCAATCACGCATAGTCATCCGTTCAACCCTTGCTTCACCAACTCCACCTAGGCTTTTACCCGTCTTCTCCAAGGCGCTATTCGCTAGGTAGAATTTCTTAGTCGCCGCTTCGATGGCGTCTCGTTCGACCTGATCTTTAGACGACCACTCGTCCAATATCTGTTCTAGGTCGGCGGGGTTACTCTCGAAAGTGCTGCGAAAGAATTTAAGGCCGACTTCGTACTTGTTTGATCGCATAGGTTTTACGAACCTGAAACCAGCCTTGTGAGCGAACAGATTGTACTTCGACATTGAGCTTTGAATTTCAATGTAACGCTTGCCTTCCATCCGGCTGGCGATATTCGTAAACCGTTGAGCAAGTCCAGCACCGCGATACATGGTATCAACCACGACGCGAGCCACAACAGCCATGTTTGCGTTAATCCATTTCATTCGATATTGGTTGGTCAGCTTTGTGTCCTGACCAGTTGGTTTGATCTTCGGAAATAACACATGGCGCTCTTTCAACAACAACTTCGGTGATGCCATTACCAGACAACCGATCAACTCCCCATCAAGCTTTAACGTGAAGTGGTGCGAACCTGCCGGCAGCTTGCCGGCTTGTTTGTAGTGTAGGTCTTCTAACTGACGCCAATCCTCAATGGTTCCGCGTTGCACAGTCATATCACCTACGAGCCCAAGCACGGGCTCCATAGTGGTTCGGTCAACTTCCCACGGGTGATCGTCTTCGATCAGAATTTGATGCTCGAAACTATCCATTCTTAATCTCGATACGGTCGTTATAGCGCTTGGTCACCTGAATATTAGGCGCCAACTCACCGACCAAATCTTTGTGTGTCGTGGCGACCATCAAAGTCTTACCATTGCGGCGAGCAGTCTTCGCTAGGTTGAAGGCTACCAGCTTCGCGGTAACACGGTCGAGAACAGCACCGAATTCATCTGCTACCCAAACGTCTGCATTCGCTTCTACAAGCTTAGCGAGACGAAAACGGTACTTCTGACCATCTGATAGCTGCTTTGGTGATCTAATGTACAGATACGCGTCATTTAGACCTGCAAACGACAGTAAGCGCATTGCATCTGCGAGTGAGTCACCAATCTGGTCGATTAGTGGTTTGTCCTCAAACTCAATATCGTCGATATTCATAACCGACTTGCCGGCAGCTTCTAAGCCGGCGACAGCTTCGCGCAGCAACACCGACTTACCGGAACCAGACTGTCCCTCGACATAAACGATATCACCGTCATTGATTTCCAATTCGACTTCATCCAGAACGACAAACTCGTGATCTTCCATACCGAGCCCAAAGGCTTCTGCAACCTTGATAACTCGCGGTGATCGTTCAACCTTGCTGTTGAATGATTTATTGAGCGTAAGTTTCGTCATAGATTATCCTCATAAATTCGCTGCTTCAGAATATCCAACCCACCCATGAAAGTGGCGCTGTACTCCGAAGCTGCACCTGAGAATACGGTAGTGACGTTAGTAAGCTCTCGATTCATACCGTGACGGTGGCCCATCACGATAGCGATACCTACGCATTCGTCTTTCTCGACCGCTTCCTTCAATTCTTCGAGCGTTTTCAGTGTACGCTCCTTCTCGATCTGGAAATATTCATCGTCGAGACATTTGTCAGTTGGGCGACCAGTCCATATATCATGGACATTGCTTGGTTTTTCTTCAGGTTCGGCCATTGCACCACTCCACGAATGCTTCTGCACCCTCTTTCCCTGTCTCAGCTTCAATATCAGCCATAAATCGGCGAACATCTTTAGAAGCTGCAATTGGGATTGAATTGAAACCCAGGACTTTGACGATCTTCTCTTCCGAGGCGTCAATCTCTTCAACCTTGTCTTTCGAATCTTGCTCCTGAAGGTCAATGTCACCTTCAAGATCGTCAGCGAAAGCACCAAGGTCAGGCTCGCCCACGTCTTCGATAAACATTTCAACTTCGTTATCATCCAAGAAGGCATAAACGTCAACATCGTCTGCTTTCGACAGGCGTTGCAACTCTTCAGCCATATAATCGGCGTCGTATTCAACAGACGAAGTTTTGTTGTGTGCGATACGTGCCGCATCAGCTTGGTTTCTCGACAAGTTTTTGGCGCACTTCACTGGAACCTTCTGCCAGCCCAATTCTGTGACAGCCTGCCAACGACCATGACCGGCGATAATCACGCCTTGCGCATCGACGATGATCGCATCATACAATCCATCTGCCTTGATTGACTTGGCGAGCTTCAACACGTGTGCATCACTGTGCACTTTGGTATTACGCTCGTACGGTTTGAGGTCAGATACATTCCACTGTTCGATTGGCAATTCTGCCAAGTTATATGGGTCTACTTTAGCGGTCATATTTATCTCCGTTGAAAAAGTCGTCGATACCTTCAGGGTCTTCTTCCTCGAAGAATTCACCTGAGTCGCATTGATTACAAATGCGCTTGCGGTTAAAGTTTTTGCACGTAAGACATTCAGAGAATTTCGGTTCCTCTTCGTCTTCATCAATGTAGTTACTCATTATCGAGTTGTCCGATCAGATATTCGAGGGCGTCACCAGCATTGGTAAGATCGTCCTCTTTGGTGAAGCCTTGCTCTTTCATCGTCTTCTTGATTATCGCCGAAATGCCCGCCGCGCCCGCAACTGATACACGATACCGCATCAACTGGTGGGTGCGTTCAGTCTTTTCTGGCGCTTCTTCATTATCCTTCTTCTCTTCTTCGATTTCTGGCTCGTCTAAATCAAGCTCTTCGATTTCAACAGCTAAGGAAGCTGTTATAGCTTCCATATCTTCAGTTGTCCATGGCATAATATCTTCGACTACATCTGCATCCATGTCTTTCAGGATTTCGTACAGCTTTGAAGAGTCGTCGATACCATACCGAGCGTTGTCGGCGAGACTGATTTCCTTCGCTTGATCGTCGGAGATTTCACCAAGGTTGATGACTGGAATTTCGCTGAGACCTAGCTCTGCTGATTGCTCGGCTCTATGGATGCCACCCAGGCATTCCAGGGAGCCGTCTGTGAGTGTGCGTACAACAATCGGTTTGAAAAGACCGTTACGCTCAATCGATTTGCGCAACTTCAATTCATTCTCGTGGCTAACAACGTTTGAATTCCAAGAGTTTGGCTTTATCAAACGTGGGTCGATTTGTTCATAATTCATGCAATATCCTCGTATGTGCGGAGAATATACACCATATTCTCCGCAATTGGAAGCCCTATATTACCAAATGTGGTAATATGCTTCGCGACAAGGTGAATACAGTAATACTTGCAAAGCTTGTCTTGTAGTGGTAATATGCGCGAATGACTAAAGCACGTCTCCTACACTCAGCAGTTGCCGGTAAGGTCGATGGTATCGATGACCCGACAAAGTTTGCTATTAAAGAAGCTCTCTCGTACAAGATCGAGGGCTCCGAGTTTGTTGGTAACGGCTCCTGGGACGGCTTCTCAGACCTGTTTGATTGGTCGAGCGGCAAATTCCCAGCAGGTTTCGTACCTACCGTCATTAACGTTTTGAAGCAAGCTGGTGTCGAGTTTGACTATCACCGTAAAGCGCTACCAACCCCACTGGGTCCGATGCCCACGCCGGATGAGCCTTTGGTTGATGAATTCCCAGCAGACGATGATCGCGAATATCAATTCAAGACTGTGCGCACGTTAGAGAAGCATGGTAGCATGATCGCACGTATCGCGACTGGTGGTGGTAAATCACGCGTCGCTGCGCTGTGTATTAAGCGCATCGGTCGCAAGACGATGTTTATCACGACGCGACAGGTGTTGCTGTATCAAATGGGGAAGTCGCTGAAGAAAAGCGGCTTCAAGTGCAGCTACATCGGCGATAGTCAGTGGGACACGTCTGGTGACGTGGTGCTGAGTATGGTGCAGACGTTGCAACAGCGCATTGCTGATTATGAGCCTGATTATTACAAACAGACCAAGCAAGAAATTCAATTAGGCGCCGCAGCACATCAAGAAAAGAAGGATGAAGCTTTAGACTTCTTGTCTTCCATCGAATTCGTGATCGGTGAAGAGGCACACGAAAGCTCTGGCGGCGGTTACTATCTGGTCTTGCAGAAATGTAAGAACGCACCGTATCGGCTTGCGTTAACGGCAACGCCGTTAATGCGAGACGCTGAAAGTAATATGAAGTTGATTGGTTCGTTCGGACCTATTCGTATCGACGTATCTGAAGAGCAGCTTATTAAATGTGGCATTCTCGCAACCCCGATATTTAAGTATGTCGATTGTAAAATGCCAGATCGTCTGCGTCGAGGTACAGCGTGGCAGAAAGCCGAAGATGTTGGTATTATCTCGAACCACTTACGCAATAAGCACGTGTGTGCTGAAATCATTCGGGCTTCCAGGTTCGGACTGCCTGGTTTAATCCTTATTCAGAAACGCAAGCATGGTAAGATACTGCATGAAATGTTGCAGCAAGCCGGACTGCGTGGTGCTTTCATCTTTGGTGAGAGTAACAAAGATAAGCGGCAAATATCACTTGATATGCTCGCTTCAGGTGAATTCGATTATGTGATCGGCTCCACCATTCTCGACGTTGGTGTTGACGTGCCGGCAGTGGGTATTTTGGTACTCGCTGGTGGTGGCAAGGCTGAAGTCGCTATCAGGCAGCGTATCGGTCGTTGCTTGCGTAGAAAATCAGTTGGACCGAATGTAGCTCTAGTGGTAGACTTTATCGATAGAACGAACAAACACCTTATCAAACACGCTAAACAACGAAAGGCGATTGTAGACCAGACGCCAGGATTTGTTGAAGGTGTGTTGAAGCCTGGTGAGGACTTTGATTATGCTAACATAGGCTTCAAGAGGCGAACGACATGAAACTACCAATTCCATTACAGCTGAAAACAGTCACAACGAAAGTATCAGCAGAGTCTTGGGCGCAGGTTCAAGAGCTTGCGAAGAAGCATAGCTTCCGCATCAGCGACGTACTTGCGGCGAGCATCATTCTTGCCGAAGAGAAGCAGATCGTTGAATTGCTGGAACGTCAACAGAAAGTCATCAACCGTTTACCTAAGCCATTGCTTGGTATTCTTCGTAACGAAGAAAAGCTGTCTGACGAAGATAGGGAAATGCTAATCGCCGCTCTAAAGCGTAAATAAGCTCTTGCGTTCTCGTTAATCACTTGCTAGTAAGTTGGTAACGAAACGAAAACGGAGTGAATAAATATGCTTGAACTAATGAGCGCAATGGGGGTTATTCTCCTTCAGCGCACACCACTAATCAACCGCCTGAATTGCGTTCGCAATGCCGGTACGGTTCAAGGCGCATTGAGCGTCATCAATAAAGCGCTCGCGAAGCTCGAAAAAGTCGAAGCTCGCAATGCAGCCGCAGCAGAACGTACCGAGCAAAGCATTGTGTCTTTGCAAGATCGTCGCGCTTCGCAACTGGCTGAAAGCGCTACAGCAGCGAAAGTCAAAGGTAACCTTGCGAAACTGGTTGAGTAATCACCAGTGAAGAAAGTTATTGGCTTTTGCGGTTTTCCGCAGCACGGTAAATCAACCGCGCAGGATTACCTACAATCGGAATATGGTGTTGCGAAGCTCGACGATTCAGAAGAGCTTCGCCGCCTATCTATGTCTGAATTCAACCTCACCGAAGATGATGTTTATACGCAAGAAGGGAAGTCCTCTTTGATTCCTGCGTATGGTCAAATTATTTCCGTGAGAGAAGCCATGGGTACTTTAGGTGAAGAGTACGAGGCAAAATACGGTAAGAATTATTGGGTCGAACGTGCTATCGAAAATATGAACAACGATGGTCCAGCGTCATTCGGCTCAATTCGCATGAAGCAAGGTCAAGCAATCAAAGATGTTGGCGGTGTTGTCGTTCGCATTCAAAATGATCGCAAGCTTGAGTCATGCAATGGTTTCGACCAGTTTGACGAAAGTCTGATCGACTTCACTATTCACAACAACAGTGACTTGGGTGTTTTCTATATGTCCTTGCAACTGGTTTACGAAGAGATAAGGACTATTTATGGCTGGTGATTATCCGGTTAAGTACAAAGACGCTATGGAAGCTCTCGATGCCGATCTTCTGAATGATACTGGTACAGAACGCGAGCAGCTTATGGAATTAGCTGGTCAGCATGTTATTCGTGCAGAAGCTATAATGAAAATTATGAAAGATGAAGATCGCGATGCGCTGGTTCCGGTATTTGAAAGTCTAATCCATGGCGGTGCTTCTGAGAATTACGAACCCGAAGAAGAAACTTCTGATGCGGATATTGCTCTAGCGACCGTAGCTGATCTGGTTACCAAGCTCACTAACGCATTAAACGCACACAACGAATTTGGTCCGGTGTTTCAATTCACTCGCTCCGATCTATTAGAATTGAATGCTCAGCATCATACATCGGACCAAATAGCCCTTGCAAATACCATTCGAAATAGTTTAATCGACCTATCGACGATATTTGAATTACAAGTGCCTGCGCTTGTATTGGATAACAGGAGTATCAATTGATTATCACGGTAGACGGTTTATCAGCCAGCGGCAAAGGTTCACTCGCGAAAGCGCTTGGTGAATACCTGAATTATCCTGTGCTTGATACTGGTTCTATTTGGCGCTGTCTTGCTGTTCGTTTGAACGAACGTGTAGAGGGTCCGGTTGAGGTTTTGTTGACCGAAGATGAAATTCGCGCCGAGGTATTCGACCTTCTGGCAGACGAAGATTTCCCCTTGAACACACAAGACCATAAAGACCTTCGAACCGAACGCACAAGTCGCACGGCGAGCATTATATCATGTGATGGTAAGTCGCGTGAATGGGTCGATGAAATGATCGCGCTATGGGCTAGTCGCGATGGTGGTTGTGTATTAGATGGTCGCGACGTTGGTCGTAATGTTGTGCCGGAAGCAGATTTGAAATTATTCCTGATCGCAGAACCGGAAGATCGCGCAAGCTGGCGCGAAATACAATTATACGGCAAGAGCATGTCAACGCGAAACGGTCCACCCCAGCATACCAAGCATTACCCCAATATCCTGGCTGACATTCGCGGTCGCGATGCGCGTGAGATTAACCGCGAGTCAGGGGCAAGCATTCCCGCAGATGACGCACATATAATCAACGCGTCTCGATTTATTTCGGCTGAAAGAGTGTTTGACTATGTGAAGAAAGGTCTGTTAAGTCGCGATGACTGGACGCGCATAAAGAAAACGAGCGGAGTAAGCAGATAATGGCATTTTTGACAATCGGTACAGCATGGGCTGCAACAAAAGCTTTCGCAAGCGGTAACAAGTACCTGATCTATGGTGTATTGCTCGCTGGTGCGGTCGGTTTCGGCTACTATCAATTCGATAAGTGGCGCGACAACCTAGTCGAAGTGTCCGAAAAAGCCGGTTTTGATGAAGCTGAAAAGGAATACACCGAAGCTATCAACCGAGCGAACGCAGAGGTTACCGAGAAGAACAACCAACTCGCGGCAATGAATATTGCTTTCGATCACATTGCAACCATTCGCGAGGCTGAAGTAAACGTCTCCTTCGAACCAATCATAAGGAACATTCAAGATGAAATTGCTAACGACCCTATTTATCAGCAGTGCGTTGTTTCTGACAGCGTGCGCGAGTCCATTAACACTGGACGTGCCACCGTCAACGAAGCAATCGATACCACCCATCCCGTCAGCGCTCGACCAACCCCCGAAGAAGTTGCCGAACCTACAGACGGGTGATATGGGCGAGCTTGCGGTCGATAACGTAAGCGTCACCAAAGAATACGGCATTCTGGCGGTTAACTTCAACCTGTTGCGGCAGTTTTACAACTGCGTCAAAGAGACGGTGGAGCAAGAAGAACCCGCTAGCGTTTGTCAGAACACGGTGCTAGATAATAGCGAAACCGAATAAGGAATCGTTATGATTAAAGATAAGACTTACAAGTACGACAGCAAAGGTAAGCTGCGCGTATGGTTCATGGAAATTGATGGTTCACGCTATCGCACAATCGCCGGTATTGATGGCGGTTCGCTGGTTGAATCCGAGTGGACACAAGCAGAGCCAACAAATGTTGGTCGGTCGAATGAACGCAGTGCTGAAGAGCAAGCAGAATTTGAAGTAGCTGCTGGTTACAAGCACAAGCTGACGCGTGAGTATCATACGACACCTGAAGCCGCTAAAGGTGGTGCGCATTACTATAAACCTATGCTCGCTGCGAAGTATGAACCGAAAAAGACCGATTGGTCCAAGCCGATGTTCATGCAACCGAAGCTTGATGGTATGCGTTGTGTTATGACCGCCGAAGGAATGTTCAGTCGGCAGGGTAAACCGATCACCAGTTGCCCACACATTATTCAAGGTCTCGCGCCAGCGTTTGAAGCTGAGCCTGATCTGGTTCTTGATGGTGAGCTTTACAATCACGACTATCGTGACCGCTTTGGCGAACTTATGTCGGCGTTGAAAAAAGCGAATCCAGATGAAGAGCGTCAAGCTGAGATCGTTGAGATCGCTCAATATCATATTTATGATGTTCCCTCGAACACTGGTGACTTCTCCCAGCGTAAAGATTGGCTCGATGACTTCTTTATCGGTAGTGAAACCAGTGCGCCGTATGAATGCGGTAGCGCCATTCAATTCGTTCCAACCTACACATTGCAAAGCGCGAAGCATTTTGATGACTGTCACGCTCAAGCTATTCAGTTGGGCTACGAAGGTTCTATGCTACGTCTCGACGCGCCGTACAAGCAGTCTCGGTCGAAGTCGCTTCAGAAGCGCAAAGATTTTGATGACGCTGAATTCGATCTAGTCCGTCTGGATGAAGGTACGGGTAATTGGGCTGGCGCTGCGAAGAAAGCCTGGTGTTGGCTTCCTGGCGCCGACCGATCAAACGGACCTGACTTCGAAAAGGAAACCAACATTTTCGGTGCTGGTATTCGCGGAAGCTATGATCGCGGTGTAGAATTGCTACAGGAAGACCACAGCGTCGTTACAGTGCGCTATTTCGGTTATACAGACACCGACATACCAAAACCACGCTTCGGTGTTGTGACGCAATTTCACGACCACGAGCGTACGACATGAGCAGACAATTCGCTCGAACCTTCGACATGCCCTTTGGTCAGGCTTTAGCTTACCTTTGCTTCGACGAAAGAGAAGAATTCGTTATGATCGTTCAGGTCTGGAACAAGGAAGAAGACCACCAGCTTCGTGCTTGCGTGGAATTTCCTGAGCAAAACGAAGAAGAGGTATGGGAGTTGTTTGAGAATTTTCACGAAGATGAATTGGACTCTCTCATTTCCAATCTGAAAATGACTAAGCTTGGCTGATGAAAACCTATAAGGAATATCCGCCCAAGAAATCTCACAAAGACGGTAAGCAGCATTGCGCCCGCATAAAGGAAGACCCAGGTTTTGCTGTTGTGGTGTGGCGCGAGCATAAGGAGTCTGGTGAGATTATTTGGGATGGTTGGTTCTACGCCGACGAAGTGATACATTCACTCTACCCTGATGGTGTGAATGTCGTCGCTATACTCGAAGAGACGCACGAAGCGGAAGTTAATCAAGCTCACGAGCAAAGTGAGCTAATGCAACACCAACTAGACGCCGCTCGCTATGCGCAAGAAATGCAGAAAGACGCTGAGCGTCGCACTCGCAGACCACCGGATTGGGAGTACAAAGGTAAACCGCTGCGTGAATGGGCGCAAAGGTTGCCATTTACGATAGAACAGTTGACACCGATGGTTAAGCACGGCGTTTCGTTAGAGAACCCTAAATTTGTGGTATTAAAAACCGCAAGGGTGCCGGAACGTGTCGAGCTTGGACCAGCGGGTGCGCCAGCCAGAACAATGTCCACTGTTGACGATACATATTGCCCTGTTATATATGAGAATTATAGTCGAGATACTGCTACAGTGGTAATGCCCGATGGTCAGTACAGAGACGTTGAAGCAAGGATGGTACAATGAAATTAGTAATGTTGGAAAGCCCGTTCGCGGGTGAAGTTGAAGAAAATATCGAGTACGCTCGCAAGTGTATGGCTCACTCGCTGTCTCTTGGTGAGGCTCCGATTGCTTCACATTTGATTTATACGCAGAAAGGCATTCTCGACGATGATATTCAGGCTGAGCGAGACAAGGGTATCGCTGCCGGCTTATATTGGGGTCACCAAGCTGATATGATAGCGGTATACACCGACAGAGGAATCAGCGGCGGTATGCAACAGGCAATCGACCACTATTCCGCACTTGGTAAGGCAATCGAATTTAGGCAGATACTATGATTGATAAATGGGATAAACGCTTCATGGAAACTGCTGAGCATGTTTCTCTTTGGTCTAAAGACCCATCTTTGAAAGTTGGTGCTGTAATTGTTAGACCAGATCGCACTATAGCCTCGATTGGTTATAATGGCTTTCCTCGTGGTTGCGATGACTCGCCGGAAGTGTATGCAGACCGGGCTACTAAGCTTTCGCGTGTGGTTCATGCAGAGCTTAATGCTATATTGAATGCTCGCGGTCCGGTTGATGGTTGTACTATTTACATTAACTGCATTGGTGGTTCTTGTGACAGGTGCGCAGCCCACATTGTTCAAGCCGGAATCACTCGGCAGGTATGTCTTCCGATAAGTGACGATTTTAGGTGGAAGGAATCCATGGAAGCTGGTAGAATGATGTTCGACGAGGCTAACGTTGAAGTAGTAGAATTGGATTTTGAAAATGATCGAGCTAATATTGTTCATAGCACAAGTAATATCAGGAATTTTACTGGCTGATTTTCTTTCTGGTGTTGTACATTACATTGAGGATAATACCGATTTAACTGGCGTTAAGTGGTTTGATGACGCGATTATTAAACCAAATCAACTGCACCATGCAGAGCCAATGGCTATGATGGATGCTGGTTTTTGGTCTCGCAATGGAACCACTATTGCTGCGGCTAGCGTTGTTGCATTCCCGCTTCTGCTGATATTCGGACCAAGCACCTTACTGGTTTCGGCGTGGTTAGCTGGCAGCATGGGAAATCAAACACACTATTGGTCGCATTTATCTAAACCGCCGAAGGTTGTCGCTTGGTTGCAAGATCGTCGAATTCTACTTTCGCGAAAAGACCACTGGTCGCATCATAAGCCACCGCATGAAACTTCTTTCTGTACGATTACTTCTTTGCTCAATCCTATTTACAATCGGTTCTTTGTGCGCTAATCAGCATGAATGTGCTGTATTCACTTCATAGGTTTCAAAGATGACCGTTACTGGAACGCAGTAAAGGTATGGGGTAAACCAGACTTCTATCATCGCTATTGGGATTACAGGGCGCAGTCTATGCTGTCTGAAGGCGGTAAAGCCATCTTTGCAAAAGGTGATGAACACGCTATACCGAACAAATACACTTTCGACGATTCGGGAATCATGTGATGACAAATGTAAAAAATAAAATGCCTTCTATCGGTCAGTTTCGTAACGCGGTGCGACAGGTGCGCGAGCATTGTAAGTACCATGAGAAACCACTACCGACGCTTACCTTTCACGGTACGGTGAAGCTGCACGGTACTAATGCTTCTATTCAGGTTCGCGATGACCAGATCGAATATCGGTCGAAGAACCGTGTACTTGTTCCAGGCGACGATCACGCCGGATTCGCTAAGCACATGTCCGAAAATGAAAAGTCGGTTATGTGGCTTATCGGTGAAATTCGTGAACAATTCGATTGCACCAATGAAGATCGTATCACGGTCTATGGCGAGTGGTGTGGTGAAGGCATCCAGAAGGCGGTTGGTATCAGCGAATTGGCGAAGATGTTTATGGTTTTCGCCTTGCGCATCAACGACGAGTGGAAACCGATCATGCCGCTTACCGCTCGTGAAGAGGCGAATATCTATCTGATCGTTGACTTCCCAATGTTTGCGGTGCAGATCGATTTCAATAATCCGCACCTTGTGCAGAATAAGATGGCTGACCTTACGCTGAAGATCGAGGCTGAGTGTCCGGTCGCCAAACACTTCGGTATCGCCGATGGTGTCGGGGAAGGTATTGTTTGGAAGTGCGTTGACGACGACTGGTTGTCGAGCGATTACTGGTTCAAGGTAAAGGGTGAGAAGCATAGCTCTAGTCGCGTCTCAAAGCTCGCTAAGGTCGATATTGAGCATATTGAAGGTATCAACAACGTGGTCGATACATTCGTCACAGAGAGCCGTTTAGAGCAAGGTTTGCAAGAAGCTGTTCTCGATAAAGGTGGTGAATTGGAAATGCGCTACATAGGTGACTTCCTGAAGTGGGTCTTCGCAGATATTATGAAGGAAGAAGGTGACACTATCGCCGCGCTTCCTTACGAGAAGAAAGAAATCTCGAAGCCAATTTCGCAGAAAGCGAAAGAGTGGTATCTGACCAGAATGAGCAAAGATGGTCTAAGCTAATGACAGAGCAAATGTATTCATATAGACAGAACCCGCTTGGTGGGAAAAACCTCAAGCTTTGGGATTCGCATCGGGAGTTTGACGAGAATGCGATTAAGCAGCTACAAAATGTTGCATCACTACCTTTCATTCACAAACATGTTGCCGGCATGCCAGATGTGCACCTTGGCTACGGGGCTTGTGTCGGTAGTGTTGTAGCAACCAAAGGCGCAATTATTCCATCAGCGGTCGGTGTTGATATCGGCTGTGGTATGATGGCTGTACAAACGACATTACGCGCTGAGCATCTTCCCGATAGTTTGGGTCATATTCGCGCAGCGATTGAGCGTAAGGTTCCTCATGGTCGCACAGGTAACGGCAAACAAGGTATCGACCGTGGTGCTTGGGGTACTCTACCTAATCACGTCGCTTCAGAATGGAACAAAAAGCTATCTGATCGATATGACAAAATTCTTGAGAAATATCCGAAGCTCGGTTTGCAAAACACCGCGCATCACTTGGGCACTCTTGGTGGTGGAAACCACTTCGTTGAAGTGTGTCTCGACGAAGAAGGTTGGGTGTGGGTAATGCTTCACTCTGGTTCGCGTGGTGTCGGTAACCGTATCGGAACGAATTTCATTAACGCTGCAAAGCGCGAAGCTGAACATTGGCATCTTGACCATTACCTGCCAGATCGTGATTTGGCGTATCTGGTCGAGCATACCGAAATGTTTGATGATTACGTCGAAGCGATGACTTGGGGCCAAGACTTCGCAGCTTTGAACCGTGAAATTATGATGCGTAATACACTTATGGCTATGCGCGACACGATCAAACAACCGTTTACAAGCAAGGCGGTCGCTATCAACTGTCACCACAACTATGCGACACGCGAACACCACTATGGTGAGAATGTATGGGTGACAAGGAAAGGAGCCGTTCGTGCAAGAGAAGGAGATTTGGGAATTATTCCTGGTAGTATGGGAGCAAAGTCGTTCATCGTTCGGGGTTTGGGAAATACTGACAGCTTCCATAGTTGTAGTCATGGTGCTGGTCGAGTTATGTCTCGGTCTGAAGCGAAGCGTAAAGTTTCTGTGGAAGACCATGCGGCAGCGCTTGAAGGTATCGAGACGCGAGCAGACGCAAGTACCCTCGACGAAACACCGAGCGCGTACAAAGATATCGACTCAGTGATGGGTGCGCAACCCGATCTGGTTGAAATTTTACACACGCTGCGACAGGTAATCAATATTAAGGGGTGAATTATGAGAGTTGTAGTTGCAGTAAGCCAACAGAAGATTGAAGCTAATGGTAGTTTATCATTGCAAACTCAATTGTACGACTGTAAAGATGTAGCAAATCAAGACGAAGCTATAGGCGCTGCTGTTCGAAAATCAGTGAGAGATTACCCTCAATGGAAAATAGGACATACGTCAACAATGGAGATTACCAAATGAGCCAACCAACTCGCCACAAATGTAAATCATGGTCGCACTTTTTCGATGCTATTGTCGATGGCGCCAAGAAGCACGATTTGCGATACGACCTCGACCGCAATTTTCAGGTCGGTGATCTTATCACGCTGCAACGGTACGACAACATCGAAGGTTGCTATACCGGCGAAGAGCAGATCGTTCGTGTGACTTATATCACGTCGAAAACTGTTCCCTGTGCGTTTTCTAGCGCTGTTCTCGACAATGACTACTGCATCTTGAGTTTAGAGCTTGTCGATGCTTAAAGTCGATCTTGAAGAGACGCATGAAGAGCAGATGCGTATGGTAGGTGAGTGGCATATCTGGTTCGCATGGTTTCCTGTGCGCGATCATTATGGAAATTGGCTACCTGTATTCGCTCCAGTGATGCGGTGCGGCTTCATTAAGACCAACTTTCATGGCGACACCACGATCAAATATCAGTATAGGAAGATCAAATGAAAATACCTCTCGGATGGGTAGGTAGTCAGGGAAGTGTTTGCGGAATTATAAGCCACTTTCACCGAACGGTGAAACTCGCTATAAGAGTGAAATAGAAACAGTGAAAGAGTATTTATGTTGAAATTTGAACTACCTGAAGGTTTTACCGCGCACGATGGTAAATCATGCCCTTTGCCTGAAGTTGAGCGTCAGCACACCGTTGTAGCGGTATATTTCCCTGACTCGGTTAAAGTGGAAGATGTATGTGACGGTGAAACCGCTGCATTTTGGGATGGCGCTGATGAAAGTTGGTGGATTTGGGATGAATGCAAAGACTACGAAGATCGAATTGTTGCATGGAAGGTGATTGAAGTCATCAAGCCTGTTATCAACTAGGAATTGATATGAATATTTATGCCATTGGTGATCTGCACGGTCGCTTTGATATATTAAAGGCAGTTATCGCCAAGGTCGAAGAACATGCCGGCGATGTTGGTGGTAAGCTGGTAATCACTGGTGACTTCATTGACCGTGGGCCTCAATCAGCGCAGATTATCGAACATTTGATAAATGGTCCTGAAAAAGATAATTGGGAGTGGGTAATTCTTAAAGGCAACCATGAAGATATGATGGTGCAGTGTTTAGCTCGCGGTCGTTTGGAATGGTGGACTGGTAATGGTGGCGACATGACGTTGCAATCTTACGGTTATAAACATGGTGATTTGATGTTGCCACTGAAGATACCGAAAGAGCATATTTTTTGGTTGAACGCGCTGCCAGTTTATCACATGACCGATCATCAAGCATTTGTTCATGCTGGTTTCAACCCTAAACTTGATTTAGAGCATCAAAACACCGAACAAATGATGTGGGTTCGAGCGCCGCGTGAGGATAATTACAGCTTCATGGGTAAACATGTAGTACACGGTCACGAACAATACGAAGACGGACCAATACTCAATCCCGACAAAAGTAACTTCGATACGTTTGCATGGTTAACTGGTCGGCAAGCAATCGGTGTTTTCAACGACCAGCAAGGGGCTCCTGTTGAAATATTGGAAGTGCAACTTGAAAGAGACAAACGTTATGACATTGATTAAACGTACACACGAATTCGAGTTTCATATCTATGATGCAGATGCTCGTGGTCCGAACATTGAAGTCCGCGACTTCGAAGACAAGTACGCCGCACGAAGAGCGGGCGGCGTCTATGCGAAGATGAATCGTGGCCCTGTGGATATTGCCTACTCTGGCAGAGAACCTTGGGAAGAGCGTTACATCACAACAGCTTCACCGTCTGAATATACCAAATCAGGCTACCAATTTGAAAGGATAGATTCGTGAGTAACAAATTATCAGTAACCGTTGAGACTACCATCGATTACAAACGCATTCGCGTACCCAACTTCGTTATCATCGACGATGGTAAAGTAGGTCGCAAAAAAGATAGTACCAGATAGTACGCTTGAAATTACACCACCAAGGAAAGGTCCGATACGACTATGAAAGGTTTTGTACCAGTCTCGAAGGAGAACCTATTGCAAATGATTGGTAATGCTCGTGAAGCTCTTTACCAAGATTATGAAGGTAAAGTGCAAGACAAAGCGGCCAAGCTAGTTGAAGCTGAAACCAAACGCAGCACCACGCGCAAATGGTATCGGTTAGGTATAATTCCTAAACAGCGCTTCGCCTTCTACCGTAATGCTATAATTGAATGGTCCGGTGATCGGTATTATGATAGACTTGATGGGTGTCCATTTGAGTTTCTTGCTGAAGATCGAGATAATTCCCTAAAATGGCTAGAGAATATGGAGCGTGTTGCTATTTCAGAAAATACTGGCGAACCAATTAGTCTGACAATGAAAGACTTTATGCGGCTAGACGAACCTGAAAAATACCACTGGTGTAATGTCGGTCTATTTTACATGCTTCAACGACAGTGATCGGCATGAATATATTCAAAAAACTCTTTAAGTTCAATAAAAACAATGGTAAAGGTCAGCTAGAATTCAACTTGAAGGAAGAAAACATGAAAACGCTGCTTAAATTCACTCGCGGAAGATTTGGTCAAGGAACAATCAGCTACACTGTCACCGATGACGGTATTGAAGCTTTTGGTATCGTCGATCAGAAACATTACATCAGTCACGAATATACCCCACAAGGTCTGGTTGTAACTTTGCGCGTAACCGATGAAGGCAAGCACAGCGGTCAATGCAACAAAAGAGTCAGTGAAACATCGGGCGCCGTTGCATCGTATTGCACGGTCAAGAAACCAGAATGCTTCAGAGAGCGCGAAACCGCCAAAGCGGTCAAGACATGTATCTCTTGGGATGACCTGACATTCGCAGACGACCGTGCCGGCATATACGTCTTCGTTAAGAAAATCCCCGAACAGTGGTTGTACGCGGAAGGCGAACCACGCGAAGAGCAATTGACGCAAGAAGATATCTCGGAGTTGATGAAAATAACCACCGACGATCTTCTACCTGATTTGGGTTTGAAAAGCATCGAAGAATTGCCATTACCGGAACCACCAGCACTCGTACCAGCGCCAGCTTCATCGAACGATGACGATATGGCTATGCGTCTATTGAATGACGGCTACACGGTACGCATGACAGGCGGTCGCATTGAAGTATTGGCATGAACATAGTAAACACCCCTATATTCGGCTATCCTATAGGTTATTGGCACAAGTCTTTTGTATTCTGGCCGCAAAAGACTTATGACGGTCGCACGATATTTATGCAGAAATGCTATCGTCGTCGCATTCAAAAGAAGACCTATCTGGAAGGTCCACTCGATCAATGGTGGCAGTACGCGACTTATAAAGATCACGCGGTGCTGGATAATATGCAATTGGTATGGTGTGTAGAAGGGAATCGGTAATGAACTATATATCCGTATGCAAGAACGTCATTGGTTCGAACAACAAACGCAATTGGGTTGACCCCGACCCTTCGATACGCGTCTCCAACACCCCAAGCGGCAAAGTACAGAAACGCGCACACAAGCTCGCGATCAAAGATGCAGAAGGTAACACGGTAGCAACGATCTTATCGACGACAGACGGTAAACCAGTCATCAAGTGCGGTGCGAAGGTAGCAATCATTACTGAGTACGAGATTGAGATAATCGAATGAAACTCGGTACGAGACAGCAAGACGTATTGGATATGCTGCGACAATTCGGTTCGTGGCGTAACTATCTCCCAGGGTGGATATGGAAGACACAATCGGAAACCAAACTCGTACTCGATAGACTGGTAGAGCTAGGTCACGTACAAGTGGATGATGGTGTATATACCCCTGTGGATGGCAGTGATTAGTCATATACCCCCCGCCTGTGGATGGGTCGGTTAAAATATGTGCCGGCGAATAGGCGGCATCCGGGTCCAAGATAAATAATTTTTCTAAGACTTCTCTTGGGTTGCGAGTCGCACTATTGACAATGCGACTCACCATTGCGGAGCTATCTATTTAGTGATTCGCAAACCATGCAACCAAAATCACCGAGTCATAAGCAACCAGACCAGCAACCATTAAACCAGTAACACCGCGCAAGAATAGGTGACCGCGCTTAGGTTTGAATGCAGGTGCAACGCCGATGATTGTCATGCTATCGATTGCATGCTGATAGCGTCGTATGCACTCAGGTGCGATTAGAAGCACGATCATTGCTAGAGTGAATATATTAACGAACGTTATACCATGAACCATTTTGAAATACCTTCTTAAATCGATTGTAAGCTATGCTACAGAGACGAAAGAGCTAGCTAAGCAGTGCTACCACCTAGCTAGCTCTTATCGTTACGCTAAGCTGCTGTTACGCTGCTTTAGTCATATAGCGACCTTTGAACAGATCAAAGAACGCATGACCAGACGCTAGTGTGATAGCGTCGCGGTGCTTGTCAACGCTGCTGATAGTACCTAGACCGAGAACGTCAAGCACGTTGCGCGCTTGTGACGATTGCGTGTCACGACCTTCAGTCATTGCTTTGTGACGCATATCAGCGAGCGAATTGCGCAGCGTTTCATCTGCAATGTACGCATCAAGGTTAGTCGCTGATAAGAAGCGCTTGTTAACGGGGTTTTGAATTACCGTCATTTTGTTGTCGCTCGCTATCAGAGCGCATGCGATGAACGCTTGCGTTACCTTTTCAAGTGACAGGTTGCGCTTATCTTGTGCGTTACCAGTCACAAAGCATGCAATTTCGGTGACCTTTTTCAGCGCTTTTGCATTGAACATTGCGTTAGCGCTAACCTTGCGGTTAATCACGTTGCTTGCTGTAACACCGAGTACTGTAAACAACCGTGCAACAGACTGCTTTTCACGCAGCATGCGGTCACGTTCGCGAGTGTAGCTGTTATTTGCGGTGATATCGACACCGTTAGCAGCTTCGAATTTGTCACGTGCGGTGAACGCTTTCACGATCTGCGCAGTCATGTTACCGACTTTTTGATTGCTAAGCTGTAGTGCGTCTGCGCGAATTTGAGCAGGTGCGGTTTCTGTTTTTACTGATTTAGTCATTGTATTTACCTTTCGAATTGTCGCTGCGTTATTGCTGCGATGACTTGTAACTAGGAGAGTGATTCGATTCGCGCAAGGAGAAAATGCAATAAAAAGCGGAAAAGATTGCTTGACTTAATAACCCATCTGGACCACGCGCAGGCGCCCGTTCTATATATTTAGGGTGATTCGCATGGAGCGATTCGCGCTTTCGGTGGGATGCGTGCCGGTAGACAGGCAAAAGCCATGGGTGGTCCATATATGAAAAGCCCGCCGTACCAACCCATGGGAGCTGTTCGATAAAAGGAACCCCGCAGCACTCCTGGGCATTTCAGCCTGTGCGAGCGGGGTTCGACGTTACCCTTTCAACTAGGGTGCATCATACCACGTAAGCGGTAATCAGATTGTCAGGTGCGTTCTTTTGTGCCCATACATCATTCGTGCAAGCGTTCGCGATGAATTCCATGTCTTCTTCGTGACACTCAACCCAACCTTGCTTATCGTTGCATAGAACCATCTTGAATGGCGCAACCACATCGTGGGCATCTTGATATGCTTCTGCGTACCACTCGCCTTGATTAGCAGTATCGACGTGACGCATTCCAAGGTGCTGTGCTAGCTGCAATGCCATAAGCGGTGTCATTGATGCTCGAAACGTGCCGATATCAGTATCGGTCAGGTGCAGCTTCGGTGCTGATCGAATGTGTGCTTCGCTGTTCTGTGTCATGGTCTTACCTTTCGTTTGTCGTGCAATCAGATATAACGATGCAGGACATTATTACAAGTGGCTTCGATATGGGTTAAAATCAAGCGTTTTCAATGGCTACCAGGTAGAACCAGGTCAACATGAGCCCAAGCCCAACGTTGCGCCAAGACAGATTATGCCTGAAACTGCCGGACTATGCGATGCCTAGCACCCATGGACTGTGTTACAGCCACAAAAAAGGCCACCCGAAGGCAGCCTTTTCAAATTCAATGTTATTGCCTATTAAGCAATAGCAGCGGCGTATGCAGTCGCAATAGCGTCAACATCAGATTCAGCGATGGTAGCGAAAACGGAAGCCGCTTCCTGACCATTCAACTGAACCTTGGCAGGGTTACCCGCAGAGTCAACAAATTCATAAGCACCGCCAGGTCCACCAGTTTGAACCTTTGTAATCGCGCCGTCCGCAGTAACGGAAACAGCAGAGTAGGTGCCAACCGCACCCAATACTTCAGTAGCTACAGCCATAATCATAATCCTTGTGTTTGGTTGTTAACAATTCGCGCATTGTAGCAAAGATTATATTAATTGGCAAGTTGTGTAATTTCAGGGTAGAACGCTGGAACCTCACACTCGGCGATCATATAGCGCATGCCGAATTCGTTGGTGGGCTGGTGTGCTGCACCTTCATATAAGCAGATCGGTGCTTCGGTCAATTCTTGTGACTCGATGTTCGCGTACCACTCGTTCCACGCGTCGTCTTCGCTGTATACGTACATGACCACGTGATCGTCTGCTGCTTGCAACTCTTTGTGTGCTTGCAGTGAACCGTAAGCAGTCGCACCGATAACACCTAGTGCACATGCAACCGCTAGAACCTTGTGTAATAGTTTCATTTTAAACTCCACCAGTTACCGTTCGGCGTTTCACCACTGGTCAACCCATCGCGTACCATATCGGCGATTATTTCAAGCTCTTCTGCGATATCTTGTTCATTTTCGCAGTCGGTTGTTAATAATAATTCCTACATTGTCTTACCTTTCGTCGTTGTCTGCATACCACAATAAACATTCGGAGTGATTCGTGAAGTGGGTTCGATTGATGCAAGTTTCCCACCCTGTGGGAAACACAGCAAGAGCCCATGGACAATGCAACGCGGATATCGATTTGCGAAACAGGGCAAGCCGCTCCCAACTCATATATGTCTTTGCTGCCGTACCAATTCCTTTCCCATGGGTCTGAGGGTTAATTCCAAGGGCACAAGGGGCAAGCGCGTTGGCGCAGCCATAAACAGCGCAGACCCATGGGCAATTGGAATTAAGACGAAGAAAACCCGCCGACGATGCTTGGTAGCTCTCGTGGCGGGTTTTCCCGCTTGCCCCCGCGAGAAAGGTAATCAAACGGTGGCGCTCGACAAACTGGTGTTAGCTGACACCCACTTCGCTCGATGGTGTATCACCGTCAGGTGCATCGTCATCCGCCGCTGCTTGCATCTTCTGCATCAAATAGGTGACTGGAAGGATGGTGGTGACAATCAGACCCGCTGAACGCATCATGGTGGCAACGCGATCTTCATAGCTTGCATTGGCCCAATTGTTGTCGTCGCTTTCTGCTTCTGCTTTGGCAACTGCATCGTCAGGGATTTCGACACCGATTGACGCCGCAACAATGTTGAGTGCAGAGATGCTATCGCTTTCGTGAGCAGCGGTCATAATTGATTTGAAAAGGTCCATAATCTTTCTTCCTGTGTTCGTGTTTGTCGCTCTGTTGCATTGCTTATAGCTGTGCGGTTGTGAGTTGTCTAGCGGCTTCGATGAATGTATAGCGTGGGAGCCTGAAACCCATGGACCGTGTGTAACGCCTGCATTCGATGGACTATGGGTGATACAAATCCTATGAATGTGATGGCTATAGTCCGAGGTTTGATAACACCCATGGCGTTTACGCTGCCAATGTGACTCATCCCATGGGTGAGCCATGGGTTCCTTCCCTCTTGTGGAAGGAAAATAGGCGTTTTTCGACAAACCCCACGTGTATAAGAGAAAATTGATTGCTTGATTGACACGAAGAAAGTGTGCAAATAGACCGCCTAACTATTAGCGCACCATCCTACTATTTAGCATGTTGGGAAATTACACCAACATTTAGGGTATCACACGAATACCATTAGCCTGTCTTTATTAACTGATCGTACATCTTTTTAGCAATACTATCTTCCCATAGATAATCAACCACGCTGACATCATCTATATCGAGCCCATCACAAATACCCTCTTCCCATGCATCTTTGATATGCTCTGCAATTTCTTTGTTATACATTATTCAGCAACCCCACGTGTACCAGCTACGTATCAGATCAGCCAATCGATACTCACCGTCATCTTCTGCTTCGGTTGCAATTTCACCCCATGAAGCATCTTTGTCTACTGCATACGGTTTAGCCGCAGCCTGTAGTGCCTCATCCTGCCTGTCAGTGAGAAACCCACATGGTCTGGTTAGCGGTATAGCTAGAAGGTCCATCATTCTACCCGATCATGTAAGTTGACTGCACCCACCGGCATTATAGTGATTTCGATTGTACGGTTTGACGCTTCAAGTTCATCCATCATGCTTGCAATGGTATCATCGTTTTGGGCTAAGTCATCTTCTACTAATGCACCTTCATACCCTATAGATATGCAATCCGCCAGTAACCTGCGTTGGTCGCTATCTAGTGTGAATACTGCCATTGTTCTTACCTTTCGTTTTTGTCGTGCAACCTTAATGCAGGAAATTATGCGATTCGTAAAGATGGTAATTACACCCTGCTATGTGTCCACTTACCATCTTTATAAAAATAGATATACTCGCACCACATTTCGGCGGCAAACTGTCGGGCTTGCTTTTTGGTTGAAAAAGAGCTTATATTGACACCGCCACCTCTATCTCTGCCATAAGCCGTTACCATATCTTTGAACGGCTCTTCGTTGCTATTGTTAAAATCGTGCTTAATACCAATGTTAGGTCCGAGCGAAGAGATACCACCAAGCGCAATAAGCTCTCGGACTTTTTCTTCATTCTGGTAGTGTTCTTTGAGAATTGCGCCATTATGGTCAGGATATCCATCCTAGTGACAGTAAATTCCTTTGATGCTTGCGTCTTCAACCAAGCATATTAGTGATCTTGTACCTATTGTTCTTACCTTTCATATTTGTCTTAACGCTCACCTTTTACCGCGTTGCTCCTGATTTGTGAAGTGGGTTAGAATAAAGCCTCATTCTTGTCTGGGTTCACAAATATCTGCACTTCTTCGAAATGATCTAGGAATTCTTCTTCCCAGTAATATGCATATTCCTTTACACCACCTTCCATTGTTACCTCGTACAACGTCTTTTCAGAGAAATTATCCACATTGGTTATCGAGCCGTATACAAGTTTACCCTCATATTTAACCTTGACGCTATCGCCTACCTTAATTTTCTTTTTGGTCATAAAGACACAATACACGAATGAACGCGCAACACAATAGACTAATTAACCAACCATTGATTCAAATTCTACACCTTCTGCATACGCTAAACGCTCTTTGAGGTCTCTAACCTCTTTTTGTAGTTCCGAAACGCGTACTTCTAACCATTTCACACGCGCTGCATTTGCACCTTGTGCGTTCACAACTTACAGTGTTCCAATTGCTTTTCTCAGATTATCGATAACTTCACTCATTGAATTACCACCATCAAAATAACCCTGTGCGCGCTGTAGGTAACCCAACTGCACGTCGTCGTCGATTGATATATTGGCGTACCTATTCCCAATGAGATTACCAATGCAAAAGTTATCCAATAGACAGGAATCTTCACCAACTGCCTCTTTCCCGCCGTCGGTGTAGGTGGAAGTTACGTGATCGATCACCGCTGGCGGAAACGCCGAACCAACCACGCACGGTGCGGAATATGAGCAACCCTCACGCGGTATATCATCGCTTTGCTTTTCAGCCCAGGCGATCATCTTTTCGACTGCGGCTCGATCAATGTTGAATATCTTTTTCATTCTGGTATTTCCACCCATTCTCCGCCGTCAGGTACATCTGCGCACGGTTGTGTTACATCATTGTAGGTAGTGGGGAAATCCCACGTAGCATCAACCCACTCTTGCTCGCCTTTGTGCCAAGCAAGCTCATAGTTATCATTCTTGCGATAAATCCAAACCATAGTTACACTCTTCTCAATCCACCACCCATAGGGTAGAAGATAGCTCCACTGTTATTCAATACATAGTCCGTATATTCATTGCGGTGCACGATATTAGCGATGGATTGTGCGCAGATTTTTTGTTCTTTGCTCATATTTAGAATGCTGCCCTCTAGTGACATGGTGCACCTATCTTTGAATAGCTGATAAAGCGGGCGTAGTTTGCCGATATACGGCCCATCATTAAATGACCGTATAACAACACTATCACTTAGGCGAACAATTTTGATATAAGTATTGGATGCTATCTTTGCGACCTGCAAAGCGATGCCGTTCTGCTCGACTCTAGTTTTATATTCCACGGTCACTGTCTTACCTTTCGTTTTGTCGATGTAAGCACAATAACAGACAATAACGATTCGCAAAGTGGGTTAAAATAAAGCCACCTCTATAAGCTCTTCGCGTTGTTCTTCACGTTCTCGCGCCAGCTTTTGCTTCAATTTTACTTTTATGCGCGCTTCGCGCTGCTCTACGGTTTCGACATCTTTTCTTGGGTCGCGAACCATTTTTGGATTTTGCTTACGTTGCCACCGACTAGCTTTCATAGCACGTCTCACCAGTGTCGAGCCATATCACTTCAAGCTTGATGTAAGCAATAATATGCGCGCGGCGTTCATCATATTCTAAATTACGCCAAACTGAATTAGGGTCATCACCTTCAAGATTTGAAAAGTATTCACTCGCAGTATCACCGCTCTCGACGCCGAAGCAATCTTGTATCGGTCGTACTGCATCATCCAGATCGTCGTTTGCGATTGCTGCAATAGCTGCTTGTGATAAGTTCATTGTCCCAGCCGATCAACCTGACCTTGCGTAACCGCTGCTGCGTCACACGCTGCGCCCGTTTGAATGCAAATGTCTTGCATCGTGCGATTGTTAGCGCGTATCTCAGCGCTGTAATCATGTGCCGGCGCCGCGTAAACTGGTACGTATGGCTCACCGAGTGGTAGCGGTTCTGGTTCAGGTTTATCTGAAAAGAACCAAAAAGCCAATGCAACTATGCATGCTGTAATCAATCCGTTTCTTAAATTCTCGTTCATCATCTTATCTTTCGTTTGTCGTGCGATTCTTATGCACCGATCAGGTAGCGCCTGCAAGTGGGTTCGATCAGTCGAGCAGCGCTAACGCAAAAGCCAGGAACCACCACCATGACCAATCGCCAGTCAGCGCGATGGCTATTACCACAATAATACCTAAACAACCCATGTCATTCTCCTACAATAGACCCCATAGAGGGTTTTCTTCATCTTTCATAGCCTCAACTTCAGCTTTCCAATTCTGGTGCGCGGCGATGAAGTCACCTTGCGCATCAGCCCTACGATAATCGTCACGTATCATTCGCAACGCCGTAATATCTTCTTCGAGAGCCCGCTGCACCGTTGGGTGGTGAAACTGCATCAACCAATCGACCTGATATGGTTTGTTTAGCTTGAGGTTGGCGAACAACTTATCAAACTGCGCTATATCTAAGCCGTAGCGGTCGCAGAATTTATGAAGACTTTCTGTCATCAGTTAATCCAAAAGAATGTTTGTATAAGAAGATACGCGACACCGAGACCGATTACGCCACCTACTACCTGTGCTAATTTTTCGATGTTAAAAACCTTTCGTTGTGTTGCAACCTGATTAGCGACTCGCATGCTGCGTTGCAACAGGCTAGAACATTCCCCAGTCAGGGTTATTCTCTTCCGCCGCGATTGCTTCGTCGAGCTTGTTTAGCTCTTCGAGGGTTGACTTGCGAGCGCCCTTTCTGCGCACCGCGAACCTCTTGCGGCGATCTTTCAAGTCTTGACTATTCACCTTCTTGAAACGCTGTCTTGGTTTCTTCCTTGCCATGTTTACAAATAACTCCCAAAGCGGTTACGATCTGTAAACGTACTGTAAAGCCAATACGCCTTAACCCATTGATATCATTGCTCAACTAAGCCGTGACAGATTTGCGATGTACCCATTAGGTTACCACCCTTATCCATATCGACCATCATAAGTTTTTCGCGGACGAAATACATCAACACATTCGGCGCCCAAGAGTGCAACTTGATGACGTTTAACGCCACCCTGTGACGCGTTTTCAAACGCTGCCGTACCAGAGCTTCATCAAAGGGTGGCGCTTTATTCATTACATCAAACCCCAAAGAGGATTCTTATCTGCGTCAATCATACTTTTATCCTCGTTTGTAATCGGTCCAGTAGGGTACTCCCCACCTACGTTCGCGCTGTTAACATCATGCATATTACCCCAAGAGTCAAACCAAGCGTAGTCTAACGTTCGGTTATTTGACGCCCAGTACCCTAAAGCAAATGACGTACCTTCTTCAATGTACATGCATAAAGTCTTATTTTCCACCGTATCAGGTATAGTCACAGACTGTCCATCTTGAAGCTCAACCTTAACAATGCAAAGGCGAAAACCCTGATCGTCAAAAATTGGCTTGGTATAGTCTATAAAACCATCGTCACCCATCAACCTTCGCTTTCAACCGAAACTCAGTCGGACCTGGGACACTGAAATTCACGTCCGCACCTGTGCGTTCAGCCAAGATACGTTGCATGAATTCTTTGCGCGTTGCGAGACGAAAGCCAGGAGCTTGCTCAAGGGCGCACGCCAACATTTCTTCAAGCTTCTCGTCTGACGGTCGCATACCCACCGGCAGGTCAATCTCTGCCCATGCGTCGTAACCTTCGTACTCACCTTCCACACCGATCAGCAATACGCTCATAGATGCTTTGAATGGGCCATCGGTTGCGACGTTATGCGTACCGAGAATTTCTACGTTTTCAACGCCATCATCTTCGTTCATCGGTCAAACCGCCCTTCGAAGATATCCTTGCGGATAGCATCCATCATACCTTCTGGCGAACGCATCATTGCACCTACCATAAGACCGATCTGCTGGTATGCGGTAACCGAACGGTCACGTGGCATGCGAATTACTTCACCAGCCTGGAAGTTTTCGATAGCCGTACGCGTACCGAATTTCTTGCAGAACGTGTCCTTGCGGTGACATACTGCGGTCGCCATGGTGATGATATTGTCGTATTGACAATCATACGCCACCGTCATGTCGCGCAGCAACGGGGTGTCTTCCCGTTGGAAGTGCGCGATGCTAAGACCGCTATCAGCGAGCAAGTCAGCGTTGCTGAATTCCGCCTTTGGTTGCTTTTTAGCCTGCGATCTTTCGATTGAGGCTTGAATTTGTGCTTCTGTTGCCATTGTTATCTCCTATGCTGGCATTAAACCGTATTGCTCGTCGATCATTTCGTTCCAGCGCACCGAGTATTTGGTGAGCCATTCGTATTGATCGTCGGTGAGCCCTTCGCTAGTCATCAAGCGATCAAGGTCGCTTTCAGGTAGCCCGTTCTTCTTGCACCACGCTGCCAACTCGTCGCACAATTCTTGCTCTACGTCTTGTTCCATTCGTTTCTTCACTTTCATTATTGTGTTAGCAGACGCTAACGGTTACCACCAGTGGCTAGTACAATCCCCAATTATCTTCGTCTCCGTGCGATTTAAGAAGCTCGTCAAGCTCAATGCTCTTGCGTAGCTGGTAAGGTTTGATATGGTGACCATAAGTACCCATCATATTCGATAACTTCTCTGTCACGCATAACCATCTAATAGTCTCGTTTCGAAGCCAAGGTGACGCAATCGTGCAAGCCGCTGCATGATCTGATCGTTAGAGAATTCATCATAGAGCCCATCCATATTCGGTAGCTCTTTACCGTCACCAATCCTAAATGACTGCGACGGTTCGCTTAAATCCAACACGTCTTCAAACTGGTACAATATAAGCACCGTATCTTTGCTGTGCAATTTCAGCGTGTGGATTTCATGCGCTCGCTGGTGATAGGTTTCACCCTTGTGATAGCAGATATCATCTGCCACTTCGAGACCGCATTCATCAACCCACGTAAAACCATCGCCACCATTGAGCGGTGTGCGGTAGTCGAATAGCTGCACGCCATCGCCGTTGGTCATGTCGAATGTCTGGTTACTTACTTGCCCATCCAACACCTGTGTGGTGAAGTCGTACCGATGATTGTGTGGCACTACAAGCTCTGGTGCGTCTGTCACGTCACCATGAATGAAATACGCCTTCACAGTCAGACTGTCACCACGACTTAGGCAAACGTAGTCGAGCCCTCGCGTGTGAAAGTTTCGGTAACTGCTGCGGCGTATTTCGTCAATGTTCATGCGATTTCTTCCAAGTGATCTTGAAAGTCATCCCACTCTTCGGTCGTCATTGATCGTGAGCTACAGAATTCCAAGTCGAGTGTGCGATTGTGCGCATCAAGTTGCCAGTTGCTAGCTCCGCATCCGTTGTGAGCGTGATCTTGCCACATTTCAATCGTCCACGGTACGTCTGTGCTTTCCAGCGCATCATCGGTGTCGATAATTCCGATTTCGCCATCACCAAAGTCTGCAATGGTGAAGCGCGTCTCTTGATCTGTGATAGTGTCTAAAAGCATTTCGTTTACCTTTCGTTAGCTTGTGCACCATCAATAGCACGTTACGACGATTCGCATAGTGGGTTAGTCTATCCGTTTTGATATCAGACCAGCAAAGAAGTTGGGCACTTTCGTGCGAAACACTACTTCACCCGTTATGCGTGAATGAAACTTGATTATAGCCAAGTGCCGGCGTGCTTCTTCTTCGGTCTCGAAATGCCTGCAACGCGCTCGATAGACGAACGAGTCCAACTGATACTCGATCACGTCTTTCTCTACGAAGTAGCCATTGTCACGCAACGCTTCAAGTTTGAATTCAGCTTCTTGCCACCCTTCAGCTTCAATGTCGAGACTGAAAGTGCGATTGTCCACGCGATACTCTGCTGTGAATTTACTCATATAAAACCACCAACTCCCCAAACGTATCATCCAACACCGAGACTAGGTGTTCATAGTCGCCTGACTTCATGTTTTCCACCAGCGCTTCGATCTACTGTTCATCCCAACCTTCTGACTTAGCGATCTGCTCTGCCGTACCCATGAGAGAATACGCGTTACCCGCAGGTCCGGTAAGGTCGATATGAATTAAGCCATCATCTTCTAGCTTGCGTCTCATACCTTACCTCTAAAACCCTCAATTGTTTCGATAATGCTATCCCAATTTTCATCATCAAGATCAATCAATAATTCTCGAAACACATTCTTCAACATGGACATGTTTTGCTCTGCCTGCTCGACTTGCATTTCAAGCTGCTGCATCTTCATACGTTCTGCAAATTTACCTTCTTCGGCCATTATATTTCCCTCGTATGATTGTGAAAGTCACGCCAATGTACGAATTCGCCATCGACCCAAAAACCCCACTCGCGCTCTTTGATGCCCGTACCAAAGATCGTTACGGTGTCAGGTTTGACTAGCCGTATCGCATGTCGATCAGCCGCTTGTCGAATAATTACATCGCCTGGGTTGCGCTCGACCAGTCGGTCATCCAGTTGCTCGGTGTACCCACCGGAGACTATCAGCGACACGTTCCACCACGGATGATCGTGCAAGGTTTCGTTCGCGTCACCTGCACCGAATTTGTGCACGTAAACGTTTTCTACCATGCTTGGCACGAAGCCCGCTACTGCGCGTGATTCTTCTTTGCTGATACGTTCACCGATCACTGTTGGTATCATGTTCTTGCGAGCCACAAACCAACGTTTGAGATAAGTTTCATCTTCACCTTCGCGGTGGATGGTTTCGTTCTGGTCACCCGCTAACATCACTGCTGCGGCGAAATCTTGCGCTAGCGGTAACAAACCACCATCGCGAATGTGTCCTACAAACTCTGTCATGCTATTCCTTTTCTGTTAGAAATAACATAGCTAGTTTCTAACGAGATTGCAATTGGGATTGCTCATAAGCCATTGCCATTTTTGGCATTTCTAACATCACACGCTTCTTAGCGCCTGTCATTGTTTTGTAAGCCCAACTCTCGATCTTTTCACCGCTGCGGTTGGTTACGCGTATGGTGTACCGAATGCCGGCGACTGGTTTGGGTAGCTGTCGCACGGTGACCAACTGTGAGCCACCAGCGCGTGTGAAGGGCCATACTCGACCGCCATCTTTGTGCGGTTGTGAGTTGTCTAGGTTCATCGGGTGGAGCATATCAATATTCCTCTTCGTATACTTCGCTGATTGTGGCTTCGTAGCTGCTGTAACCTAGCAGAAACTCTTGCCCTTCGAAATCGACCATCTTCACAACACCATTAACAGCATCTTGAATGCGTCGGTACGTGTCGTGGGATTTGAAGTCATACCCACCGAAGCGTCGCTCTGCTTTGCGAAAGCCAGTACGTAGGTGGTGCAATGACGCCGCCAAGATAGCGTCACGTGCTGCGGTGTAATATTCGTGATCGTCTGGACATTCGCAATGTGACTTGCGTTCGCCTTCAATTAAACCTCTGGCTTGCTCGATACACAATAAGAAATCCTCGTCGTACAAATGTTCGTATGTGTTGAGCTTGGGGCCGAGTAAATCCCAATCGTGAAAGTGGTGATAACCGTTCAGCATGTGGTCGCCGTGCATCTGTTGAATGCTTGCGCCAATGTGGTAGTCAGGTGTGAAGTGCGAACCGTATTTGGTAAGCATTTGACCCCAACGACCGCGTGTGTGCCATATACCACCGAGAGCTTGCAGTTCATCCCATACCGGACCCATGTTTTCAAGCCCGTTCTGATGTTCAATCAAGTCATGTGCGATCAGGTTACCGTCTCGCGCTGCCATGAAACCTTCATAGTCAGTGCGACAACCTTTAATCGCCAATCCTGGTGTGTTGTCGTATTCATCTTCGACTGCCACTAACCTTACATATCGCATTGCATTACCTTTCGTTGTCTTGCAACTGTAATGCACGATTCTCCTGCAATGGTCAAGCGGCTTCCGGTGGTCGCTTTGGGTCTGGTTCTGGTCTGCGTATACCGTTCAAAACCTCTGCTTGTGCGTTGCGATGATTGCGCAAGACAGCACCTATAGCGTCGCCAAGCTTGTCATAGCACTCTTCGACAAAGTGCGGTGCGAGACGAACAGCCCAAAACTTCTCTTCGGTGTCTGCATCTTTCTTGCAATAGATGCTGTAGTCCATGAAGACCACCCCGCCGTACATTTCCCACTTCGGTACTTTACCTTGGGTCAAAACATTCCCCACCCTTCTAACTCTTCTTGCGTGATCGGTTCGCGTATAATAGGGTCGTCTTCGATAATCATAGTAGCCTTCATACCGTTGTACTTCTGCGCTAATTCTTTCATCGACGCTTGTGCCTGTGAAGCTGCTGCTGACATATTATTCATGGCAGAAGTGGTAGCAGCCGCCGCATTGGTTGCTGATGTGGTGGCGTTCTTTAGATTTCTGATACCTGCTACGATCTTGGGGTTTGGCACGGCTATTCCTACATCAAATCTAAAAGATACCCCATTCTGGACGACCTTCGTTTTCATCACGTTCTTTATTAGCTTTTTCCCTCGCAATTTCAAGCTCTTTAAGAGCCGCGACGCGTTGTTCTTCTTCCGCCATACGCTGTTCCACAGCGGCAAGCTCGCGCTCTTTACGCTCGGCGATTTCTTGGTTGACCTTTCGCTTCTCCCAGCGCTTGTCTTCCTTACCCATCGTCAAACCTGGCTCGTGCCATAGCTGGTCACGTACCGCGTCGTTTTCCATCATTTGTTTGAAGTAGCTGTCTTTATCCCCGTCAGGGGTATACTCCATGATTTTCTTGATATAATCTTGGGCTTCTTCGTCTTCCATTTCGTCAAAAACTCCACTCATAATAGGCACTTAGAACATACCCCAACCTTCTTCGTCCTCACAGTCGGAGAAGTCCAACGGTTCAACCTTCGGTATCGCCGTGTCTTTGTTTGTAATAGCGCCCACAGCAAGCAACTCAAAGAATTGCTTGTAGGTGATAACGTGCGTTCCAAACTCACGCGCTTTGTCTGCTTTGACGGTATCGTGCCGCGCAGCCACGAGATAGTCGGTCGATCTGGTTACACCGCGTTGGATGTGATGACCTTTCTCTTCAGCCAATCGCTCACACTCTGCGCGAACAACAAAGTCACCCTTTGGGTTTTCACCCTTGCCTGTGAATACAATATTTGCCATTGATTACCTCAATTCAGAAAGTACGCTAGCTGGGAATTTGTACACCTTCTCAGTGCCAACCTGCTCAGCTAGTACAGGATATTTGGGGCGAGACGCTTTGATACCCACAAGCTTGTAAGCTTGTCCGCGAAACATGAATGTGCGACCGTAATCGCTAGAGCCAATACCGAACCCGATACCGTTGCGGTCCATTGCTTCGCGCTTCTCTTTTTCGATGGCGCCAGTATTGATCGTCTTCGCTTTTACTTTAAGCGTCATGTCGGTTATCCCAACCGAACCACCGACGATATCAAAGTCGAGCCCATGCTTGCGACCGAGTGCAGCTAGTTCGCTGACAACCTCGTCGCCAAGCTGCTGATAACCTTTGCTAGTGAAGTCTGTAAACATTTTCTTACCTTTCGCTGTTTGGTCTTACCACCTTAGCGATTCGCACCGCTAACTGAAGTGGGCAATGCTTATCCAGCTACCATTACCTGTAGCTCGCCAGGACGGAAACCATTTCGCAACCTTTCGGCGTTCCCATCTGCTGCTCTATATGCAAACGCTGCCGTACCAGATTTGGTAACGGAGTACCTTGGCTGAGCCGGTTGTCTTGCTTGATCGGCTAGAGGTAGCGCCATTTCACAGAAAGCACATTCAGCCATCGTGCGACCTATATGCCATTGCTGCCTTTGACAACACGGACACCGCTGGTTCTCGCCTACGCGGTACGTTAAATTGAAACCATTGATCTTCATCATGTACCTTTCATTGCTAAACTTTAGCATACTTTAGCATACTTTAGCAATCAGGAATGATTCGTGAAGTGGGTTAGAACAAAGCCTGCTGTAGCAATTCTTCTGCTTCGATGAATACCAAGGCGTCTTCGAATTGCTCGCGGTCCAACCGCTGATCTTCTTCGAACCATGCGTGAGCCTGTTTGACCAGACGGCCCATTTCGTTCTGCGTCTGTCTCCACACGTTCGAGTCTGTCTGCACAGCTTCAAGCGTCCGTATCTTTTTAATCAGATACTTGGGCGCTCGTTTGATGTTGGTTTGCACGATATCACGGCTGTTGTGTAGCACGTCAGCAGCTTTGATAAGCTTTGCGTCACGTGGTGCGCCTCTTAAACGTTTCAGGTTATGCTCAAGCTGCCGTTCCTTATCACCAGCCCACCGCTCGGTGTTGGTTAGCGCCTCAACTAGCCTGAAAGTTTTCGAGCTAATAGCCTCAATCTCATGGACTGTAATATCGGTGTCTTCGCGGGTGTCGTGCAATAGCGATGCTGCAATCGTGTCATCGTCCACATAGTCGCACTGTAATAGTATCTCGGTTACTTCGACCGGATGATGCCAATATGGTACGTTCGACCACTTTCGCATTTGCCCCGCATGATGTAGCTTGCAAAGCTGCAACGCCTGCTTTGCTTTTGGTTTGTCATTGACGAATGAAGTGTCCATTTTACCTCGCTAGCATGTCTTCAAATGTTGCTTTCAATTCGTCATAGCTTGAATCATATTCGCAATGCAAGAAGTTTCGCTTCCCGTCACCTTTATCCGTAAACATGACCACGATCAGCGTTAGGTCTTCCTTCTCGCTTATTTCAAAGTGCACCATGCGGTTGTTGTGCGGCATAGCAAACTGCATACGCGGTTGCGGATTGTCACTGCTAAAGAAGTCATCGGCGTTATACTTCTCGATGAAGTCGTCACCGCCCAACGCCTCAAGTATACGGACTGATGCGTGGTCTGTAATCATGGTTCGCGCTGGCAAAGCCATGTGGCTAATATCTAAGGGCAATGTCATGCTCGGTCGTTCCACTCCAATACGTTAATATCACCGCCAACCACGCCGATAATGTGCATATCTTCTTGCTCGAAGCCAAGGTTGTTCATTTGACCTATAGCATTTCGCTTGGCGGTTTCGGGGTCTTCACCCTCACTTGGGATAATCAGAATAGATGCAATGTCGTCATCTGGTCGTGCGAAAATTGTGAATTTAGCCATCACCTTTACCCTTTGCTCGATAGTGTTCGATATAATCCAGCACTTCTTGCATATCTTCGATATTGTACATGCCAGCCTGTGCTTGCTCTTGAATTAAGATATGCACGTCAGATAGACCGCTGTCAAGCGCGTCTCTTTGCCGTTTGTACTTTCTGCGCAATTCCACCTGCACATTGATTGCGCGGAACAATTCATTCACGCGGGCGCGCAGTTTAATGACATTGGTAATCAACCAAGCCATATCGATAGCCTCGTTGTACGCGTCGCTACGCCCGATCAAGTGCGGGTATCGATTTTTAATATCGACGAAGTTATCCCAGGGCGCCGGCACTAGCGACGCATTCTGCGTACGCAAGCATAAATTGCCACTGAGACAACAACGCCTGCGATTGGCACAATTAAATATACATAGTCATTCATACCTTCGGCTCCACTTCTGATGTTCCATCAACATCGCCACCCATTCGTTCCACGTATCGATCTGCTTTGATACGCGCCTCTTCTTCTGTATCAGCCATTAGCTCTACCACGTGAAACGCTTTCACGTCAACACTCCACATGAATTCCCCATCGTTGAGGTCATCTGGTTGGTTGTCGTTGTCAGGTTCACGCACCTTCTGTGGCATTATATGCGGTATCAAACCGCCGTTGATGGTGACTGGTCGCTCGAACCCATCGAAGGTCAGCGAAGCGGTATAGATCGGTGCGCCAAAGAATACTATCATTTCACGACCTGCTGGCGATACTTCATGTAATCGCCTTCCAATGTCGTTGGTTGATAGCCGTATTTGTTGAGTTGGTCCACCATTTCCTGGGCGGTCAGGTTTTCATTGTACAAGCAGCCATCAGTGAGGCTGATAAGGCAAAAGCGCTTATCGTTCAACTCACGCCAAATATCACGTTCGCTGTTTGTCATCTTGGCCCAATCGACTGGCTCGACTGCGCTGTTATAGTTGTAGCCGATCATGCACTCGCCGTTCGATGCACCGCTACTAATCCATACCCTTCGACCTACTCGAAAGTCTTCCAAACCCCATTCAAATTTCATCTTCTTGCCCTTTATGCTTGTCGTGCCGTTTCGGTTTCTTCTTGTTCGGGATAATCTGAACGCGAGTCAAACCTCTATGGCGGGAGCCTGCAATCGGGTTGCGGCTGCTAGGTTTCTTCGGTTTCTTCGCCATCATGCTCTCGCTGTACTGTTACCGCCAAGATATCTTCAGGGTCGATGATATGCTCGGTCATAATTACTTTGTCGGCGCCATTCATTCCACCAGAACCTTTCACCGTGTCGAACGAGCGCAGAATAACCACGCCGCTAGACTTGACGATAATTTCGCTGATGACTAGCAGATCGGTGTCGCCACGCATTGTCACAGTTGGTGACAACTCTGCTGCGCACCACTTCTTGAGGCGGTCAACTTTGAATTCCGTGATCTTCTTCAAAACAATCCCCAATCCGCTCGCTCTTCAAGCTCAGCGATTTCTTCTTTAACTACATCTTGCATAGTCTCTACCTCAAACTTCTTGAAAGGTAAAGGTGGCTTCTTCGGTAAGTTAGCGCACCACTCTTTCGCTGGTATGCTCTCCCAGGGTTTACCACCCCACACTGGTGAGGTCTGCTGGTCGGCTTTACCTTCACGGTACACCAACGCAAAGTTCCACTGGTTATTCTCGTCGCTCTTGTGCATCTTGATGCCAAGTATATGCTCACCGAATATTACATCACGCACGGCAGGGTGGCAAAACGCCTTCGGTACGTACGAAATAGATGGCGGTTTGAATGTTGATAACCTGATTAGGTCGAGCAGGCGCTTCCTGCGAAACGCTGTCTCGCGCCAATCTTCGGGGTCCATCTGATACCAACCCTTAGTGAATATGTATTCATCACCTTGCTTGACTGCGGTAAACTGGTTGCCGCCGTTCTGACACATGACTATGCGTTGATTTGGAATATGCTCGATACCATCGCCCTGCCAATGTAATATTGATCTATGCTCGTCGATGCGTAACAACTGCAACTTATCACCCGACGCGACGTGCTGTCGTATCTTCTGCTGACCTTCGCGTATGTTGTCTAAATCGAGCATTATTTACCTTTCACAAGCTGTTTAGCGTCGCTTGCACTAAAAGTATAGTGGATAATTACCCCTGCTTCCTGATTTGGTGCGATCTGAGAGCGATTATAGCGCTCTAGGTCAAATGACAGCTAGAAACGCTTAAAAGCGCTCTAATCGTCTTAAATCAGCGTTCTAAAGGTGTAGCTGATTCGCTTACCGCATTCGCGGTCGAGCTTCGGTATACGATGCAACCAATCGCGTTGCATACCTGCCGGCATAATCAACGCTGATCGGTGTGACATCTTGACCTGTGTCACGTCATGCTTCTGCCCTTTGGGCGCGAACCATATCTCACGCTCAGCGCCATAGCTGATAATGATGATAGGCGCATCATGCGACATTTCAGGTGAGTCGTCTGCATGCCACCCAAGGTGCTGCGACTGATTGATGTAACCATTGATGAAGCAACAATTGCTTTCAACTTCGAGGTTGATATCCAACATCTGCTTCAATATGAAATCGTTGCCGTAAAAACCGCGTGGCGTATATGTTCGGTCGTACGGTTCTGTACCATACGTGTAACACCGACCAAGGTCGTTCACCCACCGCTCATAGCGTGGAACCATTTGCTTACGATCAGTGTCATCCCACCGCACCATGTCCCAAAGCTTCTCAACGTCTTGCGCTGGTGCAAAGTTTTCCAAGAGTTCTATATCAGGCGTCATGTTGTCTAATAAACCTTCTTGAGCCACCGATAAGTGTCGATATGAAGTCCGCTTCTTGCTGGTCGAAACCACAGATAGCGTCCGGCGTGTCAACATCTTTACCGTAGTAGCAGTGTTTAGCCGCACCGAGTAGCAGATCGTCAGCGAGTGTTGGGAATTGCACAAAGAAGAATATCGCGACTTCCGCTGAATTCAATTCTTTGCGGTTACGCCACCTTGCGACGCGCAATACCATACGGGTGTACCAGTCAACTTGCATCAATCCTTGATCGACCAAAATGCCTGCGACCGAAGCTTTTTGTTTCGGACCCTCTTCTTCCATCACGAGCAAGCGTGATAGCTCTTCAACCTGTTTTTTGTCGGTTACATCGTAACGAACGATATGACCAGAAGCTTCCCAATCTTTCGGTATTCTCGAACCAGCCATTACGCTTCTTGCTCCTTGAGCCATGTGTAATATTCGGGCCACTCTTCGTAAGCGGCACCTTCCCGCCAAGCTTTCAGAAAACTATCAGCCTCATAAAAGTCATTGATATGATCTAACGAATAGTTGATAGCGTGTAACGCCTCACCGTGGTCACCAAGCTTTCTGCCTGTTCTTGGGTCGATACTATCACTCACCGTTCATTCCATCGTTGAATTCGGCGGCGACTTCACCAGCATCACGCGCTATCTCTTTGGGGTCCATCTGCGAGATTAGAAATATACCGCAAACTATAACAATGCCAAAACAGACTGCACTGGTTACGCCAGCGTATAGCGAGAATTTCATAAGTCTGTCATGCTTCTTTTCAAAATCGTTCATTAGAAACCTTTCTAGTTAGGCGACAGGTGCGCGGTTGGGAGGGGAATGCGCACCTGTCTAACTGTTATGCTGATGCGAGCAATTCGTCGATCAGCTTCGAGTCATCTGTTACCAGCTTACGACCATCTTCACCAGAGGGTTTTGCAACGCCAATGACTTTGAACAACGCCGTCTGCTGTTGCGCCTGTGCACGTGCAGTGCCAGGAGACAGACCATCGGTTTCGAATTGTTTGGTGATGATTGGGCCGCTAACCGTACCTTCGGATTTGAGTAGCGTCAGGGCAGAGCGTGTGTACTTGCTCAGCTTCTTACCAACTTCGATAGCGGCAACAGCGTTCTTCACCTTTTCAGCAACCTTTTTCGCTTTGAGCGCGTTCTGGTTGGCGGTGAATTTCTGCTGTGTCAGCGCAGCAACATCGCAGAAATTACGTGCTGGTGCTTCGGTTTTGGTTGTAGCGTCAACTTTTGCCTTATCAACTTTCGGTGTCGATTTGGTTTCGGCTGCTGCAACAGCGGCGGTATTCGTGTCTTCGGGGGTTGATGCCGCCGCTGTTGATTTCGTTTGTGCGACTGTTTTAGTTGTCGATTTCGCCGAGGTCGAGGACGCTTTGGTCTTCGTCGTCGGTTTCGTTGCTCGTTTCGCCATTGTCTTCGTTCTCCGTTTCATTGTCGCTTGATTGCGATGTAACGGTATTAGACGATTCGCTTCCGGTTGTCGAGTGGCTTTCCTGACCTTCATCGGAAGCCTCGCGTACAAAGAATTGCGCACTGATTTGACGTGGTAGCGCACCGAGATTGGTGATTGCGTCACGTAGACCACCCACAACCTTCGCGTCTGGTTCGTCAGCGCTCTCTGCGTCTGCAAGTTTACCTTTTACGAATTCGACAGCGCTAGCTACGGCTTCGAGACCACTTGCTTCGTCTGCGAATTCAACAGTGATAAAGCTGGCGTCAATCGACACTGCGTCGAGCCCCTTTGGCTTCTTCTTACCTTGGGTGATGAGGCTGTCAATCGCACGTGCTGCGGCATAGCCCATTGATGTTTTGATCTGCATAATTCCGTCCTACTCTGTATATATGAAAACGCTGCCGTACCTAAATTCCGTAGTAACCTAGTCTACGACCTGTGAAAAAACACTTTGCCATAACGTCAACGTCATATTCGGCAGCGTGTGCTTCATCGGGATTATACTCAATATCCAGACAGGTTGCAAGCTCACCGAGTCTTGGGTTCTTACCGAGAGACGTTGCCCACCGAGCTTCGACCATCGTGTCGAACGTGCTGGTTAGGTTGATCGGTCGCCCGATGCGTTGCATTTCGCGTGTTAGAAAGGGGAAGTCGAACCAGTCGCCATTGTGTGCAACGTGAAAATGTGGCAGACCGAATATACGCTCGATATCAGCCGCCACATCTTCTATAATCGGCTCATTCTCAACGTCTTCGTTCTTGATCTTGTGCACCTTAGCAGCCTTCGCACCGATCTTACGTTCGGGGTTGATGCGCTGCAAGTACGTCTCAAGATGCTCTTCGGTGTCCAAGTTGTACAGCTTTGCGCACACTTCAATGATGCGCTCTTCTGGCTCGTTCAGACCCGTAGTTTCAAGGTCGAAGAAATTGACAATCTGCATATTATTCCGCTTCGAATGCTTCGAGAATACCACGCACGGCGTCCATGCGATCTTCGACTTCAAGACAATCGCGAGGGATAGCATCCCAATACAGATCGACTTGATCGTCCACTAGCATACCGCCGCACAGCATGTGCACGTGTTCTTGGTACGCTCCATTGACTGGTGGTTTGCCTTTTGTCGGTTCAACGGCAATGCCTGGTGGAACCACAATGCAAACGTCATAGGTTTTTGAGGTCATGCGAGCCGCTGCATCGAAGTATTCGAGCAGTTCGCCGTGTTGTTGCGTAGTGCCGACGCTAGCTTGAACGTCAGCCATGAGGTATGCGGCTGCATCAATTGGTGTGCGATCTGAGATAAAGCTACCTTCAGCTTTCACCTGATTGTTCAGCATATCGACCAAAATAGCCTCTTGAAATTCAAGACGACGACCGATTGAGTTTTTCGCACCCATGTCGAATTTCTTGTTGCTCGCAATCGATGAAGCGTTCGACGCTACCATGGGGATTTCGAGTTCTTCAGCGAGTAGGTTCGCCAATGTTGTTTTGCCGGTGCGGTGTGCACCAATAAAGCCAATGCGCATCAATCGTTTCCTTCTTTCAGTGAGGCTTGGTATTCGTCTTCATCGACGACCACCTTCTTGCCATGTTGGTTAAAGTAAAACCGCTCACCGTTCTGCTTCGGTAGAATTCGAGGTCGCTCCCAAGCTGCTACTGCTTTGAAGTAATCACTCTTGTTCATAGTCATCTGCGTTCTCCGGTAACCAGTCTTGCTTATCGAGACCGTTGTAACAAGGTGTTACCGATTCGTTAACTGGCTTATACACCGTATCGTTCGAGCGCGTCACGACCTTGCACTTGCCTCTGAATTGCCTGTTCGAGCATAGGTTCTGGTGATATCCAACCTTCTGGTTTGATTATCTTCCCGTCGCTCGACCGAATGACTGGTATCATGTCGCCAGTCTTGACACACTTGTGCAGTTTCGCCATGTTTGCCGCTTGCACAATTTCGAATAAGGCGCCAGGTCTGATACCCAACTCTACTAGACCGCCTATTGCGAAGTACAAAATATCGAGGTAGGCGTCTGCCTGATCGACAAGTGTTTCGGCTTCTTCAAGCTCTTCGACTTCGCTGCGAATCCAATTCGCACGGTTGGTTACATCTTCGACCGATTGCATAACAGGTATGTCGGGGTTTGGCTTCTGAAACGTAGCGTGAAAGCGTTTCACTTCCAACCATACTTCGTCGAGCCCATATATTTCGCGTTTTTCATTCATTGTTGCAATGTCCCTGCGTCTACGGCGTATTTCATCCACTTCACCATCTTTTCAGTCTTAGCGTCTATCAGATGTTTTACGTTTTTGATACACCTTTCTTCGCCGAGGTTACCTTCGTGCATGCCGCGTTGGTATTCGTTCCACGATGTGACTGCGCCCATCAGGTCATTGAATTCGAGACCGATGCGCTGAATGTTGTTAAACGCCTGACCAGATTGGACTTCATCCGTGCCGAAGCGTAGTGCCTTCGCGCAGCGTTGCGATATTTCGTCGCACTCTTCCATGATAGATACCAGAATATACTGTTCCATATTCATCGCGTCTGCCGTTTGCAGCAAACTTTCGACTAGCTCGTCGATAGTAATACCCTGATCGTTAGCGTGGTGCGCAAGTAATGCGGCGGTTTCTGGTTTCATTATTTATCTCTTCTGTAAGGGTTAAAGCGGTTTGCGTCTGGTTCGCGACAGATCGTATACTGGTCGTACTTCTTTTTCAACTTGGGGTGCGACCATATTGTGCCGTTATATTCACCTTTATCGTCCATCGTCACGTCAAGGTGACCCTTGCCGAGCGCAACTTCGTATGGGTCTGGTGAACCACAATCGAGACACCACGCCCCAGGCCATCCACTAAAACGGTGTCCTTTTGGTTTACTCATCTTGCTTCCTTGGTAGACGTGAGTCTTGTTTACCTTTAGCGATCACTCGTTCTGCTGCGCGGTTTTGTTCGGCATCACGACGACGCTCTTCAAACCTACCCGCTGCTGAGAACGGGCAACTCATACTGCCATATCCGCTTTGATTGCAGGGTGTGGGTCGTAACCGATAAGATCGAAGTCATCCATGGTGAAGTCTGTAATTTCTTTTACGGACTTGTTCAGCCTCAAGATCGGTGCTGGTCGCGGTGCGCGTTTCAAAAGCTCATTGACCTGCTTCATGTGATTCTGATAGATATGTGCGTCACCATCGTATAGATGAATTCTCCTGGCTTCAGGTCGCATACCTGTGCGATCATCATAGTTAGCGCCGAGTAGCTTGCGAGATTGAACGGTGAGCCTAAGAATAGGTCGTTCGAGCGCTGATACATCTGGCAATCGAGATAGCCATCACGCACATAGTATTGCGACATGACGTGACACGGTGGTAGCGCCATCATATCTATCTCAGGTGCATTCCAAGCGCTGAGAATATGCCGGCGCCCTTCAGGGTCGCGCTTAATACCCTCGATCAATATTTGTAGCTGGTCGTAACTTTCGCCTGTTTCAGCGTTAACTTGGTTTCGCCACTGCGCACCATATACATAACCAAGGTCGCCCTCTTGTTGTTTGTAACCACGGTTCACCCAATAATCGGCGTGTGCGTTCGCGGTCCAAATGGTTGTCTTGTCGGTCAATTCTTGACGATCTTTGCCGTATAATATTTCAGCGAGACGCCGTTCGTCACCGCTACCTTCGATAAACCAAAGTAGCTCACTAATTACCGACTTGAACGGTACGCGTTTGTTTGTCAGTAGTGGGAAACCTTGTGACAGGTCGTAACGCGATTGCATACCAAAGATGCTGCGCGTACCAGTACCAGTGCGGTCGCCACGGTCATTACCGTTCGCTTGAACGTTCGCGAGCAATCTTAGGAACGTTTGTTCTGATTCGGTGGTTGTCATTCTGTTTCCCCAAGCGCTTCTTCAAGCATATCATCCAACACTTCTGACAAGCTACCGCCACCATTATAGAATGATGCAGTGAACGCCCACTTTTGAGGCGCGAGTGGCAACATCTTAGTGTGCCCATACTCGTTCTCTTCTGTCTCGATCTTGAACATCATGTCAATGGAAGCGACGTACTGGAATTCAGGGTCGTCGATGTATGACGCACTGTCATCGTCGGCAGGAACAAGACTATGCTCACTCTGCGCTAGCGTATACTTAGCCTCGAAGCCAGTTACCGTGTCACATATTTCAGTGATGATTCCAAAATGGTTCTCTGTTCTACTCATTAGCAGTTATTACCTCTTATTACGACTTATTAAGTAGCGCTTGTGATCGTAACTGTCAAGCGCATACGGTAAAACGTATAGAACCCACGTATACGTTTTACCGTATGGTGGGTTCTATCTCAATATGGGGGTGACGGACGGGGTTCGAACCCGCGACCTCTAGTACCACAAACTAGCGCTCTACCAACTGAGCTACCGCCAACAAACCTTATTTCGTTGCGATCACCAAAGGCTCTACGCGTGTTCTGAACGGCTTGTCGCTGTACAGGTAGTCGCCATTCCATTGAATGTATTGACCGCTGGTAGTCCAGAAGTACACGTACGGGTCGCTTGAACCCCATGTGCCTTCATCGCTTGGCGCCGGCACATGACGACCTTCGAATTCACGTTCGAAAGGTTTGGTCAGACGCTTGCCCGAAGATGTTACCTTGCCCTTCACGCCGTAATAGGCGATTGGTTGGCCGGCTTGGTTCATCAGCAGAATAAAACCAAGAGCGCCAGGATTTGAAGTCAATTCCAGACGGTTCTTGATGTTGTCGATTTCTGCATTTTCGCTGTAGGTGACTGACTCAGCAGCCTTTGCAGCCTTTTGAGATTGAGTTACCTTCTGCGGTTCATCAGGTCCACATGCAGTTAGAGCCAATGCTGCAATCGCAGCAATTCCGATAAATAGTTTACGCATTGCATTTTTCCTTTTCGATAGTTTCAGGTACAGCGCCGCCCTTGAAGATGGATTTGTTCACCTTCTGCGAGTTAGCGTTGTATTTTGTTGCCAGATCACGACAAGATTGTCGCATCGCGGTCAACTCAATCCGAAGCCGCTGAATTTCAATGCGATCTTCTTCAGCTTCGAGATAAGATGAATGATCGGTAATCTGACCCAAACGCGCTTCATAAGCGGCGTAAGTGTCGTAGTACCATTCATAATTTGTGATGATGTTGTCCGCCTGAAAGGTCTTTTGAACAACCTTTCCTGGCGCTGTTGCAACGGTGGTTGCGGTGTTCATTACCGAACAACCGATTGGTACACCGATACCTACTAGAGCGATTGCTCCGATTACTTGCCATGTTTTCATATCGTTCTCTTTCATAGTGATATTGTCAGCTATGCTTATAAACGATTCGATAACTATTTGAAGTGGATAATGGTGCGTAGAGAAGGAATTTGCACCCTCACAGCGGTTAAGCGTCGGATTTACAGTCCGGTGGGCTCACTCGTGCCCAGCCTACGCGAAAATGGTGGACCGTGCTGGGTTCGAACCAGCGACAACCCGATTAAAAGTCGGGTGCTCTACCAACTGAGCTAACGGTCCTAATTCATTCGTATTTGAAAGTCATCATGTAACTTCGAAAGCTTCTGCGTTTCTTTCATTACGCGTGCCAATTCCAAATGATTGTCTTCGTGAATGCTATAACTGGACGTAATCAACCTATCGCGTATCTTGCGTGAATGTGAAATCTTGATAAACATATTCTTCCTTTATGACGAGGGTGTAGGAATCGAACCCACGACACGCGGTTTTGGAGACCACTGCTCTACCACTGAGCTACACCGACTAAAACTGTTGAGGTCTTTCCCTCGTCATATAGAAGCTTTTGTTCGTTCGGTATTTTTCAACGCTTAATTCTGCGTACTATATCCTAATTATTAGGTCACCCGTTCGGCAGTCTCTATAAGTTAACTGCGTCAATTTGGAGCGGTAATAATGGACTTAACCATTACCGCATAATCTGGCTGGACAGGTAGGGTTCGAACCTACGACAGGCAGGCGTTAACAGCGCCCCGCTCTACCACTGAGCTACAATCCAAATTCCAACTACTGAACCCTAAATGGGCCGCAACCTTCGATAGTGGGCCTTTCACCCTGCCAACCTTCAATCCATAAACCGCTAATGTCAGCAGAACCGCCACCATGGTTAGTGATATCTCTTGTACCTTCATACTTCATAACATTACTCCTCGCGTGAAAATAAAAGACGAAACGTTGTGCGCGTGTGCCTAGAAACACCAACGTCCGCCTAACTTTTAAGTACGCAGACTTGCGAACCAATTTACAACCGCGTCTTGAGCGCGCTTGGTGATTGCGGGTTGTGGTACATTCCAACCAATGAAAGCGCCAACGCCAACCAAAATTACAATATCAAACATATTCATACTCCTTCAAATGGTCTCGCGAGAAGGATTCGAACCTTCGATCTGATGCACCCAAAGCACCCGCTTTACCTGA